CATTCTCATCCGTAATCTCAGGATGGGTTGCCATGTAGGTTTTGACCTTCTCATCCAATTTATCAATAATCGGCTTGATAGGAGTTCCAAGAATATTCTTCATGCCAGTCATATAAGCAAGTCTGGCTTCTGCAATCTTTTCATCGGATTTACCGGCTGCTTTCAATCCAGGGATGAATTTATCAAATTCATCACCCCTTAACTTCTGCGTTTGTTCATAAACTTGCTTATTTTCCTCCAATTTTTGTCTTGTTTGGATTGGTCCAAGAGCCTCTAATTTTGCCTTCTCACCCGCGAGATCAATATGCTGTTTTGCTGTAATTGCCGGGTTAATATGCTGACCAGGTAGAAGTCCAGGGATTGTAGCCGCAGGAGTTCCAGTAGGCGTACTAGAGGCTGGCGGGGCTGGCAGTCCAGTGGGATTTTCCGCAGCCATTGTTTCCGGTGGCGGTGGAGGAGTCTCAGAAGCGGCGCCAAGTGCAGGAGGTGGTGCCTCTTGCGCAGGACTTTGAACATTCCCTTCTCCCTCGTTGGGTTGCTGCCCCCCATCGGCTTGAGCTTGCCTATTTTTCATTAACCCTTGGATAAGGCCGCCAAGTTTAGTAAGCCCACCAATCTTCTGATTCATGGCTTTCTCGGCGTCCATAATAGCTTTATGGGCATTTGTTTCAGCTTGGGTAATAACGGTTTGGGAATTTTTATCCTGGATAGGCTTCGCCCTTTCGCTATCGGCAATTTCACGATACTTTTGAGCAAGTCCCATAAGATTGTTAAATTGCTCTTCGCGTTGACCATGCCGCTGAGCCATGGTTTTATTATAGCCTTCAAAAAATCCACTGAGCGCAGTTCCCCAACCCATAGCTACCTCCTACTGCTTCTGCGGCCGGCTTTACGAGATCCGGGGCGTTTTCCTTTAACTCGCTTCTCAATTGATCTGACTAAATCGGCGGGAATAACTACCTCTCCACGCTTCATTTTATAGATTCCAGTTTTAGGGACCCTCCCTCCTTTATGCATAGCTGGAGGACGAACCATATCGGAAGAAGTGTCGGTGTTGGCTTCAGCAGTCATATCTTTAGCTTCTTTGGGTGACTTTCTGCTAAAAGCTTTTTTGAAACGATCGACAATACTCCCTTCTTTCTCTTTTTCTTTCAATCCACCAGATAACCCGCTTGCGAATCCACTAATGACTGACCCCATATAACCCTCTCTTGTAAACCCGGTTTACTAGATCATGCCAACCAGGGATCCGATTCCCTGGGCCATACCCATGGCGTTTTCCCGTCCCATTTGAGCGAGACCCATATAGGTTCCACCGGATTGACCATATGAAGAGCTTCCGCCTTGCATGCCGCTTAGTCCTGATTGCGTACCTAAATTGGCCTGATTCGCCAGTCTAGCCAAGGCATCGTTAATTCCACCAGAATAGATTGAAGCCTTTTGTCCAGCTTGAGCGATGCCGGCATTCCTCATTGAGATATCCCGCAATCCCCCGGGGGGCAATTCTCCGATACCCTTTTTTGCCATGCCATATTGCTGAGTCACCGCATTAATCTGCGGAGCGACAGCAGTTTCCAGGGGACGCCCACCCTTCAAAATATTTGACCAATATTGAGAAGTCTGTTGCCTATACGGGGCAGCCTCTCGCCATTGCCCTTGGGCGAAATCGACAAGTTTCCCGCCAATTTCACTCTGCGCTTTAGCTGTTTGCCGGGCTGCTGATTGATCATCCTTGCCCATAATTAGCTCCTTTTAAGGGCGCGGTATTCCTCTTTTGAGAGCCAGGAGACAATCCCTTCACATTTCTGACCTTCAAAGGTCGTATATTGAGGAATCCGGAATAGCTCCTTCATCCCCTGTCTCTTGATAAAAATAGAGGATTTCCTGTTAGGCGCCGGGGTGAGTCCTACAAGAGTGTCAATACTCAAAGCTTCAAACCAATATTCGAAAAGTAGTTCACCGAACGCATCGGAATACGCCGGCTTTTGGTAATCATTAAAAAATAAAAAGCTTCCAGTTGCCTTAGTTAAGATCCCGCTACAGTTGACGATATCAGAAAGCCATGCCATACCGCAGATATCGACCAGATTATTCTTGTCATCCATGAGGCCGAAAATTTGCAGGAGGCATTTATTACCGGAGAAGAAATTGAGGAATTCCAGTAATGTAATATCCGGATGTTCGTGGAAGACAATCTTATCCAAATCTTCTTTTTTTAATCGGAAAAACAGGTTAATTAGCGCTTCATGCTGTTCAGTCCCGTTCTGAGGCATATAGGGGATTAAAAGATAAGGCCCCCTACGAGGATTAAATTCATATTTCGGTTCTTCTTTTTGCATATTTTGCGTTTCCATGACGGTTCTCCCTTTTAATATCCATTTTTATTCTATCACTACCCTGTCAAGTCCTAAATATATCCAAACATGTCATAATTCTCGCCCGGAATTACATGAGGCTCCCGTTGGTCTGGAACCAGGAATATGGTACTGGGATGCGCACATGCGATGGGGTCCAGAAAAATCGTAGTCTCGGCACCTGCATTTATAAGTCCCAGATAGTCGCAAGCCTTTACAAACGTATTTAAAATCCCGACCCCATCCTGGCCCACCATTAAGGGGGAACGCTCGATCACGCCTTCGCTAAAAATAGTTCCCGGATATTCAATATACTCCGGGTTAAGGAAAGTAGTAGTTTCAGCTCCTGCATTTATAAGAGATGGGTCCGATTGGACCTGTGTAGCCGGTTCTTTTAAAATGATATCTGAAAACTCATAAGGAGAACTCATTTACGCAACCCTTATTGCTTGTAAGAAACCGCCATACACTGACACGGGTACTCCGCTAACCACAAACGACCCGAGAGTGCTGCCATCAACTGGGATCTTAATAAGTGAACCGGGAGAGAATATATCAGGAACACAAATATGCTGATAACATCTTCCGCAAAAAGCAAATGATACCGTAGCCGTAGTGCTAAAAACTTCTTTGGGATGGAAAATAATTCCGCCCGATTGTTTGTATTTTACTCCGCCACCACCACCAATATTTGTATAGTCTATGCATCGAACAGTTTGTGTTGGGGTAGCATTGTCAATCATACACAGTGCGACTATCGTTCTAGGCCCGGCAGACCCACCTGCGTTTGTAAGCCACCCCGCATTATAGACATATTTGGTATGGGCGTTCTGCGCCTCCGGACTGAGATCCAGGATCCCACTACAGAGGTGCTCTACCACCTGCGTAGGCCAAAGGGCTTCAACGTGAAAATGATACTGACCAGTGAATAAGCTCACCGTGCTGGTTGTACCAGCCACGGCACTTATTTCCATTCGCCTAGACAACAAGGCGGTGCCATCTTGATCAGTGGTCGCCATCTCTAATGTATCAGCATCTACCCTGGTAAAAACATCCGTGTGGAAGCGTCCAACTGCATCTACGGGTGAGGTATAGGAACCGCCACCATTATCCGTCCACCCCGAAGCCACAAGTTCAATCGCAATATTGTCTAGAATGGTCTGGACGTCGGTGACGCCAGCAAATTTAAGGAATCGATAAGTAGAAGAAAGAAATGCAGGAGCTGTCATCTTATGCCACCCTTATAGCTAAACGCCGATAACTTGATGTGATCAATCTTAAAATATAGAAATCTCCCGTTACTCCCGTATCGATTGGGACCGTCATCACCGACCCAAATGCCGAGGGATAGCATATGACGCACTGGGGAAGACGGCCTATAAGCACGTCGCCGGTTTCAAAATCAGCCGGAGCGAAAACAAACGCTCCGGAAGGAGTTATAAAATTTGAGGTTCCAGAATAAATACCACGAGGGACGATGGGATACCCACTCCCGGCATACGCAGTCCCAGTTAACGTTAGATACCACCAATAATGAAATGCATCCGAAGTCAAGTTCCCTGCGTTATTACGAGGACCTTGGGTGCAAACCCATGACGGACGCACCATTCCTGGCGTGTCCGGCCACACATTGAGCCTAGCCACCAAAAATACTTCAGCGGTTGCTCTCTCGGTCTCTACGCAAAAATAATCCGGACCTGAGAAAATATAGAAAGCGCACCCGCCCGCATCAATGTCTTGACGTGTGTCTGTTGCGTTATTAACCAATAGGCCGTTACTGTCATACACTATATACGATAGTCTGGTTGCGGAAATTCTCGCTAATGTAACGGTTACAAAGCTTCCATCCAATGCATTTGGCGGCGATTTAAACGGACCCGTGCCTGCGCCTCCTGTATCCGTCCAGTCTCCATTTGTGACGAGTTCTGTATTTAGAGCCGTTATTATGTCGGCCACATCTGCCGTTGCTGCAAAAAGAGTGGCGCGGAACCCATTATTGAGAAAGTCTGGAACTGCCATATCAAACTCCGTAAATATTAGTCAGAAATCCTGTGATTACATATTTGCTTTCGGAAGAATTATAAACCAATTGAAGCATGTCGGTTGCGGCTATCGTAGAAGTCAAAACAGGATCCGGGACATTGGATGGCTTAACAATCTGATTTCCAAATGCTAAAGTCCGGCCGCCAGTGCCATCCTGTTTGATTTCATATCTGAGGATTTGGCCGTCATAGGCGCCGGATGGATTGCCTAAAGTTCGGTTTCCACCCAATGTAATCCTGAAATGGTTCCCCAACGAAGCATCCGTAACGATCGTGGCGGCATCGGCCAAGGTTACGACCTTCGGCCCCAATTGACCATCCATGGCACGGGCGCCACTTATCGGCAGATATTGAGTGTGGTCGTCAGCCGGAGCCACTAACCCAGTCAATCCTGAATGTGCCGATACCCCGCCTTCATCCTTCCACGCTGAGCCATCCCAGTATTGAGCTTTGTGGAGGGTCACGTCGTAGACTTTTAGGCCCTCAGCAGGGGAAGCAATCGCTGCAATTTGAGCCGTGGTCATTCTTGGAGTGAGGAAACCTTTAACCGTTGATGTTAAGTCTAAAATGGCCGATGCATCGGGAGTCAAAATCCCAACGCCAACCGAGCCAGACACAAATAATCCCGTGCTAAGAATACGTAAGATTTCAGCAACACTAGTACCGCTTGTGCCGATGCAGAAAGATATAGGAGTTCCGGCGGTCGCCCCGGCAGTGGCGGCCTTATTTATGGCAAAGAAATATGTCATCAATGTTGATTGCTCTATGTATAACTGATAAGCGCCGGCATCAACTACATTCTTGTTCGTGGACACCACCAAGTCGGTAGTTTTCTGGACGCCAGGGGATGAAAATAGAGGGAGCACGACAAATGATACTTTCGCATCGCCGGCATCCTGGCCAATCGCCATTGTACATAGAGGATAACCATTATATGGATTAGTTGATACAAAGTTTGAAAGAGTTATTTTATCGTAAGGAAATGCTCCAGGTGTGGACTGGCTATTTATTTCTCCTTTCACGTCCATGGGGTAGGCGGGATTGTTTATGCCCACTCCCACTTTATCGGTGAGGGTATTGGGATAAAGATAGCCGTTTACGGCATCCCTTGCCCAGAAGATTCCCTGATAGAGTCCATCGAAATACGTCTTTAGCGTTGCCTTGACGTTTGCCCATGACAGTTTCGCCAGGATATTACCTGTTGCACTATCCATTAACCCCAGGTGGTCGGCGTCGACAGGGGTCGCCTTATCATCCGCAGCGGCGATAATATCCCCGATACTCTGCGCTGTTTCATCGCCAGAATTGGTTCCTGAAGTATTCCCGATGACTATCTTTTCCGCATTGGTTACATAATTATCGTCTGCTCCTTTTGCAGGCTCAAACCCCGTATGACCACTGGAAGCGTAATCAAGATTGCTTAAAGTTGAATGGGCGTGGGTGTGCGTAGTCGGGGAAAACCCTGTATGGCCAGAAGCTGCATAAGCTAAATGCGTTAATGCAGCATGGTCAGTTGTGCCGCCCCCGCCACCAGACGTTTGAATAGTAGATACATCTTTAGCAGTTGCACCTATTCTATTCTGGATCTGGCGCAGGATAAAATTGAGCTTTTCATGTTTAGCGCGTTCATCCAGCCCGGGATCAACCTGATATATTTTCAGTTCACTTGATTCGGTCATAATCAAAAGCTCTGGGGTGGAACAAGTTTAATCCTGGCGTATCCATCTTCCCCATTCATGTTCTTTATTTCGACTTCGCTCTTTTCCCAATAAAGCTGGAAAGCAAAGGATGAAGAAAATATAAGTCTGAAAAGTCTTCCTCGGATAGCGCTTTCTAAATCTACTCTGATTTTCGAATGTCCAGTTGATCGGCGATCGGCCGTAATGGTTTTTGTCGAAGCCAAAACATCATCAGCGTAGAGTTCCATCGTCACGTCGGAATCAGGATTTTTCATTGCAATCCAGAATCTTCGAATGATTTTGGTACGATCATAATTCATCAATTGTTCATAGGTATCCGAGAATGTGACGTCGGCCGGATCCTTATCTGTCACGTACCGAACGCTATAAACCCTAACGCCCTGGGGTAGGCAGCAGAATGGATCAAGATAATCTTCGTCGACGGTGATACGCCCGAGCTTTCCGAAAGAATCCTTCTCGAGGGAATGAGTGATTAATTGCCGAGTAGCGCATTGGACATCAAAGCTTTCCTTAATTGCTCCATCGAGCCAGAAATCAAACCCGATCGGTACATTATTTGTGTCGATATCCAGGATCACTTCTTTCCAAAGTTTTGGATAAGGCCATTGCTCCTCAGACCAAGGCATTTGAAAACTGTTTATCAATGCCGGCTCTTCCAGCACATTGAATTTATGGGCATAAACCTTAACCTCATTTTCCCCAGTAGGAACAATTTTCAACCTGACCAGAGTTCCCCTGATATCGGGAGGAAGGCCATAAAAGAATCTCTGCCGGCCAGTACTGGTGGTGTTTGCCCTGATCGTAGTTGCTAAAGCCTGGTCGACCTGGACTTGGATTTCTTCGAGCGGGGCGCCGAATGTATCCAATTCAATCATCAATTCTCGGAAATATTTTTGAGTTGGGATGCCGCAATCATCCCATTGGGTTACAAAAGTTCGATGCCGGATAGGCTCAACCAAGATCCGGTGTATAATTTTATAAAACCTGGTTAACCCTGTAGCTGTAGCTAAAGTAGTCGCCAGCATCCGAATACGGGTTCTCCGGCAAAACTTTCCTTCAGATTCTCCTACAAGGATTGGAAGAATCTTTTGCTCTCTCCCGGAAGTGATAATACTCCCCATTGGATCCGGAGAGGCGCCGTCAAAAGAAAGTTGAACATCAATTGCGTACCCTTGGGTATCCACGTCAAAGACATAATCTATGAAATGCTTTTCTTGGTCCGGCATGCCAAGATCATAATCCTTGGTATCTACAATCCAAGATATTCCCTGAACTCCATCTGCGCAGTAATCGACAAACCCTTCCTCAAGTTGTAACGCCCAATTCCCACCATAAATAAATGAAGTAGGGCCATCAAGTATTGATGCCCACATAGCCAAATTGCACCCGACTAAGATATTAGTATTAGGCTCATTAAATAGACACTGAGCTCCGTAACCGTAAAAATGCCAGCGTTCATAAAGCATATCCCAAACGTATGTCCCATCATTTTTGACAGTGGCATCCGATGACATTGGAAAGCTGAAGTAAAGTTTTGAGTCCCAAAAAGCCATCGCTGATAGGTATTCCCGGTCTTTGATCATTCCAGGCATACTATTCATGGTTTCATTTTTAAAGACCTGATTTATAGGTTCACTAATTTTCCGGCCGGATGGATATTCGTAGATTCCATCATAAGCTTGCATATAAAGCCCTCGGGTGCCACGCGCCAAGCCATGGGGGTTAATTAACCCTTGGTTGACGGCCGTAGACCCGGCCGTATAATCACTGAGGGTTGATCCAGAAATTCTATAAACTCGCGTCAAAGTAAAAACAAAGAGTTCTCCGTCATGCTCCATAACTCTTTGAATTTGTTCTGATCCGGCGCCAACATAAATGTAATTTTCAGCCGGGAAGAGTTCTATCCTAACCCTCTTCGAAAATCTTAGACGATTAGGTGGTTCTGGAATTACATTCCCATCTGAATCGGTATATGAACCTCCCCAGGTCCAAAGTCGATTATCGGCAACCTCAAGTCCTAAGACATTATTGACTGGCAACTGGTTATCCAGTTCTGCCGGGTCTCCTAATTCTGAATCAGGGACATTATCTAAAAATGCTGGTGGCGACCCTCCTGCAACATAATCTATTTCAGCAACCAACTGATATTGAGTGACTGTTCCCCCCATGCGATATACTCTGATTTTGTCAGGGTTTGCCAAAGGCGGGGTAGTGAATGGGCAAGGGGGAAAATATAAATTTACCTGTTGATCAGTTAAAGGACCCAGATCATTAAGAAAAACATCGGATAGATCGCTTTCAGTATCTGTTTTGCTGTCATAATAAGTATAGGCCCATTGGAGATCGCTTCCTACCAACTTGCCAGTGGGGGAATAAATTACGCTGTCAAAACTGACGCTATTTGTCTCACCCCCGGTTGCCGGGTCAATATTGTCAATCTCTAGACCAATCCCGCTAATGGTGTTCCACCCGAGAGTTGACTGAGTTTCACCGCTATTATTCAGGAATACAAAGTCCGTTTTAGCTATTTGAATTTCAGTCCAAGCTCCTACAACAAATGTGTCGAAATCTGAAAAAGTACCTGTGGCAAAATACTGATAGATTGCCCCTGTGTCTCCGGGGATGTCACTCACCACTAAGATGATTTTAATAGCCGCGGCGTTGGCAAGCGCTTCTGCATCGTTGAATTTCACCCAAACTTTTATGTATTCCCCTGGGTCCGAAGATCCCATGTCAATAACAATAGTATTCCCATAGCTATTGGTAAAAGCTTTTGTCGCTCTACCCATCACGCCATCTCCGGTGATATCTATTTGGATGGCATTTCCGGTTTTGCCAGCGGCGTCAGCAGAGACTGTACCTTTATTACATAAAGGTACGCCTAAAGGAGAGAGTTCAATCCCACCGGATGGCTCATCATAAACATCAGTCAGAGCCATCGGGGTAGTATTCGCTAACCTTAAATTGTCAGGGTCCGTCCCAATATAAAGATTCCAAGAAACCGATCCAACGGGTGCCGTGTCGGATGCATCAAAAGTGTTGATCACATAAGCCAAACCAATTTTATGAACATATGGGTGAGGAATAGCGGGAGACCCAATTGATCGTCCGATAAATCCTATAAAAAGATTAGATACCGTAGCGGTTCCAGCAGGGATGGTAATGCTGTAGGCTGTTGTCCCCCCTGTTCCGCCAAAACTTTCGGTAATTCTTTTATTGGTCGTAACAACCATGGAATCAACATATGTCCCATATTTACCATTAATCCCAGTGACATATTCATCGTCATCTAACGTGATAGTTGTAAGAGATCCTCCTGGGCCGCCATGTGAGGGTCCATCTGTGAGCGTTCCATCTGGTGATTGGTAAACTAACTGGATCCGATCAATATAAGTGCCATGATTGATTTTTATTTGATAAACTCTTGCCCCCGCGGGGAAATTTGCCAATCCATCAGTAAAAGCAAACCCGCCACCACCACCATATTGGGCTGAGTAGCCCATTGTAATGTCAGGCTTTTTCCAATAAATTCTTGCTGCCTTTTCCGGGGGGATCCAAACATAAGGGTTTGATATTCCGCTCGGGCAACTTTCAACCGCGCTACCATCAATAAATGTATGCTTGGCGTAATACCACCGCGGCCCCAAAACTCCAGGACTGTTTACCCACCATATGGTGGGGCAGTAGGGAGCTGCGACGGCGGCGGCATCTCCACCTGTCCACTCAGTGTAATCTTCACAAGCTTCAATTACTGTATCTTCAGTCGGAACAATTACTATCCCCTCTAAAGGTTTTTCCGGTCGCGGAATTCCAATCCTTCTCAAAGATTCAGCGTCACCAGGATGCTTCAGAAAAACAGTCCCATCTGCCATTATCATATAGGGTTTTGTTTCGATTCCGCTCAAAGTGTAATTGGCGAAAAAAGCTCTGGGATCTGATCCTGAAGATAAGTTGGATCCTCCTGAGACAGGAACAAAATCAGATGGAGTGGGATAAACCTGTGCAATATACAATTGCCTGCCTGCAATTACGTATCGCCAAATATTTCCGTCATAATCCTTCATTAAATATGACGAATATGGGACTGAGGGCAGTCCTGCGTTTAAACGAGCAAAGCCTTTTCTTACAGCGAGAGAATTCTCTTGATCAGTGAAGACATTTACAAGAGCGGTATAGGCATCGATCGGGATTTCGTCCGGTGCGGATTTGAGAATAATGCCCTTATTGGCAAAAGTTATAGGGATACTCTTAATTTCTTCAGCCATAATTAACCCGCCGCATTCATTTGCAATGCTGTTCCAAAAACCAGCCTATTAGCCAAAGCAACCCCGAGCAAATATCTTTGCTGACAATAAGAACTCCTAACAACGTCTTGCATATCCCCATCTTTACCAAGCGCCAATGAAAGAACATTCCAACGGATATAAGGCTCCCAAGCATCTATAAAGGGAATGTCTTCCAGATACCCTGCTGGATAAGCTGCATGTTCTGTCGGAATAACCGTACAAAAGAATCTATAGGTTCCGCCTGCTATCGGGCGGCGATCAACCTCAAGATCATTTACATTCAAATGATCCTCATGCCAATAACGCGGTGACCCCGGTGGATTATTCCTCCAGTTTTGGTTTTCCCTGGTAAGATCCCACGTTGTCTGCCGGCGAAGCCTTTTTCCATTAAAACTGATTCTTTCAATATCCATTGCTCCAGTGGGTTTTTGAAATAGTATGGCATTGCCGGCTGGTAATATTACGGGAACATCTGAAATTACAATTGCTGTTCTCCGAAGGAAATCTTTTTCTGTGTAATTGACGTATCCGATCATTTCGTCCGGAGTCCAGTATGGCGCCTGAGTCCCAAGAGCAAAGGTATTGTCTTTCTCGTGAAGGTCTTTAGCTATTTTAGCTAAAACTTGCCCTACTGTTGTCATTATGACTTACTCCCCGGAGTAACATTCCCGATCATAGTAGCTTCAGACGACTTTGTTTCCGGAGCCACATCCCAAGATGGATATCTCCTAATCACATTCCGGCCACTGAGTTCCTGTACTGCCGTAAGGAACCTCCCATAAAATGCCTCAATTTGATTGAGTTCTGGGCCTCCTTCACGGAACATCGCCCGATGCACCATATAATCCTCAATCGCCGGTTCGTACTCCGGCCGGATTGAGAGAACCATAGATCCATCGGTAATAGGGGGGTGCTGAATTAATTCTTCCACGTACATGGATGTCGGATTTACAAGCGGCCGCGGCGCAATAATAAATTTATTAGCTCCAAGCCCACACCAGGTTAAAATATTCATCCTGATTGCAGACGAACTCTCCCATTGAATTTCATTATCCAGATCTTCTATAAATTCTTTTTGAAGATATTTTCCATTGACTCTCACAGCCAAAGGAGCGATAGCAGTGGAAGAAATTGTGTAGAGATTTACATTTACCAGGCTGGAAATGGTTTCGGTTCCCTGGATCTCGGCAGCTATGAGATTCAGTTCATTAACTGCCTCTATGAGATATTCGAGCATATCCGCTCGAGTCCAATGGACTGGGGCTGTAATACTCAGTTCGGAAAGGCGCCGAATCGCCTGATCTATGATTTGACTTGTCGTTGCCATTAGCACTCACAGTATTAAGTGGTCCTTGTTACTTCCGGCAACACAATCAGTCGACCGGATGCTATCGTATAAATATTCCCCTGGGAATCCCTGATCTGCGCATCCCAAACTAATATCGTTTTCACATTGGCTACCGTTAAAGTGTCTGCGCTTGCGATTGTCACCTGAGCAATTCCTTGAGTTGGGTTGGTAATAACAATCCCACCATTTAATGTTGACTTCTGAAAGACGGCAGCCGCATCTAGATCTGAATATTGATTCTTTGCCGTAAACCAGATAGAACTTCCGGTGAGATTATAAATTGCTCCTCCCGACGTAACCGCCAGGTTTATTTTTACGGTATCGCTGCGGTATATCGTTAGGTCTGACATTTCTTCCTCACTGAGCGCATCTTACGGTCGCTATAGGTGAAGCCACCTTGGTTACAGCGGCCTGTGGTACGCAATAAAGATTTGTGGTCGAACTGCAAGTTACAATTGCTCCCGCACCTCCTTGGTCGTCAGGAGTCACTTGAATAATATATCGCTGGAGAATAAAACCAACTTCATATGTTGTCTCAATAGTGGATTGCGGCCCTACTCCAATAACAAAGGGCAGCGGTGCATTCCTATCGGTTTGTCCTGTAGCAATAGGGTCTACTGGAAAGACTCTGTTAGGATTAGGGATTGGGAATATGCGGCCGATTGTCATTAAATTGCATCTCCAATGATTAGCCCTTTATTCACAGAGAAAGTGCTTAAAGTTCCAGTATGCCCGGTCATTCTGTTGTTTTGGCAGAAAACTATGACTGGTTTCAATCCACTTACTATGCCTCCTGGAACATAAGTATTCATTGTCGTGTAAGCGATCGGCGTCCATGACGCTCCACTATCGACACTATATTCGAAAGTGTAAAAACCAAAAACCTTTTCAGTTGGTGACTCTTGAATTGTTAATCTTAAATCAAGAGTAAAAGGGGAAGCAGGCATGGCAATGGTTGTTAAAATATTAGGCTCAAACATAATGGCCCCACCGTTTTGAATCTCAACTTCCCCAATCTCAAGCTTCATTCCACTGTCATATGTAGCTCTTGCCGCAATGCCTCGCATAGTGTGCTGTGACCCACTAGCCCCATTAATTGAAGATATAGTTTCCATAAACAAACAAAGGCTGGTAGTCGTATTTTCGTGGGTTCCATCATCATCAAGTGTAAGAGCTGTAAATCCTGCCGTAACTTGGATTAATCCTGCCTCATCTGGAACAATCCTCGATCTATGCGCAACTCCCCAGAATCCATATTTATTGGTCCCGGTCGCCAATGGGGTTGTAAAGGTCAAAGTGCCGTTCGCATTAAGAGTGAGAGTTCCTTGCGTTCCTCCTATTAACCGGACCCACCATTTCGGATCCGTAAAAGAGGTATAATCGGTCGGGCCAAGTAAGCCATCGCCTCCAATGTAACCAGTGCTATGAGCATTGCTATTGTCGTTTCGGCTATAAGCGTTCTCAAACCAAACCCTGGCCTCAACCTGGGTTACGGCTGCTGGAACGGAGATTGGAGCACTAACAAATTCTCTCGAGGAGACATCATTAAGAAATCCTTCCGGAGAAAAATCGAAAAAAGTCGGCGCCCAAAACCCTCCATTAGGCTGAGCCCCGAGAAATCCTTCGGTGATCCATGCCCAAGGCGCTTTAACAATCTTCAACCTTACCTGATCGTAAACCCCACCACCCGTGTGGGCATTCAGTAGGGGGCGCCATTTCCCGACTACTGTCATATTCACGCCGGAGATAGATTTAACGACAAGCCATTGGCATTTAGAAAGGGTCCAAGTTCCATTTCCGAGAACGTCGACGAGAACTAAATCACCTATGGCCGCAGTCCCCCACGCCGCAGGAGTGACGAATTGGAGGGTTGCAGGATCATATTGATGATTTGCGCCTGACCCATCGTAATGGGTTTCAGCCGCGCCGGCATTAGCATCCAGTTCACGCCAACTCCCAGTTGAAGCGTCTTTAACCTGGACGCACCAATATTGAATCACATTGCCATTTGTCGCCGGCCGGGTTACGTGAGCAATATAAGTCCCAGATATTGGCCCCTTCTCGAGTGTTACAGCCCATCCTGAAGGAGCGCCAGTATCATAAGTCGTATTTGTGACACAGGTCTGTGAGACTGTCTGAGGAGTTAAATTTCCATCTGTCCAACGAGACCATCCAGATACATTGTGGAGTTTCCAGACGAAATACCAAGTCCCTTGAGCGGAACTCGTCCATTGATAAAGAGCGCCTTCTTGATTAGCTACTATCCCCGTAACGATGAGTTTAGTGGTCCCATCATGAGCAAAAGTACCCCCTTCCGCGGCCGTCCGTAAATCCTCAAATTCCGGAAGTGCATCGCCAGGGGCAACCAGCATTGCTCGAAATTCAGCTTCATCTATTCCAACTGAATTTTTACCAGCCAATACCGTCGCTGTAATATCAAGACCTCTAGCGATCGATTGAGCCACAAGCATATCTGGGGAAGATTGGACGTTAGCTGAAAACGCCGATACTGCATAGGTAATCTCAATTGCATAAGTCTGAGCGGCCACATCATTATTTGTTAATCTACAAAAAAGGCTGAGTGCGGAAGTGGTGTCATAATAACGGGCAACAAAGCCCTCGTTCCGTTCTGCATATGATCCAGCATTATCTTCTACCGGATCATAAAAGACTGCACCAGCGAAAGCTCCTGAATCATAAAGAATCTCCGCAGGGAGCCTGGTGGAATTAGAAAATATTTGTAATTTGCTTGTAGTCCCTCCACCAGAGGGAGTGATTTTTATCTTAAAAATATCAATAAAATTATTAGTAAGAGTCCGGGCAAAATCGAGCACCCCTCCGCTACCAGCAACGGATGCTGATGTAAAAGAATCGACAAGATACCTGCCCATTTAAAATACCTCTCCGAGGCCAGTAATAATTTCAACTTCAGTTAAAGTGGCCGTTGCTCCGTTGAGTCGGCAATTGCCAACCCATCCAATAAACATATCTGCCCCTTTATAAGAAGGACTATAAATCCGGCCAATCAAACCATAAGTACTCGACAAATAAACTCCAGCACCACCAACCCGCCATTCTATTTTCTGTTCGGAAAAAATTCCAGAAGCCGGCCAAGCGCCCCAATTGCCAATAATCTCAATTGTTGATCCAGGAACAGGACGAGCTACGGAAGTGCTGGTGTAGGCATTGTATCCCTTAGAGTAAGGGTCTGCGAGGTTACCACCTATACCCGCATCGTAAGATTTACCAATAGAAGTCGACCCACCCATTTTCACATTAGCGTTTGTGCCAATTATAAAAAGCGCTAATGGCCACATGTCTCCGTAACCGCTATATCCATCAGTAAGCCAAATACCTAAACTAAGCTTATCAGCGGCTGCCAAACCAACAGGCAAAGTCACATTGGTAAATTTAGCACGGACCCTAATAGTAAAATCTGGGGCGGGATACATCCTAAACCTACCCCTAACTCCGGAAATCCCGGCATGACTACTTTCCGAGGCTCCAGCAACAGACATTACGGCGGTGCCATTAGAGAATGTGAGAGTCCCATAATTTGCAGGAGGATATATTGGAACCCAAAGCGAACGGTCGCTAAAGTCTTTCATTATTCCTGGAATTATTATTGCCGGGCCTGCGGTCCCCTGAGTGTAAACGCTATGGTTTAGGGTATCATCTGATCTACTGTAACAATTCTCAAACCAAACCCTGGCCTCAACCTGGGTAGTTCCAGCAGGGATTGCTATCGGAGCCGAAACAAATTGCTTTGTCGAATAATCCCCGGCAATCCATCCAATGCTTCCCCCTTCTTGATTTATATCAGATCCGGAATTATCTTCAGGCCAATAACCCGAACCAATCTGCGCTCCAAAATATCCATCAGTAGCCCAGGCCCAGGGGGCTTTGACAATTTTTATTCTAAGATCTGCTATCACTCCTCCACGAAGATTAGGCCCAATATATAGGCTTGTGGTCCCAAGATCATTTTCTCCAATAATAAACCACATGCAATAATTGGAATCAAAATTACCGCCTCTGACGTCGACGAGAACCAAATCCCCAATAACCGCAGTCCCCCAACCAGAAGTTGCTTTAGTAAGATATCCGGCTGCATAGGAATGAGAAACCAACGACCCATCATAGTGCGTTTCGGCCGCTCCGGCATTAGCATCCAGAGTTCTCCAACTCCCAGTGGATACATCTTTTACCTGAACACACCAGGATAAAAGATTATTACCGTTAGTTCGTGGTCGACTGGCTCTAACAATGACCGTATTTGCAGATGTCCCAGTCTCGAGTGCTATATCCCAATCCGCGGGTGGACCAGTGTCAGAGAAAGTCTGAGTGTCGACATACTGGACAACAAAAGATGGCGTTTCGTTGCCATCTGTCCAAAGCGACCAGCCCACGGCATTCTTTAACCTGGCTGTTACATACCAGCGTCCTTGCGCGGCCGAAGCCCATGCCCATTGAGCTCCTTCCGCAGTAGCTGTAACTACAAGCTGTAAATCTGTCGTTGCATTAGGAACCCACGTGCCTCCTTCTGCGACAGTCCTTAAATCCACATATCCAGAATAGTTTTTGTCGGCAACATATTTCGCCCGGAGTTCTGCTTGGATGCATCCGTCCTTAAAAGATTCTGCTGTGAGTCCAGCTAAAAGATTTAATCCATTGCCGATTGAAAACAAGTAAAGCCCATCTGGAGATCCGAGAATTCCACTAAGATCAGTATTTAAAGCTTCATATTCAATGGTAATCGTATAGGTTTTCGCTGAAGTATGGTTATTTGTGATCCGCAAATGAAGTTGTAATGCTTCATCCACGTCATAGTAAGGCAGAAGTGGCCCTTCATTCAGTTCAGCACCGGCGCTTGTTTCCGGATCCACTGAGAGTACGCCTGTAAACGCAGCAGAAGTGTAGAGAATATCACCAAAGGATCTAGTCGCCTTCTTGAATATTTGTAAAACATTAGTTCCTGTGCCAACACTTGGGACAATCTTAATTTTTGCGATATCAATGGAATTGACAGGGATTACCCTCTCGATATCTAGATTTGATGTCGCGGGAACAGACGCTGTTATAAAAGTGTCAGTCGTATATCGAGTCATTTTGATTTAATCTTAAATAAATAATATGTTCGAGTCGGTTTATTCGATGGAGGTCTGGGAACAAATGGAGTGTAACCTGCACTCGTATCCGGGTTCCCACTTCCTTGAATTCTATTCTGAGCGATAGTGCCTTGAATTACTTCAATTTCACTCAGCGTTGCTCCCCATGGGGGTGGATACGCCCCCACCGTCGCAGCATATGAACCACACGCCAGGCCGATAAAAAATTCTGCGCCAGCCATTGCCTGACTAAGGAATCTCCCATCGTCTACTGCTGGTGGGCTTATATATGCTCCCCCATTTAGAGAATATTGAGATAAAATATGGCTATAGGCGTATGAGACACTAGCTTTTTCTCCAAATCCCATTACAAGATCGACAGTATACCCAGGAGCTGGCCTTGTGATATCGAGGTAATAAGTAGAATCTCCAATACCGAGATACCCATCCATGGCCGTAAAACGACCTTGATCAAACCTTATAGGTAAATTAGTCCCACGATTTTTCCATTGGACGCAGGCAGGATCAAATATACGATACCAATCACCTTTTCTAAAAATACACCCAATACAAAGAGCGTAGTCATGAACTGATGTTGCTCCAACAGGGAGAGTGACATTTGTAAATCTTGCTCTGATCTTTATTATCCCAGAAGCGTCAGGATAAAGCAGGAACCGTGTTTTTACTCCCCAGATACAGCCTAAATTTTTATAGGCAGGTTGCGGGTCAACTCCTGCAATTACGCATTGTCCGGCCGCATTAAAGGATACAGTCGCAAAATCTCCCTTCCCATAAACAGGGATAAACCAGTTGGGATCATTAATATTTATCCACTTGCGTACGCTCGGGAGTCCAACTAACCCAGTGCTATGTGTAAGGTTATTGTCAGATCGACAATATGGGTTCGAAAACCAGACCCTGGCTTCCGGGTTAGTAACGGTATTAGGGATGGTCATTGCGGCAGAGACAAACTCTTTTGTTGATTTATCTCCGTAGTAATCCAATTGGTTTTGATTTGGGTTTGGCCAAAAGCCCTTCCCGGCCGTACCCCCAAGATATCCCCCGGCCGTCCAATTCCAAGGAGCTTTTATAATTACGATTCTCAAATCCGAAGTTACTTGAAGATCCAGATAATCACTTAAATAGATTGTATTGCCAGAAACCAAAGAGATCCTTGCCCATTGGCAATATTGTTCATCCCAAGTTCCCCCGCGAACGTCGACGAGAACTAAATCACCTATGGCCGCAGTCCCCCATCCAGAGAGTGATGTGTCAATAAGGGCCTTATTATTCCCAGATAAACTATAGCTTATAGCCCGACCATCTAATTTCATATGGTCTACGTCAGAACCTTCAAATAATGTTTTCCATGTACCAGTACCCGCATCAAGAAGCTGAACTGCAAAGAAATCAATTTGGTTCGCATAATAATCAGGTCTAGGCGCCCGGCAAACGACCGTGTTTGATGCAGGACCATATTCAAGAGTTACCGACCAACTTGAAGGGGGCGCCGCATCAACAGTGGTTCCCGTTCTGAAAAAGCTCCTAACGTCCGATGGCGTTTCATTCCCATCCGACCAGAGCGACCAGCCATAAGTATTATGCAGTTTCCAGGTAAAGAACCATGTCCCTACGGTGGCGTCAGTCCAGATGTTTTGGGCGCCGTTCATGTCAGCATAAACGCCTGTGAAAATTAATTGAGTAGTCCCATTGTCAACAAAAGTTCCACCTTCGGCAACCGTTCGCATATCATACGCGCCGGCAACCGGGGATCCGGCCGCAATAAACTTAGCCCGAAATTCCGCATCGTCGATCGTTGCAATATTATTCAAAGCAAAAACTGAAGATTTCTGGATAGACCCAAACGAAGCCCCAACTGCCGTTAGCCCGGAAGGAACGCCGGAGACCAGATCTGAACCTTGAACGTGGGTGTCATAGGTGATCGTGACAGTGTAAATCACCTGGGCGGAATGTCCATTAATAATTTTAAAATATATAGCATTCGTCAATTGCTTATCTTCATAAGCGCAGACAAACCCTTCATTCCGTTCAATCGGAGCAACTCCATCGTCTTCCACGGGATCCACTAAGTAGCCAGTGAATTGTTTTGTGGCATAGACAATATCCGCAGCCGCATAAGTGAGATCTTTATAAATAAAGAATTCCGTTGGGGCCACAATCAGTGAAGGAGCGACCTTTATTTTAACAATATTACACGCGCTCACACTGATAGCTTGGGCAAAAGTATCGGTTACACCAGCCGCGATTGTCCTCTGGAATATCAGGGTCGAATATCTGTTTACCATCTACAAACACCGCGCCTCTTGTAATTTGAAAATGAAATTAAGCATTGCGCCGGCAGACAAAGTATAAGGGGTTGCCGAATCCTCATGCACAAGCAAATTGCCAGCTACGGGTGCATCAAAGAGTCCCCAATTAGTTATGCTCAAAGCAGCGAGAGCCGTAAGCGCTCCTGAGAGTTGCCAGGTGTCATTAGCGACACCAACCGTCACAATGGAGCTTACGCCGACCGCACGAGCATATCCGGGAGTCGCATCTTCAGTGAAAAGAGTTGTGTCACTTACCGCAGCCGTACCAGCGCCCGTTCCCCAACCAATATAGACAGGTTCAGTACCTAGCCCCTTGATTCTATTTGCAAGAATCTCTAAACCCTTGTCCGTTATTACAAAGGCCATGATTCCCCCTTAAAACTCTTCATACGCGCCTTGGATGCCATCGGTAGCGCCGCCAATAATATACAGAGAGGATAAATCCATGCCATTCCCATAATCACCAGTAAGGTGAAGAGGAATCATGGGGGTTGTGGCAACGGCTGGTGGTATTATCTCAAGTCCATTGTCGGAACTTACAGTGGCGCCGCCAAGATAAAGAGTCCCCTTGTTTGCTCTTTTAGGGTTAATTAGGATCTGTTTTGCCTTTTGTGAAGTGTTAGATATTGGTTCGGCGGTTATCCCGGCCAATACCTTACTGAAATTTTTCCAAGCCATCTTGATCTCCTTAATATCCTTGTCTGGTTTTCATGTCACTGGTAGAAGGAAGATCATCGGTATCGAGATCAAATGGAGTAATAAACTGTCCACCGGCCTTCACTCCACAATCAGGAACCCTAAAAGCCATTGCCGGATCATCAACGGATCTCCCATCCGGTATCTTGTGACCTGTTGGCGCCTGGTTGAATGTTGGGCATGGGCGCTGTGAATCTTCTGGAATTTCTTTGCGAGTCATAAATCCTCCACACATCTATCTTACGTTATCGCTGTCAAGCCTGCCGTTAAGACTCAACTTTAAAAAATCTGTTTCCCCGATCGGATGAGCCATACCCATTTGCTTCACGATCAGACTGGTGTCACACCAGACCTGGAATCCTTTTTTGATAGCCCTCATGCAAAAGTGAAGATCGGCGCCTCGAGTCGAATTCTCTGGATAGAAGAAATAGGGTGCTCCAATAGCTTCAATTACTTCACGCTTTATCAGTATGACGCCCGTTCCCACACCACCATCGACCTGGAACAATTCATTATGGGGATAATCAAGAATCGGATGAGGTTCTCCATCACCATTGACGTTGAATACTAAGGGATCGAAGTTCCCGGACGATCGAAAGAACAGCGGCGCAATTATGTCCTTATCTCTTGCCAGAAGCTTCCCAATGATGTCAGGAGGGCAAAGAAGCATATCGTCGTCGGCAAAGAGCAAATGAGTCGCCCCACCCTTCAGGGCAGCCTCACAGGAGATATTTCGGACCTTCGGCGTCGATACTTTAGGCCCACCAATCAGCCAGCGGACAGAGTATTCTCCACGAGCCTCAGCCCGGCCGGATTCTTGTGAAACAAGGAGAAAATTCATTAATGGCTCTGGATCCATTGCATGGTAACAAGGAACTGAAGCCAGTATCTTTACAGTTGACAAGTTACGTCTCCGATATTATTATAGAGGCAATTGAACATCTTAAAATCGTAACATAAGATATTGCATATAAGTCCATGTAAGCTGTTGATTCTATTACACATAACCAAAGACAGAATCCACATCATGTGCTTGCCAATAATTTGCGCCGTGCTGTGTGAATGGATAACGGCTGTATGCCCATTGTAAATTCTGCATATATATGGAATCATCTGCCAGCATGGCGGCCGCCAAGTCCTCTTGATATTGATTGAAAAATTCACGGGCTACTGCCGGGTCATAATACGGGCTCTTGGGATTCCATTTGAGAACATCTGCCAAGGCGCCATTCACTAATAAATGGCTTGGGATAGCAGGTGGAGGAGTATCCTCTGGTTCCGTCAAATTAGGGGGCGTCCGGTATGCAATGTAAGGGAATCCTTGTTCCATTGAAGGAGAAGGATAAAGTTCGTATTGAAATCTTCCGATTTCATCTGGAACAAAATCCGCCAGCATATAGACAAACCCGGTTGTTTGCCTCCAGGTGTCATAGGTGTTGAGGACTTCTTGAGGCATATTCAATCTCAGGCGCCAACCCTGTTTGTTGTTGACGACGCTCCAGACCATCCTCAGATTTTGCTCAAGAGTGACATACGCTTTCATAATCTGGTAAGCGGATGTCAGAAAATTGGCATGGCCCCAGGCTAAATCCAATTTCAGATAAAGAGAATTGACGAGCGGATCCAGAGAAGAGGGAGCGGTATAAACTCCGATAATTCCATAAAAACTTGTGGTAGTTCCCACCCGGAACTGCCGGCGCACCAAAGAACTCTTGGTGATAGTCTCGCCTGCGTCATGCGTAGCGGTAGGCTTCGCTTTAAAACTGTTTGTTCCCACGGATATGACCAGCATAAATTCCGGGGTGCCAGTCTGGTCAAAGGTCAACCAGTCTCCGGCTTCAATCCCAACCATGCTTGTGGGATAGACATCCTGATATTCATTTGTGATTGTGATTGCCTGACTCAGTGTCGTATTAACGAGATCGTTAGTCGGCCAGACGGTTAAAATTCCTTCAACCCCATCGGACCCTTGAACGACATTCACTGATCCTGTGGTATAGACAGCCGGGACAATAATCTGACCACGCACAAGCAGACCTGCCCACATGCGCTTATCAAGAACTTCGCGCAAACGAGTATTGATTCGTCTTTTGGCTAATTGAGGAGGGCAATCAGGATTATATGTGAGGACGTGATTAACCATGTCCTCAAAGTTCTCCTGTACCGCCCCTGCACCAGCATAGGGCTGGATCGGACCAACAACGGACATGGTGAACCCCCGGCGAGATAGGGTCCTCGTAATTTCCGAGGACCCTTATTCTTTAAGCTAAACCGATCGCCAAGAGTTTCACATTGGCAGCAGTGCCTTGAGCCGTTATAGCGAAAGTCACTATTCCGCCGCTATAAGTTGCCCCGATGATGCATGTTGCGTCTCCACCAGTAGCAAATACAGCTTCAACTTTGCCCAAGCCAGTTGCCCACGTGTCACCATCGACAATAGCATCGATCTGGGCCAAAACATGCTGGCGATTCCCCATATTAAGGAGAGTCTTAGAGCTCGGAGTTAATGCAGTCATGCTTTACCTCCTCTTTTACCAGACCAAGTTCTGGAGTAGGACCGAATTGGTTCCCGCCGTTGTATTACGGGCCGTCAATGCAACACCATAGTTTGCATCGATGAAAACGCCGGCCGCTTGTCGACCGAAAGTGTTATCCGTACCATAGCAACATCCGTCACCGGCCGCAGTCGAAGCCTCGGTAAGAGCAGTGACGACGCCACCAACCTGTATCCAGCTATAATACTGATCCGTGATAACACAACCGGCTACGCCGGCTACCAGGTTTACGCCAGCAGCGATCGCTGAACTGATGTCGCTGGTAGCAATAAAAGTGCCTGATGCCGGTGCCAGAGATTTCCAATAAAGGACTCCTCCAGCGACCGCGGCAACATTATCGGTCCCGTTGTCAAATTGGACATACCGATAAACATTGCCATTGTGACGATACAGAACGCCAAGAGGTGATTTGGCGGCTACATGGTTTGCATAACCTGGACCTGCCGCAGGTATCTCGACAGTTTCCAGGGTTCCAAAAGTGAAAAGACCGTCCATGGAATTACTCCTTTCGAGACCCTATTACAGGGTAGTTACTCCGGTGAGCATGAAGAACAACCTTGGCGCCGGAATCAAAAGATTGCCGGAGAACAGGTATTGGCCAGCGACGTCATCCGTATTCTGCGCTTCCTTAAAGCCTGTGAATCCGAATTGATACTTCGGCAGGGTGGAAATCCAGAACTGGATGTATTTGGTATTCAGGCCGAAAATATATCCGGCAGGGGCATATTGATCGACGGTGATCGATGACCCGTTCCATCTCAATGATTGGAATCCGATTTTGGCAACATCGGTGTTCTCTTCGAGAAACCTTTGCTGTGGCTGGATCTTGTTCCAGATCATGTCCCAAATCAACTGACTGGTGACGATGAGATCGATGTGTTCATTACCGAACCATGCGGCGCCATAAGCTGCTTGGAGTCCGAGCATTGTGAATGGATTGAGGGTATTGACGTATCCGTTGATGCCTTGGTTGTTGGTTCCGTTGGCTACCCCAAGGTCTGAACGGGTGATCCCGCCATAAGATGCATAGGTATTGCCATTGTCCAAAGCTTGCTGGAAACCGTCTAAATTGATGGTCGCCGAATTAACTCCGGTTCCATCCAGGAAAATGTCCGTGCCAAGCAACTTGGCCATTTTGCCGGAAGCGTTTACCATCTTGCTTTCGACATAATTCATTGCGGCGTCCGGTCCACGGGCCAATACGTTGTCAGTCCCGAACAATGTCACGTTGACATAGTAAAACTTCGGGTTGACCTCGAGGGCCGTGTCGGTTTGCACATAGGTAATATTGAAAGTGCCACCGCGTTGGAATGCTCCGCCGTTCAATTCAGCGTACGCAATTGGGTGCCGAATAGTCGTACCACCTTCAAAGCGTTCTGCATTCCTCGTCCTGAGCCGGGTAAAGACAGGAGATGATTTATACACGTTATCCACGAGCCGTGGAACGATGTGTTTGTTCACCTTACCTGTGATGTCATCCCAAGTAAGAGCCATAATAATTAACTCCATCGATAAAAGGTTACAAGTTTCCGCTTATGCGGATCTTCCGGCTAACGCTTGCTAGTCGGCTAATCTACACTCGCCTCTGTCTTGCTGCCTTCCATCCATGGCTCCCCGGGATGCTCCCCGGTTCCACTTCCGGCTCGGGCGCCGCCATTGGGGCTCGTGCCTTTAGGGGGCCAGACCGCCCGGCCCCCTACCATTTCAGGGCTGCTTATTAGCCCTTTCCTTCTGCCCGGAGTTCCGCCCCGATTAAATTCGCAAGTCTTGGATCACCAAGAGGAATGTCATCAGGGATTCCGGTATCCTTCTTTGCGATTCTTGATTGCAGAGGTCCGAGTGACGGTTCCCCCCCGCTACCTTGATCCAAAGGAAGGTTTGCAGCTTTTATACGATCGTTGTACTTCTTCTCGTAATCTGCCTCGAGTGTTGCCTTGAGCTTCTCAATCGAGAAATCTTTAGTTAGAAACTCGTAGGCTGCCTCTATGTCCCCGCCTCGCTTTTGCGCTTCCGCAATCAGTTGGTTACGGTCTAAAGGCTTTCCGTAATCCGCCTGGCATTTCTGCTGCAAGTCGATGACTTGAAAAATGGCCGCGCCGAGATTGTCTCCTCGCTTGGTCACTTCTTCTTCAAACTTTGCGGCTGTAATGAGTTCACCCTTTTCAATTTTTTGAGTGAAACCCTGGACCGTTTGTTCAAGGTTCGCTGTTCTTTCTCTAGCCTGAGATAATTCTGCCCGGGCTGCATTGAGAGCTTTTGTTATAGCAGCGTCCTCATCTCCCGATAGTCCATCATCAATCGAACTCGCCTTAGCTGCTTCAAGAGCCGCAATCGTTTCTTTCAGCGTCTTGGATTCGGCTAAAGCATCTTTGTACTGTTTATCCGCGCTCGAGTGCCAATCCTTCCACTCTTTTTCCTTAGCGGTAAGTTCGTTCATCTTGCGCGAATAATCCGCCTGACGAAGTTGCCCTTCCTCAAGCATTTTCTTCGTACCTTCTCTTTCAGCTTCAGGAAGTAAATCCACAAGCTTTTGGAGTTCCGGTGTTAACGCCATACATTTGATCCGTTACTATCTACCCTGATTCGACATTTCCCGAAGTCCGTCAGGTGTAAACCCGGTTTACATTAGGCTAGTGCCGGCCCTTGGCCTGGTCCTCCACGACCTTGCGGGGGAGGATTGCCTTGAGCGCCTGCGCCTCCATCGCCCCCACCCACTTCAGGAGTTTGGGGCGCCGATCTGACGGCTGACAATCCAGAATCCAATATCGCTGTAGCTCGAGCGGCGAAGGGAGCCATTAACGGCTCAGTCTTAGCCATCTCCTCTAAAACCTTTTTTATTGCTTCAACCTGAGTCGTTACCGCTCCATGAGGGTCAGGGGCGCCCGGGGCTGGCATTCCACCCGGTCTTTTAGCTGCAATAGCTCCAAGCCCACCCCCAGGTTCAGACGGCACAGGTTGCCCTTGCTGGCTGCCTATTGAGGGATCCGGCAAAGGAGGCATATCCAACCCTGGCGCTGGCATAGTTATTCAACCTTGCCTTTCTTCCCTGATTCACTCTTTTGGTTTGCAGAATCCGGAGTGGTGGACAGTGGGACAAACGTAGCCGGAGATTGAATTCCAGCCGGTTGAGTATTGTCTCCATGACCTTCAAAGGATCCTTCTTTTTTTTCTTCTGCCATGATGTTCTCCTCTCGGTTAATACTTGCTACCTGCGGTTCGTACCCCGCATATTCTTTCGGCCTTTGGCTTTCCTATATCCAGAAAGTTCCTTAGCCTGATCTGCCGCTTCTGATTTAAGCTCCCGCTTGGAACCTTTACGAAGTTTTTTGACAAGGCTTGCGTGTTCATCTACAAGCTCTTTTTTGTCCATGCAGATCTTAGGACTCATTACTTTCTCCCGGAGCCGCGGCCGCCCTTACGGCCTTTACCTCTCTTGGATTTTCTCCACGCGGATTCTTCGATTTTTTCTTTTTCTGCTGATTCGCCGGCTTCATGAGCGGCGGCTTTATCACATACCTTTGCCATTATCGTCTCCCCCCTCTAGAAACCTTCCGACTACCTTTACGTTTCTTGCGATCTTTTGATTGCCCGGAAACGTGTAAGCCAATTGCTACGGCCTGGCTCGGACTCTCAACTACTGGCCCGGTCTTAGATCCAGAATGTAGATTCCCGCGCTTAAACTTGCTCATCTCTTCATGCATCCGTTTGCGCTTTTCTTCTTTAGAAGCACTCTTCGGTAATGCTGGCATGATTACCTCCGTGAAGATCTTCGGCCATTCCGGGCACCGAGCTTCCGGGATTTTCGCGGCATACTTTCTTTCCGCGAAGATAATTCGTTAAGCCCATCTGACTGACTCCGTATGTGGCCGATGGCTTTTTCATGTCTTCCAGAATCTGTTCTGAGATCAAGATATTCACGAATTGTTCTGGCATCGCCTTCAACCCGATATTTTTCTTCCTGCACCGGATCTATTTGCGGAACTGTGGTATTGAACTTGGGGCCTTTTAACCTTTTCGTTTTCTTCGCCATATTTAATCTCCGGGATTGACTGGGACCTGGCGGGTAGATAATGCCAGGTCCCAGTCAATCAACTTCGGGATTGCCGTCAAAACCATCCTACTACACCGCTGTCAAGCCCCCCCTACCGGCGGCTTGTTGAACGTCCCTCTTTACGTGGTTTTCTGGTTTTAGTAATAACCTTCTCGCCCTCATGTAACTTGGCCGGACCAGATTTTTTTATCCGGCCGCCCTTACGATAACCTTCGGAAGACATGGCAGCACCCGCGGCTTTATTCTCTTTTCTCAAAAGTTCCATGCCCATCTTACGGGCCTGAAGCGCATTATTAGAAAGCAGCTTTGAATAGTCATCCCCCAACGGCTGAGGGTTTTTTATTTGTCCAAGAATATTCCTCTCGCTATGATGTTTCTTGAACTGCTCTTCCTTAGTATCTGCGTAGGCAAGCCAGTCTTTTGATTTTCCTGTTTTAGGAAGGGTTTCATTTTCAGGCATAGCTATGCTCCAATCGGTCTTCCATTAGGACCAAATAATGTTCCCGGTCTAAAACCTTCCGGAGAAGTTACAGGAGTGGGAGATTCAATATGAGCTATTGGACGTTGAACCTCAATTTCTCGATAACACCCAATACACTTAAATGAAAGCCGGCCGTCCTTGGTTTGGGCTTTTGCTTCATAAACCGATTTCTTATTTCTGCGTTTGCAATCAGGCGCCGGGCAGGTAAAAACAACATAATCCGATCCCTTTGCCTTAACAGTTGATATCATTCTTTGCTTTATGAATTTTCTCCTGGATACCAAAGATTGGACTCCGCTGATTTCAGTCCGAACAGTCTTTGTTGGATATCCCCCACCACGGTTTACGATCTTTTCTGCATTTGTTTGGAAAACAATCCCGGTCATACTTTTCCCTTTTATATAGCGGCTGCGTTGCCTTGAGTGGCATTACTTACTTTTTGCAAAGCTCCAGGAGTCATACCACCGCCTCCTCCTGTAGCTCCCTGTTTTTGCCTCATAGCTTGAGCCAAAATATTGGCTCCTTCTTCATCAATCCCCTTTCGGACGGATTCATACAGTCCTCCAAGGTCAAGAGAATCGAGTAAGTTTTTGAGGTCCATATCGCCCATGCGTCGGAGTTGGATCATGAGAGCCTGTTGTGGCATTCGAGCGGATTTCAGGAGCGACCCAGGGACCATAAGGAAAGTGAACTTTTTCCAATGTTCTTCTGGCTTATCTCCCTCGGGAACCATAGTTCCGGGGTCATAATCGAAGTCTTCCCAGGTGAGGCCATCACTGCCAAGCAATTGCATCCGGCGTTTTAAGGTATAGTACTGGAACGCATTCGGCACCCATTGCTGACCAACCTGCTTCATAAAGTCTTCAATATAGCGGACCTTTAAACGAACAAGGGTTTGCTGTCCCTCTTTCATGCTCTCAATAGTATCGCTTGCAGGAACAATGCCGCGGCGAGACATGCTTCCCATATCTAAGAACCCGCTCTGGCTATCCAGTTCCTGTTGGGCATAAAGCATTGTCTGGAAGACAAATCCTGGAAGAACAGGAGAAGGCGCATAAGTCGGAGCGGCAATAGAACTCGGGCTGTAGAAAATCTTTGCATTCGGCATGTTTGGATCGAGGCTCTTTTTCACCGCGGCTCCGAATGCATTATCAGGAGCAAGCAACATTGGGTTGACAGCCTTCTTGACCGCATCCAAAATACCTGCAAGAACATTATTCATCACATCTTGCAATGGCATTTGGTTTCTAAATTCTGATATGCCTGGCCATTGCCATGGCACACGGTTTAGCCTGAGACAGGCAAAGGGGAACATTCCGTGGTAGAAGGGGTTGGGTCCGTCGAAAAGTACAACGGGACCTCCCATAATAATAAGGCGTCCTCGAGGGTACAGTTTCTCGCCAGGACTAACCATATATCCATATTCCCCACTTTGTTGCCCTCCATTGCCAACCCAAACCTCACGATTGGACGTATTCCGTTGTGAATCCCTGATCCAAAATTCCCTATACAAAGCCATAGGAATAGCCGATTCCCGGATCTGAGTTGAAGACTGGCCAAAGAGCCGGCGCATCTGCGGAGACATGATCTGCATGCCTCGAGTCCAAAGGTTCTGATTTGGAGTGCTCGTATATTGGGAATATTCTTTGTCGACAGGGACGCGAAAGCCACGAAGGGGATATTTCTCTTTAAACCAACTTAGTGGTTTCGGACAACGGTAAATGACGCCCATTGCCCTTTGCAGGGTATGCGACGGCCGGATCGGGATCAGATCCATAGCGCCAAGGGGAATAAGTTCCATTTCCCCATCGCCATTTCTCAGGTCCGGGTTCCACATCAGCCGGCCGTATCCGATCGTCAAAGCGGCATGAATGATAATCATTGCCAGGCTCATATCAATGTCTTCGTTCGTGAACCAGGCACCGATCATCTTATTCAGAACTTTGGCATGCTGATCATAAAGTTTATTATTCGATTTGATTTCGAATGACGGCCGGATATCTGTAAGGTAGGAAATCAATTGAACCAGATTGGTCCACAGCCTGTTAGCGACCGGAGCGGCTTTGTAGCTTGGCCGGCGCTCAACCCATTGTTTGCCCATCAAGTAATTGATTGCGCGATCGATTTGTACGATCTCATCATTACGTTCAAGATCGTCTTTGGCTTCTTCGAAAACCGCCTCACACCATTTACTGATAATAACATCGTGGGCATTTTCTTGAATCGGCCATGTCTTGCCAGATGGGTCAAATGAATACCAGCCCGGGAGATCCAAAGCATTATCCTCCAACTTCAGTGTAACTGATCGCTGTCAAGCCCCTACCCAATCTGGTTGAATTTAGTTTGAGGAGGATTAACATCCGTTGCCGGGACAACCCCGAATTCATGACACGCTCGAGTGAGTTCGGATCTCCGGCCGATATGGATTTCTTTGCCATCCGGATCCAGGTTTCTGGTATTAAATCCCTGGAAGACGCTCACTGCGGCCAAAGAAAAAAGCCGTTCCATTCTCGTACCGCAGATTGAGCAATCTCGTGTTTCCTCAGTCATTCCCCACCGAAGATAGGATTCCTTCGTCCCGCAAGCCGGACATTGTTCTTCATAAATGGGCATGACTCTCCTTACGCAATCCAGGGTTTGTGAAATAACACGCCCTGATTATATAAATATTCGTTCCATCCATGTACACTGAGGTTTTTCATGCCACTATCCATTACAGCGTCGATCATGGCCATAAGGCGTTTCTTACCCTTATTGGATTCAATCTCTTTTTCTGTTTCTGAGACAGTTCTCCAATTTATATGGAACTGATCCCCTTTTGGACAAATGTTGAAATTATCTCCTCTGAGATAAGCACGATGATCCCCGGGAACACTGGAGACGAGGTATGGATATTTTGAATCCTGGCGAAATGCTATTGGAGCTTTTGGACGAAGACAAGGGTATCCGACCCATTGTCCAACAATATTGTCATCGTTCTGGCATTCCTTCCATCCAGTGAAATGCATTCTGTATCCGTGATAATAAATTCCCAGATCTTCTTTTGAGAATTGAGGGGTTCTATCCTCATATTCTGCCCGGGCAATCACTACGGGTGCAGAAATAATTGCTCCCAAAAATCCAAACATCGATCTTCGACTAATTTGTTTCATGACGGCCTCCTTGGTTATTTCTTTTTCTTCGCTTCGAGTTTCACTTGGATTTTTTTTACCGGGAAAGGTTCTCCGGCCTTTTTGCATTTTTTGATGAATTCACGTTCGTCATAATTTGGGCGACCAATTGTGACGAGGAAGGTACTATGCCGATCACGCTTATCGCGTTTACCGCGCAATGTGACTTTGGCAACTTCTTTCTCACTGTGAAAATAGCAGGCTTTTTTTATTCCTGGTGCAAGAACTGCTTCCATCAACTTCTCGTAAATCGATACTGGAATCATGATGTTTTTCTCCTTTTATGAGTACCAAAGATTATCCAGACCTTCTTCAATCTTGGCCTGCATGTAGCGTTCGATAGACATCCCTCCTGATTCGGCGATATCTTTGATTGGTTCAACATGGCGTTCAGGAATATTTACAGTAATTGGCACATCCCCGCCGATTTTGCGCGGCATTGTCTGTACCATAACCCTGGCCTCAGCCCTTTCCACCTTCTCGCGCAGGTCTTTGATATTCTCGTTTTGCGCGAAGATCAGGCCGAAAAGACTTGATGAGTCGGTGAAATCAGCGCCAAGAAGAGATCTCATTCTCTCCTTATCGATCGGATCAATTTTTATCCGGTCATCAATAATTTCTTGTGGCGCATCCGATGATGCCGGGGCTGCCGCAGCAATGGCAGCAGTTCTCTTTGCTCTTATTTGAGAACTCATTTTCATGAGGGCCGCAGAAAGTTGATCCCTGTCAGCCCATTGATGCCCATTAGAGCAAAAATGTGTGAATTGACCTCCCGGCTTATATTGCAGATCTATTTCTACCCCCAGGTCATAACAGGCAGGGCAGAGTTCTCGAGGTTTAGGTTTATTTGCGACGGCCATAAGCTCCTCCTAGAGCATAAAAAAATCCGGATTCCCGGAGTCTGTGTTCTGACTATCTTTGTCGTACATCAATGAATAATCGGTATTTTGAAAATCGACATCCTTGGATGGTTTCTTTTCTTCCAGACTGCTATCCATGCGAGGGCGCAATTGAGTGGCACAGTAATAGCAGATCATGAGCGCCATTGTGGCGTCATCATGAGTTCCATTCTTGGCGGCGAATGTTTCGCTCCCCTCTTCCACTTCAACGAAATCGAACATTTCCCCCATATCCTCTTCACACCGGATAATGACGGTCCATTCATTGAGGGCCTGGCGGAATCTGCTGATGAGTTCGTTTTTGTTTCTGAAGGTGGTAAGCCAGCCGATGAAATTGGAGAATGCGTTTTTGGCTTTATCCTCGCGCATCCATCGATACCATTTTGGATAAAGTAAAACCTTAACTAAATCACTGGCAACAGTGGTTATATTGTTGCATTCCGGGGCTATCTCAGCAGTATTATACATATAACCCATAGCAGCCAGAATCCGGGCAAACTTCCCCGGACCTATATAACCATGCCATCGGGCAACTTGTCTCAGGGGTTGGTTTATGTCTTCCGGGACTGCCATAACTTCAATGCAGCCCGGGTCTCCATTCTTGACACCCTTTTGGGACCCTCTTTCAATCCCCATCGAAGGATCAGCGGCGATATAATAAGTCATGCTGGCCTTGGGAAATTCCCATACCCTCATTCGCCCATCGGAAACCTTTGCTATCCTAAAAGTCTTGTCGTCTTTATTAAGCTCAATTTCCCCGCGCCAGATCTCCGGCTTGCAAAAGTGAGTGATCATCTCCTGCATACGCTTTTTAGAGAAGGCTGTGATCCCGGACGCGACAAAGGCTTCAACTGGATTTATGGGATATTCCTGGCGGAACTTTTCTGAATCTCCAGTTGTGTATTCATATTCACGCATCTTTTTCCGGCGCCATGACAATTGCCCATCCGTCAAAGTCACCTTGGATTTATGTTGGACTTTTTTTATAAGCGCATCTTCTTCTGTGGTGTGTTTGAAGTTCTCCGGCACGGCAATTGAGTAACCTGGCTCCCGGAACCACTCAATAAAGAGAAATTCCCACGGGAGATCTCCGGTTTCTGAATTCTTGCAGATCCGGTTCCAGAGGTTTCCGCGGCCACGTGCGGTAGATTCCATGATACCGATCGTCCCGGGGAGTTCTGCCAGTGATCCGTAAATACCTTCTGTAATGGCATCGTCATTGCGGAACCTGGCTACTTCTGCCAGGTGGACGCCGAAGAGGGATTTAGAGTATGCGGCGCCGGAGGGTTGGTTCGCAGATTCAAAGTAAATCTGGCTTTGCATCCCCTGGCTGCCGGCTCTATCGTCTGCCCGGGCGCGGTCAAACCCCAGACGTTTCCCGAAAGCGTCATATCTCTTTTCAGGACGCATCCACCAGGGGAGATACTCATGGGCGGTTCGGGCCATGACAAAATTGACGTTTGTACGCTCTTCTTCATCGGCCATTGTCAGGACATGTGCCATTGGGAAGAAAAATACCAGCCAGGCCATTAAAGCAACGCTGAGGGTGGTTAGCCCAAGCTGCCGGGCTTTCAATACAACAATGCGGATCGTACCGGATAATCTGTGCTGCCGTTCAAAGATCTCGAGAAACTTCTCCTGAGAATCCCAAAACGGCCAGACTGGTTTAAGTTCGAGTTTTTTTGTTTTTATGAAGTAATAGTTTTCGAGGAAATAGCGAGGGCTGGCAAGACACTTCTCAACTTCACCGGAGATAAACTCCAGTTCCGTCGACGTAAGCATTTCAAAAGCTTTACTTAGATCCCCTTTGGCGTCTTCGACTAATCGAAAATCAAGGGCGTCTATCGCATCGCCAAGGTCAGGATTCTTTCTGAGAGGACCTGCCAATGTAGGTTCGCATTCTTCTACCCTTTATAGGTTACTCCGCCTTGGCGGATCTGCGCGGCAAGTTCTTTTTCGTCTTCTGCTGACATTTGTCCCATTGCAGCTTTCGCCTTTCGAATCTCTTCGTCGACGGCAAGTTCTTCATCGGTATTAAACACAAAATCTCCATCCGTTGAAGGCTGACGACTTGCCAAAACCTCACGCATCAATCCTGGATTGCCTGATTTAAGGTTTGGACGAAGAATGCATTCACGAATGACATTCAAATCAATGTGAATGGCCAATAGAAATTTATAACCAACAAATATCAGAAGTGACAAAGCTCCAATAAATAGAGCACAGGCAAATACGAGCAAAGCGATATACAAATAAATCATCGCCGACTCTTTCTTCTACCCGTTTCGTTGACGGCAGTTGACGGCTACCCGGGAGGAATTATAGAACCGAATTATCGGAGTTTACAACTGGAATTTCATATTCACTATCATCCCGCCCCAATTCCGGGACAATTCTAAACCCTAAAATCTGAGAAGCTTGCATATTCATGTAAGATTGGATGATACATTGCGGACCTAAATATCCATTCTTGTTATCTTGGGATCCAACACGACAATTAAAGGGGATTCTTGGATCAAGATCAATTATGATCTCGCCGGCCGATTCGATTACCGTATCTACGATTTTACCATCAGGCGCAAACGACTTAATGAAAATTTTCATATCACTTCCTCATTTTCCTTTGGATGCCTCAATTCGATATGTTCCTGAAGTCCTTTATCAGTATGGAACTTTTTAGAACAAACCGAGCATTTATGTTTTCCTCTGAAACTGGGAGCTGGTTCACCTGCGACTGGATGTAATAAAGCATTATGTGAATCAAGCGCAAGATAGGTTTTAAAGGTACAATGGCAGATTTCGCAAACATAATTTCTCTGGGAATATTTTTCAATTACATTCGGGGAAACTGGGCAAACCGGATCATCTGGTACGGGATTAGGGAATACGATCTTAACCTTATTGGGTGGATCTACGATGGGCGAAGGGGTATGGGATTGGGCAAATTTCTCGTTCAGTGAACCAGAATGCGCCTCTTTTGCTTTCTGTTTTCGCTTAATATCCTCTTCCCGTTTGCATACTTTACAGGTATTGGCGCGACCGCCGATGCACTGGGTGTGAAGTGGGAATTGATCAATCGGCCTTAAAGTCTTGCATCTATTGCAATATTTGACATCTGGCGATGGGTTGGCCGCGACATTCGGTATCGGTGCGGGACTCATTTCATTGTTCAATCTCTGAAGCACTGGGATGGCATCTTCAATATCTTTGAGTTTCTGCTTGATCAACTCTCGTCTCGTCATGAGTTCATCGATCGCCGGCTGCAAATTCATCATAGTTTTACCTGATATTTCCTCTTCCGTTGCTTGCCGGCGAATTCTACGTCCAGCTTCGTAATAAGTCACCCACCAAGTTCCAGTCTTGCGAATTTCTCCTGTGCCACGATGCTTATATCTTGGGTGGTAGAGTCTCAATGATTAAACTTTTCAAATTGGATAAGATTGTCTAATTTTTCCATCACCATTTGGTGGCTCGCTTGGATCAATGTCATTGGATTGAACTTTCTAAAGATAGCGATACGCTCATCTTCGTCCGTCATTTCACCTGACAGAAATGCCTTTGCGGCTTTCATGCGATCGCCATATTTATCTGCTATTTGTTGGGCTGTGTAATTAATTACTTTATCCCATGGGAATACGGCGTCAAACCAATTTTTGACCTGCTCTCCTTCAAAAATATTCGTCTCGCAACATCTGAGATCCCCTTCACAGATGAAGCGCGCTTCCGCCATGTCTTTGGCCAGAACGAAATGAGTTGGCTGATGCACTAATTCCATAACGCTCACTTTATCTGGATTATTTTTGTATGCGATTAAAACCGACATTCTAAGTACTCCTTTGACTTGGTAGACCCAGGCAGATTCGAACTGCCGTCCGCGGAGCGAAAGTCCGCTATCCTAGACCGCTAGACGATGGGTCCCCGCCGGCAAATCCCACTAACAGGCGCGTACCAGATTCGCAATGTTCCGGTTTGCCACGCCTGCCGGAGGATCCGCCGGCCCATAAAACATTTTTAATAAACAGGCATTATTGGGACATTCAATCCTCCAGCCTGACATATCTGAACAAATTCATTCCACTTCTGTTTTACTTCCTCTGGATGAGCTATCATCCAGGCGATAAGAACTAAGCTAGATAATCCCAAGCTTCCTTTAATGAAATTCTTAAAACTAGATAATAGACCTTCACCTCCTCCTGGAAGTTCGCTGCCGGCAGGCCATGTGAACGGAGCCATAATGCCTGGGATTATAGGATCAAATGCTCCGGCTAGATAAGCGGCATGAGGTTCCTGTTGTTCAGGAATTTCGCAAGTACCATCATGGAGGCATTGGCCTACTGTGAATGGTATCTCTCCAGCCGAATACATATCGTCAATCCAATCGGCTTTCGCTGTCGTGGGAACAATAACCAACAAAATGATGCTCACAATCAGACACAAAAGATTTTTCATAAAAACTCTCCAGGAAAATTGTTTACTTCTACGGACCCACTCTTGGCGGAGGGTGAGAGACTCGAACTCCCATGCCGTTTACGGCGTCGGGTTTCAGGCCCGAGGCGATACCAGTTCCGCTACAACCCTCCGTTATTTTTCACTATCAATATCAGTCTTTTTGACAACTTCAGTTAAGCATACAATTGGGAATTCGTCATTCTGAGGCAGCATTCCCGAATTACACCAGACGCATTTGGCGCGATCACCATTAACGATCCCTTCTATGGTCATAACGGGGCCGCCGCTGTTAAGTTGAACTGTTTTACCTACTTGTGCCACATTAGCTTCCATTTAATTCCTCCTTTAAAGACCTTTTGTTAACCCGGGCTGCTTCATTTGGTCGGGATGTTCTTCGGTGAATTTATTAAATCGTTGGATAGCTTCGTCCACCATCCTCATTTGATGATCGTTGCATCCATCTGCGATACAGATATCACGATAGGCTTGGATCCCTTTCACTGCATTCCAGTCTCGACCCCGGTAAATAAAAATAGGTTCTTCATCGAGAATAGGGATTCTGGTTGGAATTTTCACAATAGCAATACGAGTATTGATCGGAAGAGGTATTTCCGCTCCAGTGATTGTATCGATTAATGCGACTTCATATTTCCCATCATTCATAATTATTCCCTTCGTTGAACTACAGCCGTCTTCCTGGCCAGCGAAAATTTTATTCAATAACCAATTCCCTGAAATCATGCAGGGAAGATTGGTCTACAAACCAACATGGCGGCCGTCCATTCGGAGCCTCGTTTGATCCAGACTTCTTGCCTTCTTTCCCTAATATCCATCCGATTATTTCGTAATTTCCGCATGATCCGATTACCAGAACGTACTTGTAGTCATCCCTGTCATTGGATCTTATAATAAGCCTCTTCCTCTTATTTCCCTTGTCGCTTACCCATCGGACCTCAATATCAGGGGGAACGTCAGCGCCACCCTTAAATTTGTCTACGCTAAAATCCCAATATCGATGAGATACCTTCGCTACGGCTAGTTCGCAAATGGCACCCTCGATGTCAGTTGCCCATGTATCCATATCAACATCGTAGCCTCCAAACGGAGATACTCCCCTGGCAATTTGGTTTAATTTTCTTCTGATGCCAATAATAGCCGCAGGCATCATCTCTCCGGGAGGTATTTTAATAGGAATTGATTTTGACATTTTCCCTCATCTGGTTAGGGCGGCTGGATTCGAACCAGCGTACCCGGATCCAAAGTCCGGTGCCAGGCCGCTTGGCTACGCCCCAATATTATTCATCTTCCCCTGAAGAAGCGACGTAAAAATTAGCTTCTCCTTTGGGACAGTTTTCTCTCATAAGAACGAGACAGCGCCTAACACTAGCTCCAGAGGTCCCAAAACTTTCCGTCTCATTCCCGCACCTAGAACATGTAGCCGTGATACCATCAACTTCTATCCCCTCTTCATTTTCTAGGGTTGTCTCCTGGATGTCACATTCTACTTGAGCCATAATTATCCTCGTCAATTTGGTAGGGGAGGCGAGATTTGAACTCGCGCATTTCATGATCCCAAATCATGAGCCTTCCCAACTTGGCCACTCCCCTATGTTTCAATTTTTATTCTTCCTGAATGTATTTTCCTGTGACAATTTGAGCAAACAGGTATGCATTTATCTATTTCAGCTAAGATTCTCTCGATTCCCCACCCTTTAATAAAAACAATAGTTGATATTTCCGCATCTTTTTTTGTTGGATCTTTGTGGTGAAATTCTATGCATTCAGGAGCAGACTCAGGACACAACTTGCAAATAAGACCGGATTTGTAATTCTTTATCCATTCCTTAAGTGCCCTTTTTCTTTTCATAGACTTAGCTATAGATACCTTTTGATTCCGATGATACCAATCCCTTCTATGCTTTCTAACTTTTTCCTGATTATTTTTTCTCCATAATTCAGTAGGCATATTTTATCACCGGCGTTCTTCCAATTAAGCTACCTCCACAGCACTAATCCTTTGGCGCGGCTGGCAGAATATAGAAATTGCGCCATTCCCCGCAATTTACACCAAACAAAATATCTTGGTTTTTCCAGACTTCCAGCCGGCCATTAATTTCACTAACTGTAATCTGGTTTGCATGCGCAATTTCCTGCGAACTACCGTCTCGGAAAAAAATCCGAACTGCCTTATTCCCTTTAATCTGATATTCCCTTAAAAGCTTCGATTCTGAGATTTCGCTCATCCATTGCCGCCTCCACGGCTTTCTCGACGTCCGCAAGTTGTCCAAGACGACGAGACACTTCCACCTTATGCCAATGTTTAAAAGTAACAGAATTGACCATACGTTCTAATGCTGCTTTTTTGTTTTGAGCTTGAGATCTGAATTCGCGTCCTTCGCCAAAAGCGCCAGACGCTATATGCGTGATGCGGACTCCGTTTTGATTGGAGTTTTGATGCTGGCCGCCAGGGCCACCTGTGCAGAAGGTGGCAATTTTGAAATCCTTTTTTGTCAGACTAAATAAAAGTTTTCTCATAGGAGTAAACCCGGTTTACTATAGGCGGAGCCAACTGCAATTCATTGGCTCCGCCGCGGTGAGGGTTACTGACCCTTGAGTTGCTCTTCAAGACGAGCGATTTCGTCCTTGAGAGCTTGACGCTTCTCTTCGGCAGGCAGAAGAGCTTCCAACCGGGATTTCTTTTCACGAAGCATCTTTTGCAACCGATCAGCCTGGCTCAGGGAGATTTCCTTACGGATATCACGCATCTTAGCATCGAGCCATTCAGGCTGCTCGACATTGAGGGTTTTGAACTCTTCCTGAATCATACGTCCGACTGCGGACAGAGTTACAAGATCCTCCAGGGCAAGACCCTCGGTTTCGAACTTCCGAATCTCGTCTATCAAATACATCGACATAATCTGACCTCCTTTCTTAGTCTTCTTGATTGCCATCACTGAACGCCTCCGACAATTTCAAAAGTGGAGTTGCCATAATCTCATCCACCAAAGAGTAGGGATTGGTCCGCATGCTTTGGACCAGGTTTGGTATACTGTAATAATCGATATCAATACCGAGTTCAAAAACTTGCAAATCAAACCCGTTCTTCTTCATGCTCTCGGCAAATTCCTGATCTCCCCATCCCCTGTTTTCAGCCCCACAACGATAGAAATAAACGGGGATATCCTTATCTGCAACCTGCAAAAGGCGCCGGTATTCATCGGAAAAAAATGGAGGAGAATTCTCCAGACCATCTGAGACGATCGCAATTCCGTCAATCTCAATATGACTCAACATAGCCGATCTCAATCCGCAACCAATGGAAGTCCCTCCATTAGCATTGACATTCCGGGTCTTCTTCAAAATTTCTTCATAGCCAAACCCGGTGACATCAATCATTAACGGAGTCTGATCGAAGAAAGTAAGGGTAACGCTTCCCTTAACCATCTTCGCCAAAGTTCCCGCCACATGTCTGGAAGCCTCGATGCATTGAGACATTGATCCCGACTTATCACCGAGAATCAGCCAATTGCCCTCAATGCTCATATTCTGAATCTGCTTCTCCTGGACTGCATGGAGCTTGGCTTTCAGTTTTTCATCCCCAATCGCTTCCGCGGCGCGGGTAGTCTTCAAGACGTTTTTCTTAGAAACAGCCGCCCGTTTAAGAGCATCCTCAAAAGCAGCACGAAGCGCCGGAACTTCTTTGACGCCCAATTTCTCCAGCATTTTAGTGCTGGTGACGACTTCTGTCGGGCTCATACGCTCAATAAGCGCAAGAACTAAATCAGGATCCTTTATTTTATTTCCGAGCGCCCCATGTGCTATCAAGAACGGGATCTTCCGTTCAAGAATGGTTCCCGCGGCTTCTTTTGAACTCATATTCCGCAGGTTTGCGACTGCCTCAAAAATGCTTCCTTTAGGAAGAGGAGATCTGACCGGCTGCCGGCCTTCCGCTTTTGCTTTCAATCTTTCTTCCAGGGTGTGTCCAAAGAGAACGATATTCACCCGATCAGAGCCAGGTTTGACATCAGCTAGGGAATAGAGTTCCTTGAGAACCGCACGGTGCTGGATCGCGGTGAAATCCCATTTCTTACCTTCCTTCATGTGGAGGTAATCCGCAATCACCCTTTTGAGTTGGCGAATATGGCCAAGCGGCCGGACATCCAGAGCGAATCGATACGCCTTCAACAACTCCCGTGGATTCAGGAAAGTCAAATGAGCAAGACTGTTCTCGACAAGTTCTTGCGGAAATCCAGGAACCGTTAAACTGACGATAGGCAATGCCGCCTTCGCATCCCTAATCTGGCCATGGGTACGATCCCAAGCAATAAGATGAGCCAGAAAATCAGGTTCATTCTGAGCCGCAAGCTGTCCTATTGCGAGGTATTCACGGAGTTTCCCATGAGGAGATTTCGTGAGTTCTGAGATAATTTGGTTCTTGGTTACTTTGACCTTTTCCATGACGGTTCTCCCTTTTAGTTAAATCACTGGAAGTCGATTGGCTTGTTATGCCGAAAAGCAGGCATCATGTGTTCAAGACATGTAAGCTAATCAGTACCAGTGAAACTTTATTGCGGAAAGTCGGTCGGCTCTTGGTTGACTAAGGACTTTACATCCTCCGCCTATGTTTTTAAGGAACATGTAAGCCAATCAGTATCCGCAAAACTTTTCGTCCCATGTGCTATAGGCGCTGCGTCGTTTTAGCCCTGTTATGCCTAATTTGGGCCACTCAGACAGCACATGGGACTTCCGATGGTCCCCACTACGGCTCTTATAGCCCCAATCCTCGAACCTTGGGTGGGTGTTGCCGGGCTATCCGACCATCTAAAATCTGGCTGCAAAGTCGATTCCGGAGTTGTCATGTTGCCCTACCATTGGGCGAATCCGGCATAAGGTGGAGCCGGATTCTGGATTCGAACCAGAACACTCATTGCTGAGTTCATGTAACCGTTTTCAGTGTGCAGCCATATAATTTGGGCGGGTGTCATTCATCCCCCCGGGGAGATTCCCACATGGCCAATGCAGTAGACACCCATAATTTTTCTGGCCTTTAAGTCGATCAGCCTATTTTTCTGCGCGTTTACCATTTACGCCATTGCCCCATAATAAAGTTAAGGCGGGGCAAGAAGGATTCGAACCTCCAATTTCGGTTTCCCGAAAACAGGACCCTAAGTCATGTAAGCTATTCAGTAAAAGGCCATAATCTTTTCAAAGATCTGGAAGAGTCTGCAACGCCTTGGAGCCTGTAATATAATTCCGCAACTAATTCAGGATCCACGTTAGTCCGAATCGCTTGCTCTGGTAGCCAAGAGGCAGTGTGTTTTTACCTGGACTCAGACTCTATAATCCGGGGGGCTCTTGGGACGCTATCCACTTTGAGCCCCTATTCAAAATGCCCTCAATATGGGCGTTTAGTATTTTATGGCTGTAAGCCGTTTCAATCCACGCCTCACAACGGAAGCGACTTGGCTGTAAGTCGAATGAGGATCATTTGTGTTCGATACCCATCGACCCCCCCATACTATTTTTGTGGAGGGGGGCGCCTGCGAGGCGCTACGCATGTAGCCTCAAAACAGTAACAGCCAAACTCTAATCCCTGTGGTCCGGACAACTCACTCCCAAGTACCCCGGATTCCCGGATTGCAAGATCATAGTCAGAAAACAAAATCGGCTTGCCCCTTGGAGTCGGTCTCTTGCCAATTTCTGCTATGTGTATCCACGGGCGCTAATCCCTTGCTGTGTTGGGGCGATGGCTCTCACGCCAATGCCACAGGGAAAATCTACTTGATTACCCGCTTTGCGAGATAATCAACAAACTTATTAGGATCCATCCCGCGCTCTGCGCACCAGATAAACGGATCCTGCGAACCTTTATCCTTGTTGCATGATTTGCAGGACGTCAGATAGTTCGAAGTATTATTCTTCTTTTCGTCCATTTCGAGAGGGATGAAGTGATCAATCGTCATAAGAGCTTCACCCATCTTTTTCCCGCAATACATGCATTTGAAACCATCGGCCGCCCAAACCTTTTGTTGGATCGAGCCTGATATTTCATATCTCACCTTTCGTTGGAAGATCTTGGGGTTTCCAACAAGTATTTCCGGATCATCAGAGCGGTGAATGAAATCAGACCATTCTTCTACTGTAAGTTCTCTCCATTCGCTATAAGCACATATATCCATGCCATTATTATTGGCTCGGTTAAGAACTCCAGGAAGGGCCAGAATCATGCTCGAACCACCCCCTGTAAGAAGAATGCCACTAATCTTAACCAGTGACCCGATATCCCCATACATAACCGGGCGATTTCGCATTTCCATCAAATAAAACCGATCACCGCTACTCTTGGCCATCTCTACCTCTTAAAAACTGGCGTCAAGTCGATATGCTTTATTTCGCGCTCTAACCAGACTGAGCTACCCGGACGCATACGCGCCCGGGGTTGGATTCGAACCAACGACCTCGGCATTGGAATTGCATGTAAGCCTACCAGTGAACGCCATTACTATAATTGCTGTTCCCTGAAAGTCGCTCAGCTTTTTAAGGATTGAATAATCGGATTTGAACCGATCACACACTGATTTAAATTCAGTTGCTCTACCAAATGAGCTATATTCATGTACGCTGAACAGTGTCAGGGAACGTATTTTATTAATTTTGCTGGATCAAACACCATAACCCTTTTTTTCGCTCGACTCTCGGGGTTTTCCTTTTCGACTCTTTATGAAGTGTACTATAAAGAGTTTGAATTGGGTTTTTCCCCTGGACCTGATGACCTGATTCAGTCAATCGGTCCAAAAGAGCCGGCGTCCTAATAGGGCCGCCTGTGCTTATAATTTCGATGGCCGCGCCTATGATGGATATTGGTCCCTCAACTTTCGAATCAGGTCCCGGCTGCGGTACTGGCGTTTCCTGTGGAGATCGTTCCACGTCTGAAAGGAAATAATCGATCTCGGAGAGTAAAGCGCCAATGCGATTCTTCTCTTTAATCAGTTCTTCCTTTAGGGAGACTGCCTTCTCTTTTATTGCTGCCATTCCTGAATTCGTAAGTGTCATCATAACCGCTACCTTTTGAGCTTGACCAATTTACTTCTGGTTATATTCTATGTCAAGCTTTTTTATCGAAGTTTCGGAAATATTTCGCTTTCGACATGGTTTCTTCGCGCTCATTGATTTTTTTTATGAGCTGGTATGCTTTCTCCCGGGAAAAGTTATACAAGGCATCCTTATCATCCCCTACTCCAGGAAAGGATTCAGCCCCCTGTTCATACCATTCCATATCTTCAAAATCTTTGGTGAAAGCCTGCTTAGCCCGGCCGATCGCAACTGATCGGGCGAGTTTTTTGTTAAACTGGTATCCCCATTCACAACGGCCGATCCCCCACGAGAGTTGGCCCATATAGACCATAACAACTACAGTGATCCCTCTGAGTCCGTTATGTAAACTGATTAAATTCGATAAATCGCCTTTTTTAGGTGGGACGTCATTCCGCAGATGGAACACAAAGGAACTCTGAGGAACGATGGCATGGAACACTCTTTTTTTACTTAACATACATCTCCTTGTTGTTGCTTATCCCACGGCCTGCCAGGCCGACGAGGATGAAGCTGTTTTACTTTGTCCCTATAATACTGCGTTGCTCGAGCCACGGAGCACTTTCGGCACACGCGGCGTTTCCTACCCTTTCTATCAATCACGATGATAAGATTAGGCTTTTGATAGGCATGCCCGTTCGGGCAATGAGTCTTCGCTCGGTTAGCCGATTTCACCTTGCTCATACTGAGGACACTGGTAAAAGCTCTTCTGTATTTCGAGTAGCTTCGATAATGAGAGCTTTATTTGCACCAGGAGCCATTTTTATGTTGATTCCCTTATTAAATACCATGATGTTTGCAAGGTTTGACTGATCAACACCACTGGAAGGCTCAAGTATAATCTGAGCTTTAGTCTCTTCGAATCGGAATACTACTTTCATCGGTTTCCCTCCAAGCATGCTATATACTATTTGCTTTGGGATTTGTCAAAGGGTTAGATCAACTTTCTTTAATCCTATAGCACATCCATCAACATTAGTATCCCTATTGTCCACTTGTTGAGTGGATCCAAAACCACGGAACTCATAATGTTTTCCTGTAGTTCCTCCAACTATAGCCATATCTCCCTGGCCTTCCCATCTGAATACGGTAAAGCTTGGAACATACACCCCAATCGTTCTCCTCCGATCGCCACAGCAGCCCATTTATGTTTCCTCAATAACAGGAGACTGATTTGCCTCTGGATCTCCCACTTTTGGAGTCTCCACTTCTGGTGCCGGATCCTTACTGACAGCCGCTATTGGAGGAGTATCAGGTTTCTCGTATTTCTGCCCGGCAATACGTCTGGCCATACTTTTAGACGGAACCGGAGTTTCAGTCTTCCCTAAATCGATTATTTGGCCTGCGTCATATTGTCCGGCCGGGATTGGGGCTGAGGTTATTTTTGATTCAGCAACCTCCAAACCATCATCATCAATAAAAAATACATGAGGTTGCTGCCGGCCCATGTATTTATTGAGCGCCGGGATCATAGCAATAATCCCTTCCTGCATTTGCCAGTCAGGTCCCATATTTGTCATCGGCGGGGATACTTCCGGTTTAAAGGTAGGGGTCTGGATCTCAACCTTATGGAATCCCATCGTTACTGTGATCCGGACAAATAATCTTAATTGATCCACCCACTTCCATCCTCTTCGCGCCGCCATTGCTATTTGTCCAAAATTAGGTACTGTTTTTGCCATGGTCATTCCTTCCTGTAAGTTTTTCGATTACGACTACGGCGCCGGAAAGCGCCAACCAATTCACCAAGAATTGATTTATTGTTTTGCTGAACAATATTGCTGTGGGAAATGATACCCATATACTGAGGCAGTAAGGACAATCCATCAATTTCCCTCGCCAGCCATTGCCGGCTCTTTTTCTGATCCTTAAAATCAGATCACCAGGACCATCCTCAAAGGCTATCAAGTGTGAGACTCTATAAACCGCTAGACTGGCTATTACCAACTGGGTCAGATCCATTCATTTCCTCTGCGGATTTATAAATCAGTTCTTGAATGTCCTCTAGGGCTTTCTTGGCTATCGCGCCTATTTCCTTGATCCTTTGCGTTTCTTCGTTGCGGCGCCAAACTAATGTCATGTTACGTATTTTACCGATGGTACTGATAGCAATCAAAAACGCCGCCCGAGTCTGAGCAACTTCTATTTCCATGCTTTCACGGCACAAATGGCCTGGTTCTAACTGACCTCCACAATACGAGCATTGAGGATACGGCGGGTTGCCCTCATGGAGAGGAGGATTTATTGAACCTGGAAGTGTTCCATCCATAAACCAGTCTCCTTAACGATGTTCGTGAACCCTTCGTAACTTACATTAGGCCCAAGCACAGTAAGAACCCCATAAACTCCTTTTTCGTTTGGAACCCCGACAAGCAATCCCAGGATCCTGAATTCAGGACAATTCGCTTCAACATCAGCTCTAAACTGCTTCATGCATTCATTGAACGCATCCATTTGCTCAGGGCTTACTCCAAGCTTGGCGGCCGCCTGTTCAGATTTTGGAGTCAGATTGTTTCCCATCCGCTTCTCCCTTTTCGGCATCAGCCGGCGCAGTAACCCTTTCATATTTATATCCCCGCCGCAATTGAAGGTTTACAAACTTCCCTTTTGATGAAGCATGGAGTAATTCCTCCCAAACTTCCGGGGGAACGTCATGATAAACATAAACCTCATTGTTTTTCGTGAATTTTACAAAACAATCCCTACTCCCTTCATGATAGGCGATTGCAGACACAATGGACGATCCGTATACTGGCTGATAATCAGGCATAAAGACTCCTTAATTAACTCGATTATGGATCCATATTTCCATACAGGTTTCATCGTTTTCCACTCGTTCATCTAACTGAGGGCTACACCAGCATTTTGGATTTTGAGTATGTTCGGGTTCTCGCTCGGATTCAGGGAAAACATGGTATCGAATCAGTTTCTTATCAATCGGTTCGCTCATGGTTCCCCTTCTTATTGCATTCGACCTCTATTCCAGAGGCTCTTATAAGGACTCGTGGCTTCTGATTCCAGTTCCTCTTTGAATACAATATCCTTCGTCTTTTGTTTGATCATTGTAATAAAAACACTCATTAAGAGAAGAATAAAAAGAGTCCCGATCGCTCCGATCGCCCATGCCGGACAGTGATATTTATCCATGTAAAGCCACGTCACAGCAACAAATAATATAAAACGACCCGGGCTATTAGGGATTCTTTTCCACGGCAATACCCAATGATCATCATTTTCTTTTTTTGGCGACATCCCAAACCTGCCTTTCTCGGTTAAGAGGCGAGAATAATCTCCTTTTTTCTGTTCATATGTTCCAAGGTGATTGAAGAACCATAATGAGCCATTTGTTTAAGTTCTTCTTCCGGGAAGAGCTTCCATTGTCCGTTATTCTGGAAAACCAGAAAACGCTGACAATCCTTGCAAAAAGCAATATCATTTTCGTTCGGTATGCCCTTCCCGGTTATACGATGAGCGCCCGGAATATCATTTTTGCAATTTGGACATACTCCAAGTGACTTCTGTTCCATCACCGCTCCTTACTGCACAGCCGCTGGTTGCGGTGCTGATTTCAGATCTTCAAAATCGAACTTCTCCTGCATAGCCCGGCGAAGTTCTGGAAGAGGATTATGCCAACAACCATGACGCTCGATAATGGAAATAAACTCCTCAAAATCATGGTCCTTGAGATAGAACCCTTTTTCATCAACAGCCAGATGGCAGAGTTCGTGATCAACAAGAGCTACCTGCTGCTCAAGGGTGAGAACGTCCCAATATACCTCGTCGACCTCGATTATGAAGTCGAAACCTGTGAGAGCGTGGTAAACCGGGTTTACTAATTTTGCCTTTGCCATTGCCGGATGTTTGCCCATTCGCGCCGGTGGTGGTGGGCCGTCGCTGTCCTCCGGAGCCAGTTTCATCATGTACGCAATCTTTGCGTGAGCTATATCCTGATGGTGCAGTAGGATTAGAGGCTCCGCCACTTCTTCTACCCTTTCTGAAGTTTCGTATTCTGCTGCCATTATTGCTCTCCTTTGATTTTTGTTCGAATTTTTCCGGCCGGCAATTACGATTCTTGCACATGCTGGAATGAAGCAACATTGAAGCCGGTCCCACTTCAAATGTAGCCGCTTTGCTCATAAAAACCAGACCACCACATTTAAAGTGAACTAGCCATGGTCCAACATAATCCTTTTTTGTGGGTTTGTCTCTCCCTTTTCTATTATGATCCTTGTTCAGGTGGTTTTTTGGTTTTGGTCTGATCTTCATTATTAAACCCCCTTAATATTGCCGCTCGACCGATTAAAGATACCCCAACCCTATCAGCTTCATCAGGAGTCATTATTAAAGAATCTCCTATCTGATGATCAAAAACCATCTTTATGCAGCCTGCCTTTCGATCAATCCCAATTACTGATTCCAGTTTGACGTATTCTGATTCCGCCATAATTATTCCTTATTGATGACTTTATTAAGATGCGTATTCCCAAACGAAAGATACCTCACCGGAATCCCGGGCGCAATTTCCGACAAACCATTTACCACAGAATTTGCCTGACGAAGCCCATAGGAATAATCCTTATGGTTTACCATAATTTCTTTGCTGATTTCGCGCAATTGTTCGAATGGCCGGCTTCGATAACAATCAGCATAAATCCAGCGTTTTTGTTCTTTGAGAATATCCATATGGGTTATGGCCAATTCGTCCACTTTGCCAACAACACTGAGAGCGTATTTGAACGCTGGCACATCGAAATACCCTCTTCTCAAATCCCCCTGCCACTGATTATTTATGTTATGTTCCGGCTGCACATCAAATCCGTGGACATTCAGATCTTCGCTTTCTGTGACAAATGGGCCTGCGCCATGCCTGGTGAAATAGGTTCGAACCACCCCAATGGTTGTTATGTCTAATTTATCGGTCGCCCCATAGTGATTGATAATCTCAAAGGCGTTATTGAACGTACAATCCGTCCAGGTGACGTGATTCCCAAACCCGTGGGTCTCGTCCAGCAGGACTCCCTGAGCGCCTTCAAAGACAATTGCATTCGGCAAACTATTCCTGATGTCATAAAACGTGCCAACTTTAATTTGTTGGAGCCAATCTTTGTAGAAATTTCTAACGTCTACCGGAGTTTCATTCTGCATTAGATCGTAAAGATTTTGGGTTTCTTTGCTATTGATAAATTTCTTGCATTGCCGAAGTTTTGTTTCTTTTATCCATTCCAGTCTTTCAATCGAATGAGGACATGGAATATCCGAGACCTCGAGAGATAGCCCATCTAACTGATCTGCCCGGGTTTCCCCAACTCCCATTCCGCAGGATCCGTGTCTATCTTTTCCTCGAGACATTTCTTTGAGTCTGTTTGCTCTCCAATGCCAGGGAGTGACAATAACACTCTTGGGGTTTATTAGTAGGCGCTCAAGCCCATCATAAACTCCACTATGTTTCAGTACCACATTCTCAATGAGCATTGAGTAGGGTTCAATAAGCATATATTCCGATAAATAGGTCCGGCACCCGGGGATGAAGGTGCCGGACCCAAATTGAGCAAAGGTGTGATGGAGTCCGTCAGGCAACACGACGTTATGCCCTGCCTGCGGACCTCCATTATATCGGACTACCCAATTGGCCTTGTGTTCCCGGCAAAGAAAATCAACCATCGTTCCTTTGCCCTCATCCCCGAAGGCCAAACCTGCGATAATGAATATTTGCATGGTTTCTCTCTAAGATTTACAGTCTATCCACGCCACCGGCAGAGCCGGCGACAGATGGAAGATTTTCGGCTGAGTACCGGCTGATCTCTCCGGTAGCCTTCGATAAAGGAACAAGCGCCGAAGAAATACCGGCGTCGGCAACCCCATCGGCAACCAGATCATCAATCCCCACGTATTCCTCACAGATCGCTACCGCGGATACGATCGTTTCACAAATCTTGTTCGGATCTTGCAGTTTGATGACGTTCTGCTGGCCAAGGAGATTTACCCAGTACTTTTCCAGGCTCTTGTCGGCATAATGGGAAGTCATATTGGGAATGATGAAGAACACGTGATATTTCTCTTCGAGTTCCTTCAGGATATCTGAGAATTTCAGATCATCTTGAACAGTATCGCCGATAATATCACTTATTTTCTTTTTGGAGAGGACGTCATAGGCATGCTCGTCACCTATGAAAAATATATAACCCTTTCGGCCCCTCTTTTCGAAATGATCATGAGCGGTGTGCCGGGCCATGAAGTAGGCCGCCAATTCATATTCCTCTTCATAAGTTCCACCACCAAGGCCTGTAAGCCAGAGGTTTGTAAGGTTATCGTCTATTTCGATACCGGATTCAAACTGGCCAATCTGGAAGGTTCCAGCATGCCCGTTGGAACGCATAGCATCGTAATCATCAACGGCGCCGATCATGATAGCCGGATATCCATCTCCCAGGTATTTCTTCCCTGACGCCTTATCGTCCAGGAAATGCCCCATTAATTTACTGAGGGCCTTCTGGATCATCTTTGGAACTTCCTGCATTGACCCAGTGGTATCGGTGATGACAGCGATCGGGACCGAAATCGGGTGCGCATCAGAGTCTCTTGCCTCTCTGATCTTAACGCCTTTGGGTTCAAGTGAAGGATGAACGGCTGCCGCGACGGTGCCGGTATCAATATCGTGACTATATTTAAATGTGGCCTTTTCTTCAGTGATTCCCATGGAATGCGCCAGGTTAATTCTTGCCGTAGTCCGTGACTTATAATCCTCTGATGAATAACTACTTCCACCCATAAATGAACTCCTTTCAGTTCTTAGGCAAATTTAAAGCGAGAAATTTCGGGGAGCCATATTCCTCTTTAGCGAGATTGACCCACCGTTCTTGAATGCTCCAGGCATCGTCCGGCCGCGAAGCCGGAGATTCTGTCACACACCATTGAATAAGATCTCGGAAACGCTTTGGCACGTTCCCTGCGATAATATTTATGGATTTCATCAACATATAAATATCCGTCCAGGGGCCGGCAGGTCTCTTTTTCATAACCTCTGGAGGGTAGTGCATTGAATAATCCCGCACAATCGCGGGGATCGATTGACCGGCAGTACAGGAATAACACCAGTCAACAAGCTTTAATCCGTGATCTTTCGGATCATAAAGAAGATGGCAGGGAAGAACGGCGCCATGAACAACGCCGGAATGATGCGCAAACCCTAAAACGCTGAGCGCCCGGTTCACCATCCAGACTATATGCCGGAAATCCAGGTTTTCCGCATGCAGGTCGACAATATCCTTGAGAGCGATAAAGGGCTGCTCATGGTGGAGAATATTCACGCGGCGCCCGGAAGCCTTTACTCCCTGAATAAATACAGGAAGATACTTTCTGAAATTCTCAGGTTTAGCTTTCCACAGATGATCCAGGGCGATTTTCTCCCGATCCATCAAATCGTTGTCTTTGGGACCGCGAACGATCTTTAAAATAACATTCGGATCCTTCTCCGATTCAGCACAGTAAAGGTCGCAGATATCTCCCTTTGTAAGCGATTCCGTAACTACGCAGCCGGCTATGACAACTTGTGGAGCTTTCGGTTTAGATGTAAACCCGGTGTACAACTCGTTGAGCTTTTTAAAAGCTTCTTCGGATCGTTTCCTATAATCCGGTGGAGCAACATCAGGGTGGCAGATTCGGGCATACCGGCGAAACCACTTGTCAGGATCCGCACCAGGGTCCAGGAGATCTTTATAGGTTTTGGCGGCTTCAATCGCTGTTAAATAAGTTTCTAAAGGTTCATGCTTGGCTTTGACGGCAGTCATTAGTCCCCTTTCTTTGTTGTTTTTTCTCAAGATCGGCCTTCCTATCGAGTTCAATTTGATCCACTGTTGTTAATTCTATTTTTTGAATAAAGCTCAAATCGTGGGAAATGAACCAAGAATACATCGGAGCCATTAGCTTATAAACGTCTTTTTCCCAGATGGACATGGCTTCCACTTTTTTTCCAAGATCTACAACTTTATTCCGAAGGTTATTTATTGCGTCTTCATTTCTCAGGCACAGGGCTTTTAAATTAATATTTTCAATCATAAGTTCTTCCATTAAAGGGTTGGGAGAACTACGTGAAGGAAGTCTGTCAATATACCAAGGCCGATTGCATTCTTGTTCCCATCGCATACGGTCATATCTCAATTTTTGCAATTCTTGATCATATCTCAATTTTTGCAATTCTTGATCATTCCTCTCCAATATCCCTAATGGACCCAATGGACCTGTCATAATGCATTCTCCTTATTGGCCTGAAGTAGCCGCATCAATTTTCCTCAACCTTCTCGCAATTTTCTCTGTCATTGGAACAGTCTTGCGCGGTTTACGATTTTTCTTTATAGCGGATACTTTCGAAATATCCCTCGAAAGCCCTATCATAGCCTCAGACCAACCAAATGGCACTTCCCATTGACCTCCATCTTTTGTTTCCCAATGGACAACAGTCTCCCTGGTTACTCTAAGAGCGTCGGCAACTTCTGATTGTCTAAGCCCGGACCTTTTCCTCAAATCCCGAAATTCACAGCCCTTCATACAACATCCTTCCCGATCGGGGCTTATTTCCTTTTTTTGGAAAACGGAGTTCTCTTTTGCTTGGTCTGTTAAAGATAATTTATCCTTTCGAAACTATGGCTTTATCCAGAACAGCCTCAGCCTGGGTGCCAAGAATTTTAAGAAGTTCGGCCGCCGCTTCCTTCTTCATATTCCTACCAAAACTAAGAATTATCTGATGAGCTCCAATATTAGAGTATTCACCCTGGATCTCTGCCATATCCACTAAAATGATACAGGCCATCTTGAAACCCATTTTGGATATAAATTTGTCAAAATCCTCACACATGTCTCCACCAAGTTTTTGACGTTCTCCAGGCGGTACAGAATGAAGATGCCCACCAATTGTGTCATTAAGTTCTTCCCCGCAAATGGGACAGTTCATTGGATTCTCCTCTTAAAAAATGAAGAATGGGGGCAGCAGCTTCGAAATCGAAGACAATGATCAAATTCGATCATATAACCTTCTTCGATACTGAATGACGCAGCAGTTATAGACATTCCGACAAGGGAATTTATAAACTCCTGTTCCTGTTCTTCTGTCCGGGTTTCCTCTGTTTCTTGGTTATTCTCTTCTGAATTTATCATTTCTTAACTCCATCCCGGGCGATAATTCGCGTTTTCTCCAACATCCTGATACTGGATCCCGCTCCATAAGGGCGAGTTCCTTACGTGTAATCGGTACAGCTCCCCACCTGATAGCCAGGGCTCGTTTAGAAGCACAGATATCAAAATGCTCTTTTTTAGATTGCCCTGGATATTGCAGCCATTTCACGCGAACACCTATCTTCCTGGCCATCATGAGAAGTTCATCCGTTGTGTCGGCAATCATGTGGGACATACACATATTGCGATATTTTCCCATTGGGTATTTATACATGTCGTCGACATAAACCATTTCAGTTGCACCCTTCGAGATAATTGGCCAATTTCCTAAGGATTGAAGAATTATCTTTGCAATGTCCAAGAATGAGGTTACATCTATTGCAAATCCATCCTCTGAATTTCCCGGATGCATGGCAATGATCAAAGCATATCTTCCCTCCATTACCACAGACGGAGCACTCCAACGGTTTTTTGCTGCCAGTAATTGCCAGATGTTTTCGCACCATCCTTGTCTGATAACATCTACGAGCGGAAGAGTTTGCTTTATTTTTAAACTCTTCGGTATGCATAACCTTTCGAAACCATCGGTTGCGGCTTTCCCTTCTTTTTAGTGGATCTGCTTTCAATCGGCTTTCCCTAACGCGATCCGGATATCGTTGTCTGTATCTGCGAACCGCTTCAAGATTGCTCATCTCTGAACTCCATCGCAGTGAGTGTGGTTCTTGCAATAATCCTTGTCTGGGCCATCCTTAATACTACACCGCGGACAGATCGGAAGATCGCATGTCTTCCCGTTCGGAAGAAGCCAGTCACAAAGCAGGTTCGCCGGCTGTCCGCAGTGTGCGCAGTATTTCTGATTGCCTCTCCTAACACAAACTATCGCATTGCCCTTACGGAAGCATGGCATTTTGCGCCTCCGGAAATTGAAGCCATTCCCGTCCATCCAGGAGGCGGCCGGCGGCTTTTTTGCCACAACGGTACATCCACACATCTCCACCATCTGAAGAGTTAGCAAGATCGCTGCCATTATTACCTTTAATTGTTAGGCGATAAGTTTGCTGTTTTTCTTTTACAGTTTCTTCACTTGCCCACCAGGCCCACTCCCCCCATTGTTTGAAATGGAACTTCACCCCCGCCGCCACGCACTGATCCCGCAGCGACCGTACCCAATCCGGATGCATGGGCCGTGCACCAGGTCCGGATTCGCCGCCGACGATGAGCCAATCGATGCCGCGCTTAACTCCCACGAGGGGATGATTCCCTTTTATCCCGCCATCTTGATACCAAGCCGATAATCTAGGGCGCAAATATAATGCGTCAAATCGGATTGGCCCCAGCAACGGCTCCGCACTCACGAACCGCACCGCCGCCGGGATTCTAAGTAATATCGGTATCCGCTCGTTCGCAGCGGCCTGATTTTCGGCCGTCACTCCAACCCATACATTACGTGGCCATGAATTTTCCCACCTGGAAGGAATACTATTAACAGCATCCCAGGGTCTCTTTGTAAGCAACATCCAGATCAAATTAGGTGTCTGTTCGATCGTCCTCCAGAGACGTTCTTTCTCAAAATATGAATCATTACGATCCTGGAAGATGTCACACATGGATCCACAAAAAACTCTGTACCGGGTATTGTGCTCTTCCGCCATACGGTCCCATTTAATCGGCTCAGCCCAATGTTTTTGGCCAAATAATCGCGCCGGCTTGCCGGGTCCGAAACAATCAAAGCCGGTCCTTTTTGCCAACGCTTTCGCATAGCAATTATCACAGCCCGGAGAGATATGGTCACAACCCCAGTAGGGATTGAATGTCATATCAGCCCAACTAATTCCGTTTTCGTGCTGTTTTGCCACGTTTCCCCCACCGCTGCGCGACGTTTTCTTGTCCCATGGCCCGAAGTCTATTTGCGCTCTTCGAGAGACCAAGCAGGTGTGCCTTGAATATGATTGATGATTCTTTGCGGCCGATTAATTTTGAGATCTCGGCGTTGCTGTGATTACGATATAAGTTTTTAAGACCAACTACTTCTTCCTTCGTCCAACGAGGACGAACCAGCTTTTTGATCTTTTTCATAGTTTCTCTCCTTTTATTTGTTTAAATTCTACTACCCACACCCATGGGTTAGATTCCCAAGACCCACGTTTCCCATTTATTTTGTCCCATCCGGCTTTAAAACACATAATAGGAGTTGCCTGACCATATGGAGATTCATCCCCATATACGCCCTCCGCCAGGGCATCTTCTTCGCTGATTTCCTGCAACCTCTGGACTCGGATCCCGAGAACTTCAAGTTGAATTCTGGAAGCCCACCGGGGCATGAAGATGGAGGGTCTCCATTTTCCCCCATATTTCTGGATTCCAAAGGTAGGAGCATATTTAAGATTTTTGACTACTTCTTGATAAGAAGGGGCTTGGAGAAGATATCCATGAGCCAACCATATCTTACCTCCTTCACCATCGCTTATCCATGCTCCGCATTGTGAATCGGCAGCATAACCAACGATAGGTCTCTCCGGGCTGCACCAGGTTTCTCTCACCCAAAGCTGATCTCCGATAATTCCATAAGGGCATGAAAAATACTTTGTAGCTTGCTCATAATTGGCCCATCGGCATTTTCTTATATTCCGGCGATCCTTAGAACATGTCGTGTCAGCTAGAAGCGCGAGAGTATAACTAACGTCTGGAGGCTGGACCTGCATAATTCTTCGGGTTTGGCTCTTGCGACCTTCCTGAATTGCTCGGACCATTGGCCCACTGAACAGGATCGGGTGTTCTTTCATTTTAACTCTCCAGTGGTTTTATAGTAATATCGCATCCACAGTTGGCATTCTCAACGGCGTCATAATATTTGTAAAGATGCTCTATCACAATCTGAGCATCATCATTCCAACAAAATCCTGTGAGCGCATCTTCAGCCGCCCTGGACAACTTCAATACATCCGGCTTTACTATTGGATATTTCGGAGACGATTTTTTTATTACACCATGTTTACCGAAATGGCCTTTTGGACGTGGAAGATAAAACATAAAGGTGACTTCCAATGGACCTTCCAGAAGTGGTAAACCAGTCATTGCAATTTTAGCTTGCCATTGAACAGTTTTCCTCCAGCCGGGGCCTTTCTCGTTGTCGTCTTTGACAATGATTTTTTTGGTGTATCTATGCCTAAACGCCTTTTTAGAACCGGCAGTCTGCGGAATTCCAGCAACAAAGAACTTAATCTGCATCGTCTTCCTCCTTCAAATCAGGAATTTCATTTTTCTTTTTCCTGGACTTTTTCAGGATGACTTTTTTGAGTTCATAAATACCGCATTCAGTTCCTTCAATAACATCCTCCGTATTATCTACAACAAGTAGGATTTCCGGTTCGTCCTCATCTTGAACGACAGTCACTTGTTTTGGAAAAGGCATTCATCCTCCATATCTGCCGCAGGCGGCCACACTAAAAAGGGGTTAGCGTGACCGTTCCCTGTCCCGCGGCATTGTCAAAGTCTTTTACGAGAATTCGAGTCACCAACATTAACTCGGAAAAAGGCGGCATCTTCTCCGAGTTTCTGAGCTTCTTGTTTCATTTCCTGAATCACATGTTCGGCTTCCCTGCATCGTGAGCACCTTTCGGCGCCAAAACGAGGGTTCACCTTTAGATTTTCTAAGAAGACTCCGCACATGTTCTGCATCTGCCCATAATGGTCGCAGTTGCGGCAGTATTGGTTGCCGGTCCCGATCATAACAATTATTTTGTGTCTAGGGTTTCGGGCATACTTCTTTGCTGCTGACTCGGTTTTTGGCATTAGTCTCTCTCCATCCATTAATTATGTTCGCATAATGATCGGGTATGCGCTTTTTTCCCATGATCCATTTATAGACTGTCTCGGGCCGAACATTGAGCTTTTCAGCGGCGGCGATATAATATATATCCAGATCGGATAAAAGTGTTCTTAATCCGTGAGCTTCCATATTATCCTTTATTTCAATGCCGCATAGTCACCACAAACAACCCATGTGATCTTTTCTCCGGTCAGATAGGCATGGTCGCTTCCGTCATCTGACGTGCATTGTTCGAGCCTGCTATTACAACGACCCTTTGCCACAAAGAATATTCGCCAGATTCCCTCAAGATATTGGACCTTAAAAAGGGTTCCATCCGAAAAGGCCAAATAGCAAGGCTTGTCGTCTGTAGAATAATGGTTGAATTCTTCTCCGATATCTCCTTCGACCTCGATCAGATCGTCACTTGCTCCGTATACTTCAATCATAAGCTCTCCTTAACATCATTGCATCCATTTCTTTGGCGTTTTAAGCCGACGAAGAAGAAACCGTTTCCACCAGTTCGGGCGCCGGCAAGGGTATTTCACCATCGGGATATTGATATCAGTGCAATCGCCCGGGTAAGTGTTTGAAGTCCATAGAACATAATCTCCCCCGGGGTAGCACATTTGGTCTCCGCGCTGGATCTCATCGGTTATTTCCACTCTTTCGAGCATAATACCCCAGTTGTGATAAACAGGAGACCTGCACAATAACCATACCCTTGTTTTATAGAACTCTATTTCATCAACAGTTCCGTATATCTTACCCAATATATAACCCCCTTTTCATAAAAGCAAATATCTTATTGCTATTTATAACCATTTATAAGCTTTTGTTCATCAATAACATTGTAATCTTCCGGTTTGATATCTATGATCGGCCCGGAGCCTGTATCGACATTTGGAGTTTTGGGCTGATTCCCAGGGATAAAGTTACTAATTGCACAAGATTCTAAAATTTCCTCGCCTATCTTGGCAACTATACTTAATAATGTTTCATCCAATTTGATTGCCGGATCAACGCGAACCTCCCATTTAGGACATTGTATATCCGTAAAGACAATCGGTCCTGTAAATCTGCGCCCCATGTCAAAATAGGTTTTCGTCATTTTATATATCCCAGGATTTTTTCCACTCATAACCACATAGATCACAGCGAAAATAAACATTATCGTCTCTAACCCTAGAGTCGATGAGGATGCAACCGGAACGATGGCATAACGGACAAGGGTTTATACTCGTATTATGAATGTCCATACAAGCATCCACCCCACTCTGTCCATATATTCTCCTGACTAATTCAATTTCCGCTTTTGAGATTATTCGAGGATTTATCCGCCGCCATTGCCTATTCGTACCACTTTTCCCCACAAACCTTACAATGGCATTCCGCAATCCACGAACAACACGCCCGGCGCCCAACCAACCTGATTTCAACATCGCCATTCTCCCCGCAAATAGGACATACACGAATTTCGAGCTCTAGCCTCCATGGCCGGCGATTGGATGTTATTTCTTTTTTGACTGTTTGAGTTTGCACGATGCCTCCTTTTTAACGGCATCCTCGGCTTGTTGAACAACTTCTTTCGCTCTTTCCCGAAGCTTCGAATATCCATATTTCATAACGCTCAGGAGATCCTTCACTTCAGCAAGATATATTTTGGCGAATTCCGGATCCCGCTCAGCGATCGACGAAGTGTTGGAAATAATATCTGCATACTTTATCGTCTGAGCTTCTCCTGATACCAATGCAAGCCGGTCTCTCTCAATCCTTTTACGAATATTGCGCTTAGCGTCCTCTGGTTTGGTTATATGAGTCACTTCCGCTACCAGGCTGGCTACGTGAGTATCCAATTGCCTCAAATCATCTAAAAGCAATGCAGTATCTTCAATTGTGTCGTGCAACCATCCAGCCGCAATCTGTTCCTTGCTGGCGTGATATTCTTTGAGAATTTCGGCGACTTCCTTACAATGATTGATGTAAGGCTCTCCGGTATATTTCCGTACTTGTCCCATGTGCCAAATCGATGCCAGCAATTTAGCTTTTTCGATGATTGAGTTCATTTTTCCTTTAACCATAGCTTTCGGCTTAGGTCCGTCATTTTGTCACATGCATCAATATATTTCTTTGAAACCGCTATAATTTCAGCATTGCACGTCTGGAGATTTTCCATAACTGCGTTTGCTCTTTTGGATAAAGCCCCTGACTTTTCGATTTCCACTAATATAAACTTTTCAAAATCAACAATAGATTTAGCCAATTCATAAATCGAAAGAGATGACTTTACAAACATTTCCGCCCATTCCAATTCTAATGTTTCGTTATTCATAGCCATTCCTCCAATTTACTGCTTTCCGACCCAGGACGCCGTTGGCCCCCCGCGCTCGTGATTTATGCGTATTTTCTTTCTTTTTCTCATTTTTGCCAGATTTTGCCTTAATTTTCTGACTTTTCGATGAAAATTCCGCATTTTTGAAGCGGTCCCGTGAGCGCACGAAATATGGATCCCAACTACCCTGTTTTGAAAAGTCGAAATCAAGAAGCTCTGCAACTGCATGATGCAAATTTTGCGCTTTTTGCTGAATTTCCAGCCATTTTTTCTCTTTATAGGGGTCCGTGATCCCATAATAGAGCTTTAGGCGATATTTCACGACATCATCGCGCTTCAAACTGCATACTACTTCCGCAGAGGCTTTGGTAATAAACGCATTCCCGGTCGGACGCCAGGCGCCGCGGCTGAATTTCTCAATTACCCACACTCTTGGAGTCTTCATCGTTTTCCTTTTTCGGTGGAGCAACCTCTCTCACGCCGACTAATTTGCAAATTCCCCACATCCGTAGGTCCAAGCCGGCCTTTTTATAGCACTGATGCCAGATTGCCTCTTTTAGGATGCTTCCTGGAGACGGTACATTCAAAAGAGTTGGAGGTTCAGGGATTTCAATTGGCCCAACATCTTCATTCTCTCCGCACAATGGACACGAATAAATCAGGAATGCTTGCATTATTCCCCATCAAAAGCGAAAAAGCGTTTAATCGATAGCCATATGCGCCAATACATTGGAGTCCTGGAAACCTGATAATTTAAAACAACGCCGAAAAGTTCATTTTCGTCGGCCATGACGGTGATTTTTACTTTATAAAAATTATCATCCACTTTTACGGGATCACATCTTTTGTTCCAAATTATCTTACCGGCAGCGGATTCTCTCTCAACCAAACTTATTAATGCTGGTGGAAGCTTAATAAAGGCCGATTCGCCTGGATTGAGAATTGTATTGCGCCCTTGATCGATAATTTTCAATTGCCACTCCTACTGGATTGTAGTTTTTCCCATCCCATGTTGCTTCTTGCCCAACTCAGCTTGCTTAGCCATTTGGGACCAGAAATCGGCCAGAATATGATAAGTGGACGCCTGGGCTTCCAGGGACATGATCTGAAGAAATAAAGGATCAATAAGAGTCATAAAACTTACCTCTCCCGATTTCTTCAATTCCTTTATAGTGGTCATGGCAAAGTAATCACCCAGTTTTGGAGACATATGTTCATGCCATTTCTGTTTGAACTCATTCATGAATTGGTTTCTTCCCGGGTCTTTGTCTTTGCCGGGTTGCATTCCAGCGCATTCTTCCCAAAACCGCTTATTATTCTCGATCTGCGGCATTTTGAGACTCTCTTTCTTTCTGGTATGAAACTTATCCTTCATGAATTTGACCAATTTAAACATTCAGTTTCTCCCTTTGCCCTTCGGCAATCAATTTGGCAATGAACTTGCCGGCGTCTTCATAACTCCAGGCGTGAATGAAATTTTTTCCAACCGTGCTCGTTGCATCCGGGAAGATCGTTTTCCCTTCGCCTTTTACGATTGTTTCCGACCAGTCGATATTGATCACGTGGCTTCGCCACCCGATGATGAATCGGCCAATAGAAGTCGTCACTTTGAACCATGGCTTGTCCTGGCAACACCAATCGGAACAATAACCATTCGGAATCTCCTCAACGTAGATTGGTTTCGGAAAGAGATTGATAATTTCCGATCGTTCAATTTTTCTAGTTTCTGCACGTTGCGGATCCCGGCTGACAGTCTCCTTGGCGATAATTTTCTTGAGTTCATCACACTTATTGCTAATTTCCCTGGTCTCATAGGGAGTGAGTTCTCGTCCGGTTCTAACAAATACCTTGAAGCCTATAACACCAAAAGATGAAACAGACTCCTGATAATGAACCAGTTTATAATCTACTAGAGAATTTCTATCATCCATGCTTAGTTCTCCCTAATATTTGGGGCGTCGGTGATTTTCTGTTCAACCCGATCAATTTTCTCTGCCGCAGCCCCGCCGATCTCTGTTCTGATTGTGTAAAGCTCCTGGAAGAGGTAGATTGCCATTTCAACAACAGTGACCGGCTTCTTCCCGGCCTGATTCACATGTTGATCTAATTCGCCGAAATGGTTCCCATGCTCGAAAGTATAACCGTTCGGGGTTTCAACAAACTCCGTTTTTTCTACCTCGAAGACGTCCGGGAAGAGTTCACGAATAGAGTTTTCAATCTCTAAAAATTGGTTATACATGACATAGTTAGCGTCTTCTAAATTGCTCAATTCCTGCTGCAATTCAGAATTTCTGTTCTCAACCTTCATTTTTTCGACAGTTAATTTACTGATTTCAGCGTCTTTTTGAGCGGCTAATTCCCGCCATTTGCCGAAATATCGCATAGCGCCATCCATTTTGATGACTATAGCTCTAAACTTTTCCGGATCTGATTTCTCAAAAGCCTTTCCAACTTCTTCTGAAATTTTGTATCTCAAATTAACCTCCAGAACTTCCGAACCCATCAGCCCCGCGGTTAGTGGGTTCGAGTTTATTGACTTCTTCCAGGACTGCTTCATAAATCGGTTGAATCAGCATTTGTGCAATGCGATCGCCTTTATGGATTATGAGCGGGACGGCAGTATCGTTATTTTGAAGGGTGACAAAGACCTCTCCGATGTAGTTGGAGTCGACGACGCCGCCCAACACATCAATCCCTTTACTTGTCGCCAGTCCGGAACGGCTCCAAATGAGTCCGACATATCCGGCAGGAATCTTCAAGGCGATTCCAGTTCTGACTTTCAGGCGCAGGCCGGCCGGGACGATTCCTTCCTCGAGAGCATACAGGTCCATTCCGGCGTCACCGTGTCTCCCGTAAGTCGGGAGAATGGCTTCGTTCATAAGCTTCATAATCTGAACAAGAAGTCTGTAAGGTTTATCCATGGAAGACCTCCTTTTGTTTGTATTCGTCAATAAGCCGATGTTGATTTTCGATCACCATTGCCACAAAAGCCACATCCTGTCCGAGTTCCGGGTCCGGGAAGATCTGGAGGCCCATTCCCAATTTATTGATGATCTTCCGTAATCCGACATGATTTCTGTCGTAACATTCTGTCCGTGTTTTTTTAATCAGAACGCACATCCCCAAGCCACAGAGATAACAAAATAAGCCCCAAAGTCCGAATAAAACCTCGCCTGTGATCTCACCCATTTTTATTCTCCAATTATCATTTTGACAATCACCCAGAAAAAGATGATCCCAATTGCCATACAGGCCAGCATTTCAATGGCGCCGAAAGCCAGAATCAGAAACCACGTGATTCCCCATCCGTTATCGTCCGAATTTGATTTTTTCGTCGATTTGCATGGTTTCGTACCGGGTTCGGTATTTGTACCTTGGCTTATATCCAACTTGCCGCGCTTTCTGAAATTCCGTCTCATATTTGCTCAACCTTTCCTGATCAGCGCAAAGAGGACACTTTCCGGAGTCGAAATGCACTTTGAGTTCAGAACCATGTTTTTCACAGATCGTCATTTGCTCGATCTCCAGCCTTCGAGCAAAATATCGAGTAAGATCATGGCAATTACCGCAACCAGGATCACAGCGCCAAGATGATTCTCGATTGAAGTTAAGAATTGTTCCATTGCACATCCTCAAAAGGAGTTATGGCAATTTGCCGGTAAGAAAACCATCTCTTTTTCTCATGGAAGGCCCGAAGTTCGAATATATCTCCATCAACAGTCAAGAATTGAGGAAGCATATTTGTGGAAGATGGAATATATAGGCTTCTCAAAAGACATCCATCAAACCTGAAAAATTTAACTAACCGATCGCCCTCGGGTGCCAATCCCACGCTTTTATGCCAATCCGGATCCTCTTCATCATCCCATAGTATTGGCGTCCAGTTCATCGTTCCCACTGTTATGTCAGGGCCAAGTCGGGTTCCAACCCTGCCGGATCTATCCCACCCTTCCTTAATCATCATCTTCATCATGGATTCCTCACACTTTCATCGGCCATATAGCCCCTCGCATATTTTCGACTTCCCGTTGCACCGGAGGTTCCTTATAAAACCCATTCCGCGGATCGTCCAACCGTTGCACCCGGTTGTTGTGCTGAGGGGCTATAAAGCCGATCAAGTTCACTTTTTGACCACAAGAGCGTTCACTTTTTGAAGTCTCCAGCCGGGGATTTGAGGCATTTCTTTCACTTTTTGCCCTGACCCCCACTACATATTGTGGTCATGAATCCTTTTTAATGTCCTTCTGATCCTTCAACCGTTCTTTCATGAGCAGTGAGATCACTTCCGTATGCCCTTTTATCTCCAATTCCATTCCTCTGATATATGAACCAAGGCGTTCAATATCCTCCTGCTTTAATGTCCGCTCGGCTTTCACCTTCTTTATTTCGGCTTCAAGTTCTCTAACCCTGCTGTAAAGTGTGTTTCCCGCCTGGGTTGCCGTCACAGAATCCATATCACTCCTTTGTGCCACGTGAAACTACGTTGTCCATGGACATCTATCCTTATTAAGGCTTTTTGAAATATTCATGCGCTTTACAATAAAGGCACCATTCTTCAGGATCATCGATCCCCAGAGTGCAGGACTCATTCACGGAAGAATTCATGCAATGAGAGTGGGTAACAATAAACTTCAGCACTTTTTCAGCATCCTGGAGGCGATTAGTTTTCTCGGCCGCCGACATTGCGATGTTGTAACCTATTTCGTTTCCAAGGCCATATTGATAATTCAAGCCGGCGATTACGTAGGGTGAGTCTACCTTCACATCGACCAATTTTCTCTCATGATACCCTTTTCTCCATCCGGCATTGTATGCTTCCATGGATTCAATTTTCATTTTAAGCAGATTGATTTTGGCCTGTTGCCACACGGACCACTTGCAATCGCAAAATAAGCAGATTCGGTATTGCGGGTCCACATGGAAAGCCGCATTCTCACCAGGCTCGGGATTAATGGCACCGCACTTCGGACAGTTCATTTATTCCTCCACATCAAGCCGTATCCCCAACCTTTTACAAATATAATTACAATTGTTCCTGGAATACCGAGGACTGCAAATAGAGCGGAAAATCTACGATCTATTGATCTATTTTCATCGGCTATTGTCGGAAAGCTTTTTTGGAAAAAGGCGTATGTCCACCCATAATTCAAAACACCGCAGATTATCCAAACCGCCAAAATAATATAAATGAACATCTTACCCTCACTTATGGAAGAGTCGCTCCCACTACTTCCAGCATTGCGCGGACAGCCCGGACAGTATCAGGATTGGTGATGGAAAGACCCCGGAAACGCTCAGCAAAGTTATTTATTTCACTGATTTCCCATTTTTTCAGGTTCGCCGAACAGTCGTTCTCTATGATCGGCGCCACTGGAAGTCTTCCTTGATTCCATTGTTTGTAAGTTTGCAGCCAGGCATTCGCCTGCGCAGTGTCACAGTCTTCGATCTTTCTTTTGCAATGCTCGGCGCACGATTTTGGAAAACCAGGACAGTTTAAAATCGTCATTTGCATTATTCGTTCGGCTTCCTGAACCATCATGATCAGGGCCGCCTCCGTCGTCTTATCAGATTGTGCAGCCTTTCGATTCACCTCAAATTCCAACTCCGCAACACGTTTCTCACATTCGAGGATCTGCGCATCCGCGGCAGCTATATTATCCTGACTGTGTTTACGCGCAACCTGGGTCTCCTCGAGTACACGCTTCAACCGCTCGATTTCCGTCAACAGAACTCCTTGAGCTAATGACATAATCCCCCCCCCGTAATAATTTAAGAAAGCGGCGCCGTCACTTGTCCAGGACTTCCACTTCTCCGTGATGAAGCAGTTGCGGCTGGATCGGGCTTCCGAACGTCATCAAATCCAAATACACCCTTCCCGTGAACAACACCCGAAGCCGGTCGCGCAACCCAAACGCCCAACAACTCCGCACCGTCCCGGACTCATCACCCATCCTTAGCGCCGGCAGCGGCAAGTATTCCGGCTGCTGAGATCCATATATGATCAGATTAGCCCCTTTTGGCCATGGCTTCGGTGGCTGAATTATCTTCATATCTCGGCTCCTTTTATGAAATCCTCAAAGAAACTCATATTGTCTTCAATTCCTTGCCGTCTGGTTTGCCCAACAGTCCATCGAGAATATTCCTCTCTTCTTCTTCATAGAGAGATTTCGGCCACTCACCCCTTACGAGATTGAAATATGCCTCAATTATATCCTTGCGAATATCTCCACCATCTGAAGAGTACCAACCCACCTTCCCAGTTACTTTTCTAAATGCCTCATCAAGTTCGTTTCGAAGCACTCCAATCCGCTGGTTCACTCGCTTTTTTGCCTCTTCCTGAACCTTTTTAATAAATTCTTGCTGATTCATATCTCGGCTCCTTTGTGAAAATGTGAACGTATATGTGAATATAAGTCACATTCTCAGTTTGTCAACTATTTTTTATGTGAAAATTATTAACTTCTACCGAATTTTCATCCCAAATCGATGTTTGGCGAACTTTCCGATCATTTTATACCCCAATTTCTCCATTTCCGCCTTCGTTCTGGTATGCGGCCCGGCCTTGCGCGAAATCATTCGTCCATGGACATCTATCCAAGTAGCCTCCGGATTCGTCTTCCCCAAATAATCCCAATTCGTCGCCCGGTATATCGCCCCGCTATGCCCCTGCCGCTCATCCGCATACGTCAAAAGATACTCCCACCGCCGATCCTGCCGGATCAACCGCACCGATTGCATGATCAAATACGACGCCGCATTCTTCGGAACCCCCGGATCTATCACCAACCTCGACAATACCAGCACCCCCCTCCAATTCTCCGGGTAATTCGCCTGCGCCGCCGCCTTCGTGGGAGGTATCCACCACGCTATCCCGATACACTCCTCCATGGACTTCACACAATATAGCCCATGCCGGAACACCGCCGTATTGCTCCCGCCCCCCGCATAATGATATAGCCTCACCTTCTCTTGACACACCGCCAGCGCCACTTCCCGAACCTCGTACTCCCCCCGCCGCAGCACTTCTCCAGCCGGCTTCATCGAAACTCAACACTCCCGCCCAAAAAACTGTCCCCACGAGCCTTCACCCGCCGCCCCCGCCGCCCCTCCCTCAATACCTTCACCCGCTCAACATCCTGGATAAGCCTCAAAAACCCCTCTTCCACCACTTTGCTGATCCCACTTACCCCCCGCTCCCACCGGCTCACAGTCTCCGCACTCACCCCAAGCTCACCCGCAACCTCTTTCCCCAAAAGCCCAACCCCAACCCGCAACGATTTCATCCAAAGACCTTCCATCCCTCACCCCCACACCTTCACAAAATAATCATATGTCAGCTATATTACGAGCGGAGACAACATTATGTCAAGAATTCAACAACCATAGTGAAGTCAAAGAAAGAACTCTCAGCCCATTATCTAGAAATATGCCCCGGAGTTCTTTTAATAAACCGCAAAGGCAAAGGAAAGGCAAAAATGCTCCAAAACACGGGGTCTAGACAACATATTGTCAAGAAAAGTAGGGGATGAAAAAAATTGAGCACGTACATATCGACACTAGATACTATACTCTCGGGGTGCCCGGCCGCGGGTCCGACACCTACCCGGCACCCCTCGTCGATCGTGCCGCGGCCGTTTTCCCTCGCCGTTGTTTTCCCTGCCTCGTTTGTTGTGGCTGTATCTCATTGTGACCATTACACTTCCTGTCTTTTGCGCGATCCAAGTTTACAAAAGGGCATTTTGTAAACTTGGCAGGAGTGGCGCTTTCTAGGGCAGAAAATGAGCTCTTAATTCATATCACAAACATGTCTTTCTCCACTTTTGGGTTTAGTGCCGAGTGGTACAAAATGTATCACTTTAAGTCCCTGGACAAATCGACACCTTACCGAATTGCGCTTTCAGGATTGTTGGGCGACTGATACATTTTGTACCAGTTTGGGTGCATCCGGTTGTGTGTTATGTGCGGTTTTGCATCATCGGTTTGGGCGTAGCCAGGACGAAATTGCTCTATAAGTGAAGTTCTTTCACGTGCTTTTGATTTTCGGGGTATTAGGGTAAGGACATTCTACAATTCGTTGCTCCTGGTGGATTATACGAGGGTTTTCTCTGTGTGATTTCGGTGTTAATCATGGTTTACAGCCCTTCTGTCGATTAAGCGGAATAATCCTTTAAAGTATCGTATGCCTTAACATTGTAGGATATTTTCCTTTTAAGTTGTTCCACTCTTTCCAGTACCTCATCAGGAGTGTTATAGGTCTTTAGCCTGGTAGGATCTTCTAGGGTTTTGTCATTAGGGTTTGGTCCGCAGTACTTCTCATAAATATCATTTGCAATTGCGTCTGCCTGGGCGGTTGCTTCCTCCTGGTCTTGAGGTTTTGGTTCTTTGGTTTCTTCTGGGAGAAGCTGATAGGCGTCTTGGATTTCTGGATCGGGTATGATAGCGATAGCCTGTCTCGGTTCCTTTGGTTCCCATGGCAGGTTAGCCATGACCTTTTGCGAGTCTATGATTACGGGATGTGTTTCGATTTCCCTTTCGGCACCAGGCGGCTGTTTCCCTTCGAGCTCCGCTATTTCATCTAATACCGATTGCCTTAGAGAGTTTCGGTTAATGGCTAATTTCCCCTGCCAATGAGGATTCTCGTTTGGGTTTCGTGCCATGTATGCATCCCTCGCCGGTCTGTATTCCTCTGCATACTTTTTCCTGATCGGAGCATTGGCTGCTTTGAGAGCCCGATATGTGGATCGGCCCGGATTGAATAGCGCCTGTAATATCGCTGGCCTTTGCGGGATTCCATTTCTCTCTCTCCAGGCGCTGGCTCTTCCCTTTCGGCTGTACTTTACTGTCCATCGTCCGAATCCTGCAATTGTCGCTACTGCTTGTGTCTCTTCTGGGATATCTCTTATCATTGATTCCAGCCAGGTGGATAATGCCAGGCATACAGCATTGATTGCATTTTGCGCTTCCCGGCTGCTCATCCCTGTAATCTCCTGCATCCTGATTGCCATTTGCTCCTTGTTTAGCCTTGCGATTGTCGGTAGTGTTTTTGCCCTTACCATGCCTTGCGCTCCTTTGTAAACCCGGTTTACTCGATCCTCGATGCTCTCATTTATATATGCGTTATCCATGGATATTCAATATATTTTATTTTTCTTGTGAAATATATTCACTTTTTTCTTGACAGTATTTCTCAATTCGTGTTATAAAAAAGTTATGAGTTCCACCAAATCATCCCGGCTGCAAGGAACAATCGAAAGATTAGGATTCAATTGCTACAAGTCTATGGCATGGGAACAGCCCTTTGCTGTCATTGCCCTAGCTAATGGTACGAAGGCTTATTGGTGGTTTACCGATGAAGAATTATTTAACTCTCTTCGCATCGGTCAGGAAATTACCGCCTTTGTTTATCCCTCTGATTATTATGGACAAACTTGCAGACGTGTTAAAAGGATAATCCCATGAAATACGGAATCTTCGTAATGGTAAGAGTTTTACCACTTGCATCAACTGAATTTGATTATCTCTCGGAACAAGTTTCCATCCGTACCAATAAGCGGGAAGCTCTCTCCTGGGTTCGTGAGCTTTCCGCTTCTCATCCCGATTATAGATATTATGTGAAAACTGGTGGCAATATTATTGCCTCTGCTAAATCCGGCCGTGTTTCCCATTTTACCCAATATTGAGAGGATCAATATGTATACCTGGATTGTCTTACAACAAGATTTTTTGGTCCGATCTTGCGGTTTTTGTGGCTTTAAATATTTTGCTTCCTGTCCTTCTATGAGAGAACACCTCGGCTACCTTATGGGAATGTGTGAGGATTTTTACAAGGATGCTGATCCTATTCCTCAGCTTAGCCTTTATGACAATTTGAAAATACATGGGATCAATACCGATCATCACGAAAGCGATCTGTATTTTCCTCTTACCGTCCAAACTACTGCAATTCTGGAGCAATATCCTGTCCATAGCCACAATGCGACAATTTTTACTCATGTAGAATATGGGTTTCCCTGGTACGACGTTCCCTTTGCTTTCACTCCCTGGTGGGAAAATAAACAACGGAGATTAATCCTATGACTACATATCTGAAGGACAATCCGATGAAAACAGCAAAATCAATTCGCCCGAAAACCTTCAATATTACAAACCGTTTTGGGATTACTACAAATGATTTTTTTGTTCTTAATCCCGATGATAATGTTCCTCAAGTTTATTATAACGTAGGCTCACGTCAAAAGTTTTTTATGAGCTTATACCAGTTTTCGGAACTGCTAGATGCTCAGGACATCCACATTACTTGTGAAAATTCCATACTCGCAGAAAACCGGAGATAAATATGCCCACATATCTGCAAGAAGCTTTCAATCAAATCTGTAAAGAATCGGTTAAACCTCAAGGTTTTTATGTTTCCCTTATGGAAAATGTTCCGTTCTATGGTGGCCCAGAAGAAGGTGGTTGGTGGGGTCATGATACACGGATTGTGGCTTATCAGCGTTTCCCAAGCCTGGAGCAAGCTGAAATTGCAAAGGTACAAGTGGAAGCCTACGCCGTCGAAATTAACAGCCAGGCTCTCAAAGAATATGGCAATCAATGCATCAGGGAAACGGAATGGTTAGAAGCTCGTGGTCTTGATGATTCATTCTTTCCCGAGCCAGACGGAGAATCACATTTTTATGTAGTCGTTTCCGAAGGATTGCCAGAAGAAACCACAGGCGATCGACATTACGAATAAGGAGATAATTCCATGCGTTTTCAAGTTAAATGGTTTGATGTCATAACTCATAAACTTACACAAGCCGAAAACTATGGCAATACTCGCTACATTGAGGCAATTGTAGCGGCAAAGACAAAATATCCCGAATGCTTCGCCATTCTTTATGATTCTAAGCTTGGCGTCTATCGCGCAATCAATGGCCAGGATGGTATGGCTGTGCATCTTGAAAGGAGATCTTAACCATGGCAATCGAAGTTAAAGAACTTAGACAATGGAGGATTCTCTAATGCCTCAATATAAATATCCCAATGGCCGAACAATGCACGAAGCAATCGAAGCTCAAGATTCTTATGCCGTAGATGTCGCCGGCTTCGCTTCTCCTTTCTGGGCTCCTGGTACGTCAGGAACTACTGAAGCAATTCGAGCGTTTAAATCCATTTTTCCTAATGAACATGGAGATTTTCAACTGCTCCGTGTTTTGAAAGGTTCATCTATCGGCTGTATGTGTTACGAGGAAACCATAACCATTAAATTTTAAAAGGGGAAACTATGAAGGTTTTAGTCGCCACAAAAAAATGTCAGGGAATGCGATTAAATGATTTTTCCTACACTACCGATGGAGAATTAGTCCGATATGGTTTTGATTGTGACGGAGAAACAATTGACGGTAGTTGCGGGTGTTTGCGCTCATTGATCGGGTTTGATTCCCTGAAAGGCACTACGACATTTCGAATTGCCGAACAAGATTTAAGTATGCAGAAGATTACCGGATTGATTCGACAATCGCTTATTAAATCGGGGTACATTTCGAAAACTTTAACCAAAGACGATAAAGACATTTTATCGATTACTGTCAAAGAAACCTTAAACTTATGGAAATTATTCGATCCTTACCCAATTGGCGCTGTCCTAGAACGTCGTGGAGATTCCTTTTCTTCTCGTATACCTGAAACTGGCTTGTGTCCCATTTGCGGAGAGAAAATTAAGCTCATAGGGAAAACAGTGGATGGAAGGCCCATTGGATCATGCCAGGATGCTTTCACCTTTAAGCAATGGCTTGCTGACTGATTCCGGATTTAATCGAGTAAACCGGGTTTACTCGATTATACCTTGAATCACAAGGGGAAAGAGAGAACCAACAATGGAAGCGATTACCATTGGAACAGCAATTAAGGAAGTTCAGATAAAATACATTACACGGCAGAAAATAGGAGAAACGCGAAGAATCTCCAATAGTAGGGAAGTTTTCGAAATATTTTACCCGATCCTCAATGCTGAACGAGTGGAGGTTTTTATTTGCGTTATGCTCACTACAAAAAATCGGGTATTAGCCTATGAGGTTGTAAGCCGAGGGAGCCTTAATGAATCTGTTGTCCATCCTCGGGAAGTATTTTCGTCTCCGGTAAGATTACAGGCTGCCGCTGTTCTTTTCCTGCATAATCATCCATCAGGAGATCCGACGCCAAGCCAAGCAGATCAAGATTGTACGCAGAAGTTAATGGCAAGCGCCAAAACCTTGCAGTTTAGAGTATTAGACCACATTATTATCGGCGAATCTGATTATTACAGTTTTGCCGATGCTGGCAAGATGCCTTCTTAATTCTGGATTTCGTCTGCTAATAATCCCATTGGCGGACGATACCTTGAATTAATCAAGGGGAAAGAGAAAACCATGAAAATACTCAAATCTGCTCTCGTGAAGAACATTGAAGCTTTTCGGGCTGACAAGCTGAAAGAATTAGGAAAAGCGGAGAAGGAAAAAGACCATTACTTAAAGCTTTTAGCCCGGTGGGAAACAGACCGGCGGGATTGTGCTCTTAATCTCATTGCCAAGAACTCCGAAAAACTATACGTCGATTTCGGGCACGTCTGGCAGGAAAAAGGCATGACAGAAATTACCGTCAAGCTGAAAATTACAACGGCAACAATACCGCTACCATTGCGGAATGAGCTTCGACATCCTACCGATGTAGACAAGCTTTTAGACCAGATTAAATCAGCAGAGGAGCAACTGGCTCTCCTGAAAATGTGTCCCGAAGAAATGATTGTAATCAATTCAAAGCTTGATCGGGATGCAATACAGCCCTACATCAATTATCAGGCCCATTAATCGGCGATTTCGCAGGCCAGGCTTTTGCTTGGCCTCCGATACCGCTAATTATGCGGGGAAAGAGAGAACTAACATTATGGCATTAGTAAATTTAAGGACCAGCGCACGATCAAAAGACCGGCTTTTCTATTATCGAAATCCTATAGGCCAAACCATCAAGATCGAGGTTTATTATACCAAGGGCGGCACAAGCATATTTACCTCAAGGCAAATATCACGTGGCGTCTTTGTGTCAATCACTCCGGTAAAAGTGGAGTTATCTGAATCGGGGTTTTCCTCAGAATCATTCCTTGTGTTTTCCGGCGGGAAAGCACTATTGTGCGAACTCAAACGCTTTAGCCTGAATACCCTTCTGGAAGTGGGCGCTAAAATTGATGCAATCCTACCAAAGGTTGCAGCAAACCTTAGCCATGAAGCGACAAATAATGATTTTGCCGCTTCTGCAAAATACATTCGCGATTGCTTCCAAAATCCGGCGCTCATAGAAACCGAACCACCAAAGCCAGAAATAAAGGAGGTTTTAAATGGATAAGGTTAAAAAGGTAAAGCCTCAATTATATTTGAGTTTTATCCTAAGACAGGACAACGATCTTCCACTTCCTGGGCATGGGGATCAGGCAATAATCATTGTATCGGTGATTTACAATGATTTCGAACATGGCGGAACTCTTTCTGCTCCTAAATGGAAAAATTATTCCTCCCTGGGCGGCAATCGGCAATATGAAAACCTCGAATTGAGAGGGTATCTGTCTCAAGATATTGTTGATGCTTATGGTCATACATTGGCTTATTGGGATTTACACGAGGTTATGTCTAAACGTGCCGAGATTATGGCCAAAACCCTCAAAATGATCGAAAAGAAATTCAAATCTTATGACAATTTTGAAGGCTATTATGGCAATTTTGGCGCCATGACAAACCGCTTATGCCGAGCAATCGGAGCAGAAGGCATGATCGAATGGCAAGCGCCTTTTTGTAATTATGACGATTGCCCTAATATGAAATGGGAAATCGGGCAAATCCCTAATATTGTCAATGGTCGGATTGAAGCTTGGCACACTGCACACCCGTTAAAAGAAAACGCATAGCTTGGATTTCAAGGCATAAGTTTCTGCTTATGCCTTGATACCTTAGCTAATGTAAGGGGAAAGAGAGAAATCAATGCCTAGAGTCTTTGACCTCAGCGAAACGGATATTGTACCGCAGCATCATAAACGCAATCGGGCGCCAGGAGGCAAAAGTTTCTGCAATGCTGGCAGGCGGCGCTATCCCTGTCCTACGTGCCATAAACCAAACCAACTAACAGAGCTGGATTCCCTTGAGGGTTTTCAATGCTCTCATTGTTCGAGGAAACAATAACCATGAATCTTGACTGGAATAGAGAACCACAAATGGACGCTGGAAAAAAACCGTCAATCGAAACCAAAGGCTACACAACAAAGGCTCCACACCTTATGACAAAAGAAGAGAGAAATACTCTTTTCGAATGCCTGGAAACGGAATTGCAATTGCAAAAGCTTCCGACATCCTATGGATTGCCCCGTATTGCCCATGCTGACGAATTTATGATAATGCACACCACAGAAGAGGGAATCATAGGATTCAAGCACATTTGCACCCGCAACTATGTTTTCCTGATCCCTTCGGAAAGCCAGAACCGGGAATATGACCTTTACGTTCCTGTATCAAAAGAATATTTCATGAGGGGTCAATTCGACGAATAATCGGCGATTTCGCAGGCCAGGCTTTTGCTTGGCCTGCGATACCGCTAATTATGCGGGGAAAGAGAGCAAACCTTTATGTTAGAAAATATAATCACGAAAATTGACGAACAGAATAATCGGCTCATTATCAGCTTGGCCTTGCAGGCTCCGATTGCTTCGGCAAGTGGAAAAACCCTCGTAGTGGCTTCCACTCGCGGCAACGTGAAAAGCGGAGTTATGATCAATGGCAAAGAAGTAACAATCGGCTGCAATGCCTACATAAAGCCCTAATGAACTCCTGAAAGGCGATTTCACGGGCTGCATCCCTTTGTGGCCCGTGATACCGCTTCTTAGCGGGGAAAGAGAGAAACTATGAGCAAACCAAAAAACGATAAACCAGCATTCGATAATCCAGTAATCCGGCAGGCATTCAAGAATCTCGTAAATCAAGCAGTGCATCATCAATGCAAAGTTTGGAATACGATCGGAGAAATTGAGGGATTGTTTGGTAAAGACATCAACAATCTCGATGAACTGGTCGTTGACCTTGCAGCAGCTATCGATGACGGTTTGACTGATGACAGCCAGACGCAACTATTTTTTAATCGCCTGAAATTCACGGAGGACTAACCCAATGATGCAAACCTTAACTGACTGGCAGCCGGAAAGAATACCAATAAGCCACCAATTGCCTTCCATGCCGCACGAAGGATGCTGTCAAATACCGCAAGAATGTGAATCGGGATGGGAACAATTGCCCCGTGCGGAGGAACCTGAGACTGTAGAAAAACTGAAAATCGACAAATCCGAATGTCTCATTAAAAAAAAGGGCATACTGGCTTATTTCAAAGGGAACGATAAAACCGGCTATATCTGCTATCCGCCATGGATGAAATTATTCGAACCCTATGATCCACCGAAATGCCCGGCGCCGCCGATCGATAAGAAGGTGGAAACTACCATCGAGAGGCTAACCAAAAATATTCAGAAGGCTTACGCCAAGTTACTCCCGGAAAGCCATAATCACAGGCAATGCGATAATTTTATTGGCTCCAGAACGAAAGATTACGAATATGAATGTGTCGCAACTGACACGCATAGAGCTTTACTTGTGCGGCAAAAGAAGGTCAAGAAAACCGTCAATGGGGTTTGCGTCTGGAGTCTATGGAACGTCAATGAAGTTCCAAATCTTGACGCCCCATCGCTAACCCTGGAGGATCCTGGCATTTTCCTTGCAATTAAACGCCTTTCAACAATTCTGGAAGATGATAAGTATTTCTTTATTGCTTTGACCTGGAACCATAAGTCAGGCCAATTAATTATTTCTGCCGAAAACTCATTTAAGGAAGAAGGGATTGAATCATTTGCCTGTAAAGCTACTTATTCCGGCAGGATTGCGTTAGATCCTCGGTATGTTCTTCCTGCACTCGGAACCTGGCCATTAGTCATGTATCAGGAAGGGAAAGATAGACCGGCTGTCTTTATGCCGGACACAAAGAAACGTGAATTTATGTACGTGCTCATGCCAATGAAACAATAAGAATCGAGGTCTTGCCGTGTAAACCCGGTTTACATGGCTGGACTCCGCTTCTTAGCGGAGAAAGCAGGCAAACGCTTATGAATATTAAAGGGCTCAAAAAGGAAGCAGTATTGGCAGCTTTATACAATGCCTCAAAACTTCAAGGTATGGGATTTTTACATTACAATCCTAAACCTATGACGGAAGCGGAGGCCGCCGAGCTTTTAAAAAGATATGAGGCAAATCCTTATTTCGATTATCTGTATGGTCGCGTCATGAAAATTGAAATCTCGGGCGATGAATTGGATACCGGCCTTTATAACCGGGACAATGGCATAGATGCGGCGGAAAAGGTTGATCGATCATATTTGGGACGAAGAGCACAAAGAGAACCAAAAAGAACTTTTGTCATAAGACTATAACCAGTGCTATAACTATATGGGAGAATTATAGACCATGGGCATGAAAGAAAACCTGTTCGAAGAAGACCAGAAACCAACCAAACGGAAAAGGCCAAATTTTGGGAAAAGATATATACCCAAAAAGAAGACCCCTTTACCCATAAAAGATTATATTGATGCGTTCGGCCAGCGGAAGGATCGACATGAAGACCAAAAATAAAGGAATCTATTCGTCAGGATCGGGAATGACATCTTCATCTTCTTCTTCGGGGATGTCATCAACAGAGGCAGTCTCTTCTTCCACCGGGGTTGCCTCAGCGTCAATAATCGTTTCATTATTTTGGGGGATTTGAGCTTGAGTATTCGCAGCATTCATTTTATCCATTACGGCTCGAAGAAGATCTTCAGAACTCCTGATCCCGGACTGCTGGCGGGATTCGCCTCCACCAATATTCAAACTCTGCTGGTTGACGCTGACGTTAATGGCTCCCGGCTTCTCCGTCATTCCAACCGCCTCGCGGTATTCTTTCAATGGACTCGTGGGTGTCAGCCCGGCCGCCAGGAATTGTTCGGCTTTAATGTCCAAGGCTTCGCCCAAGAGGCGCCGATATTTCTGACCCTCGGCGCGTTGGATCAGAAGACGGTTTCGATCATTTTCATGAGCAATAAGAGTTCTGGTGGGGTGAAGGCTCTTGACATGCTGGAGGTCACACTCAATGTCCGTAAGGTTGCATTCTTCACCATTCCGATTAAGAAATGCGACGATTTCCTCTTCCGTGAATCCGGAAATGTAATGGTTGTAGACCGTGACCGCCCGATCGTGCGAAGGGTAGTCGCTTTTAGCGCCTCGCTTTATATGCGGCGGGACATCGCTTTTGGTGATGGCCCATTCGAAACCCTGTTTCATAATAGCCTCATTCTATAACAAAAGGGTCGTTATGCAAAAAGAAACCTTAGAAATGATCGTTCAGTATAAAAAAGCCATTGCCCTGGTTGAGGGCTGGTTGAAAGCCCAAAAACGATGAGCCACCTATTTCTCGATGAAGCAAAAATCCATATCCTCCTGGAGTCTGCTAAAGAGAATCTTCGGGACTATGCGCTGCTCCACATGGCGGCAAGCACAGCTTTGCGAGGATCCGACCTTCTCAGAATCACTCTCGAAGACATGGTGGATAGAAACGGCGAAATCATCCGGTTGCTCCGGTTAAAAATGAAGAAGACCGCCCAATGGATCGAACGGCCGCTTCGGGATGACTGCCGGCAAGCTGTTTATACCTGGATCAATAGCCGAAGAGACAAAAACCCTTATCTCTTCATTTGCCTTGGGAATGAAGGGAAGAAAAGAAGAACACCATTATCCAGGATGGGGTACGATAAAATTATTAAAAAATATCTGTCAATGCAGTATCACGAATCCGTCTTGCAGGGATGTTCCACTCATACCCTGCGGAGATCCGTGGCGAAGCTGGTCTATAAGAAGACCGGCGAAATTGCGGCGGCTCAATCGCTCCTTGGACACAGTTCTCCTATCAATACCATCAAATATATCGATCCAAGTGAGATTAGAGAAAAAGCGAATAAAGTGGTTTTGGAAGATCTGAAATGGTGAAATCCTTGCAATTTCAAAAGACAGGTTTTATATTATCGTTTGCGGGTGATCTGAGATCAATTGAGACTCATAATCTCGAAAAGCAGGGTTTGATTCCCTGACCCGCCATTGAGACTCTTGACACATTAATCAATATCCGGTTAGAATCATTTTGCTTGGTTTCTCTCGGGGGGTTCGCTTGATCGGGGCAGCCCCCCATTCCTTTATCTGCCAGTCAATTCAAAAAATATCCCAATAAAACCTCGAGACATAGCCCAGGATTGAGCAGCCGAGAATCCATTGTTTTTAAGTATTCGTCTGATTTTATGACGAGGATAGGTGTTTGCGTAGTAACGGGCAATTTGGGTTTTTCTTCGTCCAAGATGACGAACCTTTGCCGCGCCTTTTTTGGGTTTTTTCGAGAGATCTCCCATGATTTAAGCTCCTTTGAAAATCTAAAGTGCTGTAGTCATGGAAGACCTCCCTTGTGCCTGAGTGATGTCGAATGATCACCATAAATAACTAAGAGACGCTTCCATAATAATATTTTTATTCCTGGTGTCAACCGAATTTTGTTATACTCCCGGAAATGGCCAAGCGTTGCGATCACAACGAAAACTATGTATGTCAAGCTTGCGGCGAGTGCTATCCATGCCAGCATACTCAGGAAGAGTTTAATGGTTATATTTGGTGGAAGTGTCGATTTGAGAACCGAGTTCATAGAACCAATTGTATGGGTAAAATAATCGAATGGGTGGGAAACAACAATGGACGGATTAAATAAAATCTATTACCTCATTGGCACGACAGCCACCGGGAAAACAACAACAGCTAAAAAACTTGCTAAACTTCTAAATGCGGTGCTTATCGAATCCGACCTGGTTTATAGAGAGCTGGACATCAGATTTGATAAGCTAATCGGTCCTCAGCGACCGGCAACAGTGGATCCGGACAGCTTCGCAAAGCTTTCGCCTCAAGCTCAATTATTCTACCACCAAGCTCAAAAAGACATTTATCGTGAACTCTTCGACCTTGGGCTGAAAGAAAATCCTGGCGCTACCTGTATTCTTGTCGAAGGCGCTTGTTGCAGCCTTTTATCCGATCGAGCTGCACTGCTTTCAATTACAGGGTGGCTCACACGCGAAGTATTCCTTCTTCTGGATCTACCATTCAATCAGTGGCTGGAATTCCTTGCCCAAAAGACCGGAGAAAATATAAGGGTACTCTTAGAAAACCAAACTTTATGGATGGGACAATATGAGCGATTCAGAGCCAAAATTGTTATTCCTCCTGAAACATTACGGTTCTGTCACCCTGATTTGACCCTTCTTCCAGAGCCAAGTATTTATCAGAGGGCCGGGCTAACAGACGAAAAATGGAAGCTTTTTGATATGCCGGCCAGCATCGAAGGATGCACAGTAGCAGACTTGGGATGTAATGAAGGAATGATCGGTAAGTTTTGCTTGGATAGGGGCGCAAAACAGGTTTTAGGAATCGATGTGAATTGGAGGTTATTAGACAAAGCCCGGGATAAAGGAATCAAGGTTATGCTTTATGACCTTAATAATCCTTTTTCGCACCTTGGGCAATTCGATTATATCTTTTCTCTCTCAATGATCCATTACATTCGTGATATGGAATTATTCATCAGAACCATTTCATACTTAACCCGTAAAGAATTTATCCTCGAGGCGCCGATCGCGCAGAACGGGCAGGATTACGAAGAAAAACCAGGATCATTCTGCGGGAGAGCGGCGTCCAAGGATTTAATAGAGAAATGGCTTCATGCTTATTTTGCTGACGTCAAATATATTGGAGAGTCAATATCTCCTGATGCTTATACAAAAAGAGCGATCTGGAAGGCGACCCCATGTCTATAAGAGAATCCTGGATTAAAGAACTTCCATCTGAGATTAAATTTTGGGAAGATTGGCTTGGAAAACGAAAAAGCCTGGCTGTTGCTAAATATTATCATGAGCTGATTAACGTCGATCTGATTAAAAAAATCATAACTGACATTGAAGAACCTGTGAAGATTTTAGATGTGGGACCAGGCGTAAGTTCTTTCCTTTCCTACATCGATTTTGGGAAAAAGATCGAACTCTATTCGATTGACGCATTAGCCGACGAATATACAAAACTCTGCCAGAATATTGACCGTATCGACATCCCAATCCAATGCGAAGCTGAGTATATGGATATCCTTTGGCCGGATGGATTTTTTGATTTCATCCATATCAGAAATTCTCTGGATCACTGCTTTGACCCAATAATGATTTTGCAGAAAGCTTTACTTTTGCTCAAAAAAACCGGCACACTCTATCTCGGGCATGTTCCAAATGTGAAACGATGCTCCGGATATACGGGTCTCCATTTTTGGGATATTGACGCCATTGATGGACAACTCACAATAGATGGTCAGCCAGTCGGTCTTGATTGCGAGATAAAACTCCTGCCGCGGCGGAATATTTTGGTTGAATTTCTTTTAAATAAATGAGGTTTTATGTATCCGGAAGTGCAACCGTCTTACGACTTGAGACTTAAGCTGGTTCCTGAATATCTTACCGTTCTTAATGTTGGCATTGGCAAAATCATTCCGAGCCTCTTGGCTAGGCAGTTGCCCTTGCTGCCTTTTAAAAGGCTTGATCATTTGGAATGCTATGAACCATATATTGACCTCGCTAAAACCTTTGAATGGGCCTGCAAAGATGTAAGATACATTTTAGGCAATGCTGAAGAATTCACTGGGTACGCTGATTATGACCTAGTTCTACTGTTTGATGTCCTCGAGCATATGAAAAAAGAGGAAGGAATACGAATCCTTGAGCGATGTCCTCATGCCCTTGTCTTCGGACCTGTCGATACTATGATATCCGAAGCTCATGAAGAAAACCCTGAAGGCGATCCCCATGCCAGGCATATCAGTTTATGGGAGCCTGCTGATTTTGGAATCGGTTGGGAGGTTGAAGTCCTCAAGGATTTTCACGACTTTGGATGGAGGAAAATGGATGCCTTATGGGCAATGAAATGATTAGCGTTGTCATCCCGATCTTTGATCGGACTTGGATGCTTCGAGAATCAATTGAATCAATTCTTTCTCAAACTCACCAGAACTTTGAACTCATTCTCGTAACAGACGGTTCTCCAGCAGATACCCTCGAAGTAGTAAAACAATACGAAAAGCACCCAAAAATCAGGGCATTCTACTACCCAACTAATAGTGGGTCCCCTTGTCGCGGTCGCAATAAAGGAATCCTGGAGGCTAGAGGGGAATATATCGCCTTCCAAGACAGTGACGATATTGCGACTCCACGGCGCCTGGAAATCTCACTTAGGGAAGCAAAGGCTCACCAGGCTGACGTTGTATATGGAAACTGGCGATCTAAAGTAGACCATCCAGGACATCAGTCAGGGATAGCTGATGGAACAGAAGTTCATTGTCCTCCGTTGCGCCCTGGGTTGCTGAAGGAAATGAATGTACTTTGTCAGGGAACCGTCATGGTTCGCAGAAAAATACTTATTCAAGCTGGCGGGGTAAACTCCAAGTTTGGTTATCTCGAAGACTGGGAACTCTGGTTAAGACTTGAATATTGCGGCGCCCGATTTATAGCGGTTCCAGAAGTACTTACAAACCTAAGATTGCACGATTCTAATAGCGAATCCATAAAATGCAAAGAGATCGAGAAGTGGAAAACCTTAATGTTTCAGGAATATGACAAACTACCGAGGTTCCCAATGAAAATTGCCTACTTGCTACCAGGAACAGGTATTAGCGGAGGAGTCGGCGTTATCCTCCAGCATACAAACAGGCTCATGGAAAGAGGCCATGAGGTCATACTTATATTAACGTCAGGTCAGGACTCTTGGGATCTTTCCTGGTTTCCCAATAATAAAGTTCCAGTGCTTTCTTACCACACCCCTTATCAATATCGTTTCCATAACATTGATCATCTGGTCGCCACCGGCTGGCAAACCGTAGAGTATTTATGCAGGATTGATGCAAAGAATAAGTATTATTTTGTCCAATCCGATGAAAGAAGATTCAGCGAAGATCTTGAATTTAAATCTGTCGTCGACAAAACTTACCGATCCCCAGTCAATTACATAACCGAAGCAATTTGGATCCAGAAATGGTTGGCAAGTGAATACGGTCATTATGCCACATGGGTCCCAAATGGTCTGGATATAAATATATTTCACCCTGTACAAGTGCAGCCACATCGCCCTAGAGTCCTCATTGAAGGTCCAATATCTATTCCCTTTAAAGGTGTGGCTGATTGCATTAAAGCTATTGCCGGCATCGGCTGCGAAGTATGGATGGTTAGTAATGCAGGAACCCCTGACCCTTCCTGGAAAATTGATAAGTTTTTCTCTAAAGTCCCTATGGATAAAATGAGAGAAATTTATTCAGATTGCGATGTTCTGCTAAAAATGAGCCAAGTTGAGGGGTTTTTTGGGCCTCCAATGGAAGCTATGGCCTGCGGTTGTGCTGTAGTTTGCTCGAAAGTCACAGGCTATTCTGAATATATCGATCATGAAAAGAATGCTTTAGTTGTCGAATCAGGAGATATTGCAGGGGCTCGGGCGGCCGTTGTGAAAATACTTGCTGATCCTTTTTTAAAAAACAGTCTGGTGCTTAATGGCTATAATACTGTAAAACAATGGCCTTGGGCGCCTTCTATTGACCGACTTGAATACCTCTTTGGATCAACTCAATGTACGGAATTGTCATTCCAAACCGATATAGCGAAATTATCAAACCTCTCATTACCAGTATTGATGAGCTTATTCCAAGACCTTTGCCAGTCACTTTCTTAATTGCCGATGGGCACGATCGCCAATATAGCGGAATAACCACCTTGCTTTACAAGGACCCTTTGTTCGTCTTTGCTAAAGCAGTGAATATGGGGATTAAAGCTCTTCTCACTAAAGATGTCATTCTTGTCAACGATGACTGCCAGGTAATTCAGCCGGATTTCTTCCGAAAACTTGCCACTTATGCGGCTTTCCACCCGGATATTGGCATACTCAGCTCTTTAATTAGAGGGAAAGTCGGTAACGATCTTCAAAGATGGACCCCAAAAACACGTGAATGCCTCTTTGAATATGAGAATGCCATTGGGATCTGCTTCCCATGCGTCTTCCTTCGTCGCAAAATGATTAACCAGATTGGCCTTTTAAACGAGGGGTTTGTCGATTATGGCGGTGAAGATACTGAATACTGCACTCGCGCCCGGGCGGCCGGCTGGAGAACTGCGGTTGTGACAAATCTTGTCATCCAACACGGAGACGACGCATCCCCTCTATCGCCATCTTTCAATAAGCGCTGGTGGCGCCGAGGAAAACCAACCGATCAGGAGATCGAACTCTATTTCATGCGTAATAAGTTGTAAACCGGGTTTACTTTTTACAACTTATTACATCCAACTTTCACTTTTTTTACTCTCGTGTAATGCCCCAGGATCAACGAACTCCCCTTATGAGCTATCTCGGTATCCATTAAAACAAGATAATTAGGCAGATCTGGCATCCGCAAGCGCCATTGGATGTTTTAATTATGTCAGGATCCCTTAATTTCAGAAAAAAGAGAAGCCTGGCTTTTTATCTTCTCTTTTTTCTGAATAAGCTTGTCGCTTATAATGCGGTTTTGTTCTCTTAGGCGGTTTCTTGATGCTGCCATTCTTTGAAATTCCAGGCGTTCCTGGGCGGCATCATAAAGCCATTTACTAAATAAGCCCGGGATTCTTTCAATTGCCTTTTCCATATCTCGCCGCCTGCCGATTCTGGTTTTAACATTCCCATTACAAAAGCAACCGGGATCATACCCTAGAGAGCCATCACGGAAGAAAAAGAATCCCCGCACCCAATTACATCTAGGGCATTTATGCACCTCAAGCTTATAGCCAGTAGAATAGGCTCTTTTCAGTTTTTCATAATCTTCATCTGTCATACCATTTCTCCGGACTTTCAGGGGAGTCCTGATATAGATCATCGAAAGATGTATATTCTCCGATGTAAGCCATTTGGAAGCTTCCAGTTGCGCCACTTCGTTGTTTGCCGATGATTACTTCTGCTGATCCTTGGGTTTCCTCCTGATTTTCTGCGGGTCGATGGAGAAGAACAACTAAGTCAGCATCTTGTTCGATCTGACCGGATTGCCGGAGATCTGAAATTTTTGGACTGGAGTCCTTGCGATTTTCAGTACCACGATTAAGCTGAGCGGCTGCCACGACAGCAATATCCATGGATTTGGCCATACCTTTCAGACTCATGGAAATGTTGCTGATTTTCTCAACATCATTGCGGCTTTGTAGATGTTTTGGTGGAGCAATAAGCTGTAAATAATCAATCAAAATAATTGGGATAGTGCTTCGCAGGCGCCGAACCCGGGAGCGCATATCGGCAACCGTCAAAGAAGAACTATCATCAATCCAGATCGGCATTTGGGCTAGAGCACCGGCTGCTCTAGCAATTTTATTCCAATCCTCTTTGTTCAGATAACCAGTATTTAACCTGACAAGAGAAACTCTTCCTAATTCTGCAATCATCCGCATAATTAACTGCGGCGCCGCCATTTCCAGGGAAAAGACAGCCTGGTGGATTCCTTTAGCTCCCATACGACGGCACATCCCCATAAGTAGCGAAGTTTTGCCGGAACCAGGTCTACCGGCAATAATATTTAATTCTTTTTTCTGGAAACCGCGGTGAACAATACGATCAAAATCAGCATAACCTGTATGGAATCCTCCAGATTCCTTCCGATCGCTGATTTCCTCGATCGTTTTATAGGTTTGACTGACAATTTCTGAAATATGGACTAATCCAGATTTGCGATTTATTCTCCCCAATTCCTCGTCAATTCCAGAAAAGGTGTCCGATATGATCTCTGTGAATTTTTCCTGAGCGTCATAACATCTGCCCATCAAATCACTGCCGATTCTAATGCCTTGCCGCAGAGCTCTATATTCTCGGAGTATGTCTATATACTGCTGTGACAGAGCTTCATGATAATTTGGAAACCAATCGGTAAGGCTGGCCAGGTAAGCGGCTCCCCCACAAGCATTCAACTCGTTATTTTGAACCAATTTATCTTTTACTGTTATGAGATCAGGTCCGGTCCCCTCATCAACTAGATCCTTAATGGCTTTCCAAATTCTTCGGTTTGACTCCAAATAAAAGTCATCAGCTTCGAGATCAGCCTCCAGCCGACCGTTCGCAAGGGTATATCCCAAAACAAATCGTTCAACTTCCAAGTTAGTTGGAATTGTCTTTTCAAGAGATATATCCATTAGCGTTCTCCTACAACGTCGCAGATTTCTTCCAGTCGTCGCGTAAGAGCTTCGCCATAAGATTCTCGGAATAATTCCAAATTATAATTTGTCGCTAAGCTGAGACGAACAATATCCGGATTCATATAGCAGAAATCTATGACTTCGAAAAATTTAGAGAAAGAATACTCTGTATCGCCTAACTTGCCACATTCATCAATAAACAAATGCGCCGGGCTTTGGCTGTTATTTTTTTCAAAATCAGAGACGCTGAAGCCTTCAAGGCAGTTTGGATTGAATTCATCCAATTTCATTTTACGGATCATTTCCGAGCACGTCATATAAAGCGCATTCCGGCCGGCATAAACAGCTTCCTTGTAAAGCGCCCACATAAGATAGGTTTTACCAGTGGAAGTTGCTCCACAGAAAAAATAACCTCCAAGAGGATTTTTATTTAAGGCTTTAATAATTTCCGTCTGAAGCTTTACATCCAGCGTAACAAACTTGCTTGGTTTTATATCTTTAAGCCTTGGCTCTATTCGATATCTTCCAGGAACAAATTTTTCAATCACTTTTTCCACTCTCTGGAATTCCCGGCACCAGCAAGCCCGGCACCTGGTCCTTTCCGGGTTCCAAATCACTCCCTCGTCCTGACACTTTTCGCATTTTGGCGGGGGTGATGGCAAAAGAAGTTCCGGATGTTCCGCCCAATTCTTTTCCATCCTTTCCCGGATACTCGCCAGAACCTCCTCGATTTTTCCGTTTACGGGCTTCAGTTCGTTCGTCATGTTGGCTTCTCCCAAAGTCGTGTTGATAAGTTCCCGCCAGCACGGAGTTAATTCGGCCAAGATCTTTAGCCAGCCATACCGGCGACATATAATGCCTGTTTGTATAATGCGTTGTTGATCCAAGAGTGCGAACGAATTCAGCCCATTTCTCTTCCGGGCCTATTCCGTTCTCTCTTCCCATTTCATTAAACACTTCGACCAATTCTGTTACTTTTGAATATTCTTTTACAACCGCTGTCGGAAGTGGTCCTCTATTTTCTTCCCAAATTTCAAAGAGTCTGATTTTTGTAAGGGGGGTAGGGGGGATCCTTCCTTCTTCTGTTTTTCTTTCTTTTGTTTCCCCTTCTTTAATACCTTCTTCTGTCTGTGCTACATTGACCGCTACATTGACCGCTACACTCCCCGCTACACTCCCCGCTACAAGTTCACTTTTTTGTGCTTGATAATCATCGTATTTACATATAGTTACAATCGACCCTGCCGCTACAAGCCCCGCTACATTGACCGCTACATTGACCGCTACACTCCCCGCTACATAAATTCCGTTCTTGAAATAGATTGTCTTAATGTCCACCATCCCTTCATTTTCAAGCTTTTGCAGCCAATAATGCATCATTCTTGGTGATTGATCGTATTCAATTGCGAGGTCACGTTCTGAAATAATATATTGACCTCTTTGAAGCATTATTTTGGTTTTTTTCCATTCAACTTCATGCTCTTTCCAGGCAGCGTCGAGGCATAATTGAATGAATAAAAGTTTTACCCAGGCTGGCTTTTTTTTAAACCAAGGGTGATGACGGATGGATCTGTAGAGGAAAATAAAATTGTTTTTTCCGTTAGTGGCGAAGGGAGTCTCAGATTGAGGCTCCCCCGGTTTTTCGCCTTCTTCTTCGCGTAATGGAGTCTTTGCAGACGAGTCAGTTCCTTTTTTATCACTTCCCGATGAAGGTTTCAAGCAGGAATAAAGAAACTCGTAGCCAGCACGTTTTTTAAACGTGGCCTCAAGCGCCTCTATAATTACATCAGGATCTCTGCCAGCTTTTTCCCATGCCTCGTCTGCTATTGCATGCAGATCAGGATCATCATTTTTATGCTTGAATAATCTTGATTTGAGAGCTTTTTTTAGTAAATCGCTGACATCCCGAGACCCTTTAGGGATTAAACTCCCCACAAGGCTATTCCAAGTTTCTCCCATAAAACCCTACTTGTGAATACGATCGGTATATTCGTCTTTGCGCCGATGACAATCCGCACAAAGACCTTGAGCGTTTGGGCGCTCATCCCCTCCTAATTGAGACCTTTTCCGTTTATGGTCCCGGGTCAGAGGCATTATTCGACCACAGTCGAGGCAATGACCATCCTGAGAATCAAAAATATCCTCACGTTGAGCAGTATAATCACGCTTCGATAGTTTGACCCGCTTGACCTTCCAATTTGGTTCCGGCATTCCTCCCTGCCTCCACCCACGTTGCCAGTTGAGATATTAGCCGATCATAAATGTGGGCCTGGTTTCTGTCTATCTGTTCATAGCACCTTTGGATTACACCCATTAAAAAGGAGTTTCTGTTCTGTAATCGGCCGGCGCCATCATCCCTATATCCGGAAAGAAATTCCCGAAAGATCATGCATATTGCTTCGGTTTTCTTTTCAATGCCGGTTTCCATCTGGACCACTCTCAGAGCTTCGGTGAAGTCAAAATATTGGCTGCCGACAAAAGAAAGCATTTCGACAATGACTTCTTCTTGAGGATCTCTTTGCGCAGTAACGCCTTCCGTGATTGCAGATTTCACCCGCCGATGGAAAGTATCCCTGTCTTCTTCCAGAGCATGCGCAAAATAATTATTTGGGATTACGCCGAAATGATTGTGGATTTTAACCAGGTCCCGGCATTTTGTAGGACCAATTTCACTTAAAACCTTATGATCGCAGTATCCAAGAGTCTGACCAATTCGAATCAGATCGTAATAATATTGCCTTGAGTGCGAGAATGTAGCCTCAACATATTGGCTTTCATCTTCGAACCCACGAATCTTCCAATATCGATTCCGATGAGCTTCAAGCAGATTTAAGCAGAGAAGCATCATATTTTTCTCTACCGTCTGTTCTGCCTTGGCTTTCCATTCGAGAAGGCGATCAATTTCTTGAAGAACCTGATTGGCTCTGACTGGATCTATTACTTCTACCAGGGATTGTTCTTGGGCTTCTTCCATCGGGCGGTATCCCTTCCAGTAATTGTTCTAAACTTGGCAATGATAGCTTCTTTTGAAGCACATATTTTTCATAAGCCTTGGCTTCACTCAGAAATCCGAAAACCGGATCTCCTACTTTCCCCCGGCTGCGCCAACTGATTATGTGGAGCCGGGCAATTTCGCAATTTATTCCCACCATATCGCACAATACTTTAAACCATTGCTCTCCAAAAAGAACCCTTTTGGCATCCATGCGAAGCTTGGCAGGGGTTTCTTTACAGAGATAATCTTTCTCTGCCCTTCTTACTATGTCGATCAGAATCCGGACCCTATGCGGAGTATCCAGATCAAGATCAAAAGGGAATGTCGTCGTCTGTGATAATTGGTCTTCCTGCTTTATCGAAGAGTTCGTCTGGTGTCCGAGTATCGGGTTTGATAGGAGAAGACTCTTTCGGGTATCTGTAGCCACCGGGATCGGCTGGCTGTGAATCGTATTGGCTTGGCGCTCCACCTTCATTTGCTGGTTGGGCATCTTGTGACGGCCTTGCTCCGCCAGGGGCGGTGATTTCTCTTACGACAATCTCCGTGGCTGTTTTTTCGGATCCATCCCTTCCGGTATATTTCCGTACTTGGATTTCCCCTTGCACCACAATAAACTGACCTTTTTTAAGATACTGATAACAGAATTCCGCCACTCTGTCAAAGCAAACGCAATTGATCCATGTCGTACTCTCTTTTGTTTCTCCTTCAGCATTTGCATAATTCCTGTTCACCGCAATGCTGAATGTTGCTCGGGATTTCTTCCCGGGCGCCGCCGCGCTCCCTTCCGGATCCCGGCCAAGGTGTCCTGTACCAAACCATCTATTCTGATCGTTTGCCATTTTTATCTCCTATAGAATTTCCACAGTTCCATTTACAATATTAATCCTGCTATCGGCAAGATCCTTTAGCCTATCCTGGTGTGCAATAAAATACACTTTCAGGAAATGACCAATCTCTCGGGCGCGGCGAAGCATTTGGACATACCGCGGTGCGTTTTCATCATCTAAGGGGCCGGTAGTTTCATCCCGGAAAAGAGTCTGCCAAGCAATCCCCGATTTCATTTTATTGAAAATAGCAATTGCAAGGCTTACAGATTCAGCAATGACGACTTGTTCGCCTCCTGAATATCCATCAATGCTTCCTTCCCGGCCTTTCTCGGAATCGATAACGATAATATCAAACTCGTCTTTATAGCTCACCCCATCATCTTTAAGCATTTGCGTAACAAATTTGATACTAAATCTTGGGCCAAAACAGGAGAACAAAAGATCATTGGCAATCCCGCTTACCGTGGGGCCAGCAGCGTCTATCTCGAGTGATTGAATCCCATTTGGACCAAAGGCTTCAATAAGGAGATTCCAATCCTTTTGATCTGCCTCAAGATCGGCAATTGCTACTTTAACCGGGATTAATTTTTTCTGATTATCTTCGATAGTTTTTTTGAGAGATTCCGCTTGGGTTATTTCTCTATTAATTCGGCTGATGTCGGATTCCAGTTTGCTTTTAGAGGACTTGGCAGTATCAAGATCCAATTGAACTTTAGTGAGTTCTCTCTGCGCCGTCGTCACCATTGCCCCTTCAGCCCTAGCGGCCGTTATAGCTGTTTCCGCCTGGCGCAAACCTTCTTCTGCTGCGATTATCTGTTCTTTTATTTCTTCCAGTTTGGCTTTTGCCTGTTCAATTTGTCCGGCATCCGCAGTTATATTTTCGAGGGCTTTAATCCTTTCATCAATAATGGATATGTTACCTTCCAATTCCCTGATTGGGGCATCGTAATTAGTCAGAGCTTCGATGTTTGGTTTAGGAATAAGCTTTTGGTCATCCTGAATCTTAAGCATGGCTTGTCTTATATTAAGAGAATCCACATTCAATTTATCAAGATTTTCTTTCGCTTCGATGGCGCGAATAAGGAACTGGCAGTTTGCGAAATCGCCTTCCGCTTTGCATGGAACCTCATCGATAGTGGAGGCAGCTATTTGGGAATCGGCAATTGATTTATCGCAAAGCTTTTTATTGCCTTGATGCTTTAACCATTGCTCCCGAAGAGTATTTACTTGCTTATCGTATTCCTCTTTCTGTAATTGCAATTCACGGCGCTGGACTGTGGCTTGAGTTAAAATTTTTCTAACCTGCTGTTGCTCTGCGCGTTTATCCTCAAATTCCTTTGCAGCCGTCGCTACTTTGTCTTGATTTTCGAGGAGTATATTATTTGCTTTCAACCTTGATTTCAGGACCGCAAGTTTATCTGTAAACCCGGTTGACTTTGCAGTTTCTTGTAAAATCCGATCTTGAATAGGTTTTTGATTAGCTACTTTAGTTTTAAGTATTCCAAGCAGCTCCAAAAGTCTGGTCATTTCTTTATCGAAATTGAGGTACGAAGCTTCATAAGCAGTCAAACATTCCTTTAATTGATTAATATCGGGAATGTCCCTTTTCATTTGATCTTCGATCGCGCTGGCCTCAGCCCTCTTGGTTGCGAGTTCATTGCTGCATTTCTTATATTCCTTGCGGAATTCCTCTGTAACAACTTGGAGGAGAGCCAGGTTGAGCATTTCAATGAATAGGGATTTACGATCGATCTTGGCTAATTTAATAAAACTGCCTCGCTTATTTTGAGACGCAAAAGAACTTGCTAAGATCATGCTGGCATTGCCAAAAAGCTTTTCTGCCACGGCATCAAAATCTTTTGTCTTTCCTGTAATTCCTGGAAGTGGATTGTGTTGGCCATCATAAAGGAAGGCTTCCATCTTCGAATAAACCGAGTCAATATTCACTACCGCTTCATAAGGCTGATTGTGCCAATCGAATTTAAAATCGACCATAGCATCCCGGCCGACGCAGAATTCGTAAACGGCCGGCCTCGATGGGAACATCCGGTAAAGGGAGAGGTATATTGATTCCATAAGGGACGTTTTCCCCTGCCCATTCTTCCCGGTAATGGCAATTAGATTCCCAGGTATTGCCTTGAAATCCACACAAACATCTTTGAGGACAGTGACGCCCCGGACTTTTAATTCAACTGGTATCATAGTTCTCTCCTTGTAACCTTCCCATTATCTTCCGGATACCAGAAGACAAAATCCGGGCCTATTGATTCTTGGATTCGTTCTATATCTTTCATGAAAAAGCCATTCCTTAATCCGATCAGTCTGGCATATCCCCATACAACAACTTTGTCTCCGTCTTCTTCGTAATATCCCCCCGACCTCCCACAATCACAGAACCGTCGATCCGGTTTACCATCACGAAAACTACGGAGCTTTATAACGTCATGGCATTTTTGGCAGAATATGAGTTTCATCGGCACCTTTGCTCAATAATTGACAATTTGTTTTTCATTCTAATAACTGTGGCTTCATCAGGAAGCTTATTTGTGGCCTTCCAGAAGACATCAAGCTTCTCCTCGAGGGATTCAGCTTTAGAGATCTCAACAGAACGGACCAATTCTTTGGGCCTCACCTGTGGATCGATTTTTACTTCAAGGGCGCCAGCCTCTAGGAGAATCTTTTCAAGTTCTTCCTTGGCATGAGCGAGGTTGGCTCCCTCTTCAATTTGCAAAAGAGCACGGACCCGGGCACCTTTGGCCCTGGTTTTCATTTCCCCGTATTGCTCTGGAGTCATTGATAGTTGGAGTGGCCAAATGCATTCGATGCTGAACCTGTCCACAGTCTGAAGTTTATACCATTCCGTGCAGCCGGTCATAGTATCGAGAATAGCGCAGAATTTATCTGGATTTTCCCCATAATCCATGGCGGCCGGAGATCCAGGATAGAAGAACCTGTTTGTCGCATCGAGGTTTTGACCAAGATGAATATGTCCGAAAATGCCGGCATAAAGTCCAGATTCAGTGAGATCGTATTGCCCGAAGCTTATTCCTTCTCCTATGAGAGGCTGATGATTCTGAGCCAAAGCTCCCTCAACCAGGAGATGACTTATCAGGATATTTTTGACGTTCGGATTTTTGGCCTTTTCAAGAATCACATTGTTTTTCACATACTGCAAAGCCATTTGGGAAACAGTTTTGTCTCCCTCTTCTTTAGACGCCCCAATGTGATGAGACTGCCACGTGGCTTTCGTAAACCAGGGCAAAAGGTGGAATGTTATTTGTTCGAATTGCGGATCTTGTGGAGGCCAATGGATATAAGGCTTATCCACTAATATTATCCCGTTTTTAAGATCAAGATGGCCAAAGATATTGAGATCGCCAGGCTGATCATGATTTCCTGTGCAGGCGACCACCGGAGCGACGGTACACATCTCCTGTATAAGCATTCGCAAGAGATTGCGACCGTCTGCCGCGCTTTTATGGTCAAAGAAATCCCCCGGGAGGGCGATATAATCAACTTTCTGCTCCCGGAAAATTTTCACAATTTGTAGAACTGAGGCTTCGATATCGGCGTCCATACCGTCACCAATATGCCAGTCTGCTGTTGAACCAATCCTCATAATTTTCTTGCCTCTGCGAATTGTTCATCGGTGAGAAATTGCCTAAATGTCAATGATGGATAAGCATCGGCAATTTCAAGAAAAGTCGTATACCTGCGTTGTGATTTTGTTCTTGCGGGGCGTCTAGGTCTATTGATAATTGCCCACTCCCTACCAGTTTTAGTAACGGAAAACAAACGGTCTTTACTATCGAAACATTTGGGAGTTGGAAATTCCTCCATCATCCCCATAGCTACTAACTCTAATATTTCAGGCATATCAGAATGGCCGTCACCTGCAACGAAGTGATTTCTGTAAGGCTCAACAATATCATCCCTATCCAGTCCAAGAGCATGTAAAACTATGTGTAATTTGTTATCCGAACTGCCCATTATTCCCCTCTTTATATACTAACTTCCTAATTGTTCTTCTTTTTTGCGGCGCATTTGCTCTCAACTATGCCCACTCTTTCCAATAATAATAATGCGAAGTTACGCGCTTGAGCCGGTGAAAAAATGATATGTCCAACTCCGTTTTCATCTGGATGAAGATCAGGATGGTTGATGACAATCTCACCATTTTCGTTATGTCCGACTTCCAAAACTCCTTCAAGTTTATCAACCATTTTATCCTCCAGGTTAGTTTCTTTTTTCCCATTGGCGCACAACTGTCCTTACTTTATCGGACGCCATATAAGACTCTAAAAAATATTACTGAATATCAGGAAGATTGGAGAAAGCATCTTCGATGGCTTGCAATTCACCATCATTAAGCTCTGAGAGTCCAGGGCGCCCAGGAGACAATTCCTCTCGGGGTTTGCCTTTTTTAGAAAGGTAGAGCTTGGCGATTCTCTCAACTTGAGCATCACGCTGTTTCCAATATTCTCTCTCTGCTATTTCATCGGGTTCCAATTCATCAAGTGGGACCGTGTTTGCAGGTGGAAGCGCAACTGGAGGCATCGGCTCCGGCAGTTGAGGATTTTGCGCGGCTTCAATGGCGCTGGCAGTATCGGCCTCCAGCTTCATGACTTTAAACAATTCGTTCTCAATGCCCATCTGCTTTGCAGCCATGATGGTAAGCAATTTGTTTTTAATGGCGGGATCGATCGCATCAATATTGAACGCCATGCGTAAAACTACGAAAGGCTTATCCAGTTCCTCTGGATAATAGCTGGTTTGGACTCCGAGAAGTCCTCGAAGAACACGCAGTTTAGCCTTCGTCATTGTCTGCTGTTCGATATTTTGGCGTAGTTTTGCTAATTGATCCGGATGGCTTATCATTCCCAAAACCTGGGGGGAATCTTCGCGGAGATCATAACCAAATCCATCACTCTGAGACCGGATTTGACCATCGATGTCACGAATATAACCCGTTGCCTGATACCGGCATACGTGGGAATCTTTCCCATCATCCACTCGATGAATTGTTGAGGATCCAGTTTTAGGATCTTCCCAGGAAACGCCGGCAAGTTGTTCCAGGCGCCATAATCCAATCTTTGTCAGACCAACTTTCCTGGTTCCTTTGATCGGATAAAGTTCCTGGTCTACATATTCTCCCTTGTCGTTTTGTTTTCTACTGATCGTGTAGGAATGAATAAAAACATTCCATCCCTGCGGAAGATAAGGAACAGCAGATCGACAAAAAGGAGTTAAGATGTGGGCTCTATCCCGGGCTGCCATGAGTTCTTGTTGAACTGTTTCTAGATCGTGGGTGACAATACTGCGGAGTGCTAAAGACTGATTTACTGCCATAATACCCTCCAATTGAATGCTTCTATTATTCTCCAGGGACTTCCATAATCTCCAGAGGGCTTTGATGAGTCACTATAGATTTTTAGTTATGATAATGTCAATGCAAAAAAATGCCGCTCTCCGGATTCGGGCGAGGACCAGAGAGCGGCTCTACGGGTTCAATGAAACACAAAGAAATAATTATAACCCAATCATAACTTATGGCACAAATAAAAAAGCCCGTTCAATCACATTCTGGTAAGATTGAACGGGCTTCCCCGAAACGAACCACTATTATTACAGTGGTTCGACTGGTTCGGTCTGAACTGGATTATCGACATCTGAAATCTGAGAGGCTACTTGCGCCAACGATGCCACTCGAACTTTCAGAGCGTTCATCGCCTCAAGTACTTCCGCTGGAGTCTCAGTGCTCTGAGCTTTAATTCTTTCGATATCGGCCTGAATTTCGGTCAGCTCCGTTCCGATGGTGTCCAAACCGGCGTTTACTGTGGTTTTAAATTCATTAAAATCTTCCGTTAATCCCATAAGGCGCTCCTTAATTTCGTTAATTTCAGAAGATATTTTACCAGAAAATATCTCAATAAGATTCTTAAAAAATTTCATATTTCAATCCACGCTCCCAGATAGGGAGGCGATATAAAATCTACTTCGTATTAAATGAACGGAGGGTACTTTCGATGGTTTTATCTCCGCACCCGCTTTGAGCTTTATAAAAATAATGTGTCCTGGGAGCCAATCCGGAAATTACGGCCAAGTGATCTGTCGTTCCAAGATTATTCGCCTTCACCGCGAACAATCGAGCCGGCTCGGTCCCATAAAGTACCGTGCCACTGCAATCAACCGTTGTCACCCAAACGATTGTGGCTGTCGTTGCGGTCACAGAAGAAACTGACAGTTGGGTAATGTCTGGTCCGGAATTTATGACTAAATTAACCGATTGGGTGCCGGATTGAATCGTTGCGGCCACTTCATTTGAGAAGTCGCTCTCCTCGCCAGCGTCATTTGTTGCGGTAACAGCGAAATAATAGGCTCCGGGAGCCAGCCCGGTTACTGTGTAAGTGGTTTGATTGGGGATCGTGATTGGTCCGCTATAAGTGCGAGGGGCCTGACCTACATAAACTTTGTAGCCAGAAACGTCGGGGGATGCACTGGGGTCCCAGGCCAGTGAAACCTCGGCGCAGAAAGCCATGGGAAGTAAGCAGGACAACAAAATAAGGGCGATCAAACTTCTCATGGCTTTATGCATATTACGCTCCCGGATGATCTTTATGCCATTGTTCAATCTCTGCGAGATTTTCGGCAAAGGCATCGCCAGCTTGCATCTGGAAATCTCCGATTGTCATATTCGGATCGGCATCTTTGAGCATGTTAATTATTTTCAAGATGCCCGGTAATGCTGTGCTGGCAAAATTGAGGACATCCAGCGTCATTTGCATCGAGTCTTTCGGTTGTCCGATTGTCATATCAGCCTCCTGATACCTGAGAGATTACCACAATTGAAGATATTGTAGTCCTCAGCAGAATGAATCCGCCCTCAATTTTCTGTTTTAGCGCCGGATCTTTTATGGCCAGTACGAATTCAATTTTTGTCGGATCCAGAGAATCGCTTACAGGTATCAATAGGGCCATGATTTTCTTCCGGCTTTCAGGGTCAAGCTTCTGGATGGCACCCAGGACCGAATTAACTTGCTGGCCTGCCACGTTGGCCCGAGCGCATATGTCCAGCGCCTTGCCGGCGTTTTCCTCCGAAATGAATTTCGCCTTTTCGGCTGCTATAATATTTTTCTGCACTTCAGTCAATGTGGTCGCATAGATCGCCATCGACTTAGACACTTTCAACAGGTCGTTGTCGCTGCATGCTGACATGCACAGGACAAGACTCATGATCAAAACAGCCATTGTTGCGTTACGTCTCATACCTATTCTCCTTATTCTTGATTAATACTTGGTTTGACTGATTCTACCACAGGAGGCTTCGGATTTTGAGTATTAGGATCGGATTCATTTGTGACTCCAGTCCCAAATATCCCAATATTTTTGATCATATTCGCAAACACATTGTTTGCGAGTCCTAAGAATAATCCACCGATCGCGGCCGGAGTTAAGGCAACGCCCCAATTACCAAGAGTCATGCACCATGCTCCTATAGAGAGGCACAGAGACATGATAAAGAGGAGTTTCCTTCGATCGGACAGGAGTTGAGCTTTCATAATTTCCTCCAGACAAACCGGATAGTCCAATACGAATCGACATAATCCCGTCGAACCCCAAGGGCAAACAGTTTCTTGCCCTTGGTTAAGAGCGCGAAATGGATTGGCCAGCTAAGGCACCATGTACCGGGTACAGGAACGTCTTGATGATGATCTTTAGGATTAGATCCCATCAATTGTGCCGGCTCTCGGCCGCCGACAAAAGCGGTAAGCCTCCTTGAAATCCATCGCAGAAACGGCCACCAGTCGGCATGGGTTTGCCGCAGAATGAGTGGAAGGTTACTTTTTGGAACCAGCACTGCCCATTTGAGTCCCCAGGTGATCAGGGAGAGCGCAAACAGCAGAACGAGGAACCCAATAATCAAAAGCGTTATTCCGATAAACATAAAGATCCTATTCTTCGATGATCAGATAGAACTGATCTAGGTTGCCGTACTTCTTCATAAACTCATCAAACCCGCCGCCATTTCCGCAGTGTAGGATCGCCGGCGCACCATCCATCACTCCGAATTCCTCTCCAACCGCGATACATCCATCCAGTTGCATTTCCTTGTTGGCCTTGTGGAATAATATCCGGTCGTGGCCTTCGACCTGGATCTCAAATGTTGGATAGCCACCTTTATTGTAAAAGTCTTTTTTACAAAGAACCCGAACTCCTACAGGAATCTTTGTGATCTGCTTCCCATCCACTAAATATGTCCGCTCCAATGTGAGGGCAAAGGGAATGCGATCTTCCCCCATCATGACGCCGAAGGCACCCGGATCCACTACGGACACATGCTTTATAAAAAGGTCCATGATATCCCCTATTTAGTAATTTTATCTGCGTTCAAAAGGATGAGATTGCCTATAGCACTCAACACCAGGCCCACTGCCACCCATATCAACGGCCGTATTATACCCCACCACTTTTCCGAATCCTTTTTCGCTGCTACCTGGGTGGTGATTTCCAGTTTAATTTTTTCCAATTCTTGCCTGACTGTTATTGGCACAGGGAAATTACCAGCCGCTAAGGCATTCGCAAATTCCTGTACTTTATCCTTAACAGGGCATTCTATCTTATGATTCCTGATTTCATCCTTATTTTGTTCAGTTCTTAGATATAGTTCTTTGACCGATCCATTTAACTTTGCCAAATGATCAATCACATGTTTTTGACCGACATCGAGAGTATTTGTTGAGAGCTTGATTTCTACCTGTCCTTTATCTAAAGAAATTATAGAGGTTCTCAATTCATTAAGTTCGTTACACACATGGACTTGAAATTCATCAGGAGTCATACGTAGAGATCCTATAAAAAAAGCATATTGCATGGGAAGAGCTCCAAAAACATGTTGTCCGATACTTCAACATCTTTTAAGCTCCACTTAGTCTTCTGGAGGTTCCGGAAGACTTCCGCTTGTATCATCAGGTGGAGACTGCAATCCAATAGATTCCTCTTTATACTTTCTAATGCCTAACTTTTTGAGGGACTTTTGAGCTGTTGCAAGCATTCTCATATAAGCATTGTCAATCCTCCTTCTTTTTTCATCAGCGCTATATTTCGGGTCTTGAATTACCCTATGGATTTCACGGTTGATGCTTTTAAATCTTTCCGTGGCATACCTTAATTCATCATACATCTTACGTTCTTGTGGGGTAAATGGAGGAAGATCAAATCGGTTTCCCTCCTTCCTGGATTGCTTCCTACTTCTATATTTGAGATTGATATCTGTCCACAAGTCATAAACCTTAGATATGCTTCGCAGACTGGCATGAGGGAAACGAACTGCGATTGAACGGATCAAAGGCACATCTGCCAACTGAGTCGTTGGCAAGGTCTTACCCTTTGGAGGCGAAATAAGGTTAGTCGCCGGATCAAGGATTACTTTTGTAGCCAACCTGGCGGAGCCGCCAAAAGTTGAAAACATGGCATGCTCAATCTTTACAGGGCTGACATGAATGCCCATTTTGGCCATTAACAACGCCGTTTGATTAGCGAATTCGCTCGTATACCAGTTTGATCGATACTCCGGCAGATAATTTTTCTGCATCCAATCACTTTCAATTTCCCGATTGGTAAAGAAATTTTTGTTATACATTAATTCAAACGGAGTTTTAGCGATCGTTGGTACGATCCCCGGCGTAATGTTTGAAATCAAATTCTTAATGAAATTATCAAAAGCAGTCGGATCCTTGGTATCTATATATTCCGCCAGCCGCTCTGCCGGGGTTGCATAAAACATTCCCCAACTGAATGGTTTTGGAACTGGTATCCATGGAGTAGCCTGACTCAATCCCGGGATCCCCTTTGTCGGAAATAACCAGAAAAGATCTCTAAGCCACCAAGGAGCTTCGCGGTATCTTTCGTCATCCTTATTTAGATAATAAACTAAAATTGATATTGCTTGGAAAATAGCGCCTTTAAGCAACGCTCCTTTAGGGTTGAACTTGTGGACTCGCACAAATTTGTCCACATCTTGAATAGATGCATTAAAAAATGGGATTGTGAGATTGAATCCTCTAGCCCAGGCACCGATCCTTTGAAAATCCAGTGTCCCTTCACGAGATGCGAGGCCAGCTTCACGGATGGAGCCGCCACGTTTTCTTGTTTGGGTATAAATAGAGACTCGAGTCATAGCCTCAGATATTTCGCTCAAGATTCTCAATGCGTCTATTGGATGCCGAAGCGCATATTCCATCTTCCCGGACATAAGATCGCGCAATGCCATACTCATTTCTTTGCGATCCATAGAAGCCATAGCAGAATGAGGGCCACCAGACCTCATCCATTCCTGGTAATCTTTGTCCTTCATTATCACATGCCCAAGCCCTTGCAGCGTGTGATAGCCAGGGATATATCCAATATTGGTTTGAGCCCATGCGGTGAGCATATCTCGGGCAATATTTCGGGAAGCAAATTCCGGGTTGATTCCAGTAGCGCCCATTCTGAGGACTGATGCGGGGATAGCAGCAATTTTCATAAGGATCCCGATGGAATCTTTATCCAGTCCCTTTATAGCATTATAAAGATTTGGTTCAAGCTGGTATAAAATCGGTTTCCCTTTGAAATACACCGTTATGATATTCTCTTTAGGGGAAGGAATAGCATTAGGGACAAATATCGTTGCAAGCTGGTCCAGATTAAGATTTGGGTCCGAAAGATCAACTCCCGCAGCAGAAAGCGCATTTTTGATTCTATCCAAGGCGAATGTCTCAGGAATAACTTTTGCCGCCAATGGTCCGGAAACCCATCTCCCGGAGCCATCCTCCTTAGTCAAATTCGCTAATGCCTGTCCTACCAAATTACGTTCGGCCACATTGATAAGCGTGTAGGTGTTTTTAATGATCGATTCCAACGGATCTATAATTGGCCGCCAGGACCCCTTCATTTTCTTTACCGGCTGCCATAAATCCACCATGCTTGATCCGGCCTTAGCTCTGCTTTCTGTGGTTTTCTCCCCGGCACCAGCCTCATACATCCTATGGAATGGTACAAAAAACTGGTTAAGGAGTTTGATGCTGATATATTGATCCACCGAGAGCATTCCGCAATCCCGGAAATAAATCAAAAGCTGGTCCTGATATTTATAAAGTTGCAGCAGTGTGTCTTTGGTTATCTGTGCCTCTGGAGTTGCCGCCTTTAACGAATTAACATCAAAGGCCGGCACGGATGGATGGCCGAGCATAGTTGGAGTTGAACCCACAGTGAGCGTACTCAGATCGAATCCTTGCTCTTGTAAGGATTCCTTGGCCTCCTGAACTGTTATTCCAACCTCAATGCCTTGCAGTCCCTTCTTTTCTAAGGTTCTCAGGGCAATAGCAGTAATACGCAGATCATCTAACCTATCCTTCATTGGTTCAAGAATCTGTTTTAGTCCTGGGCCAAGAAGGGTATCAAGATTTTTACCGAAAGTCCCCACCTGGAGGAAATGCTCTGCCCTGGCAGCCCAACCGCTTAAAGCTTGGGCAAGTTTGCCAGGATCGTCTTCCATTGGGATCTTCCGGCCCTTGGTTATAATCTTCACAGCTTCATTGATTGGATTAAGATGATTGACCATCCCCGTATAAATTTTTTCGAACCATCCCATTTGATCATATACTGGCTCTTCTACCGAAATATGGGACAGAATTTTCGCTGAACTCGTTTGATCCAGCCAGCGTTTATAATCTCGTTGAGCTTCCTTTAGGATTCCCGCGAGATCGGGATTTCGAGCCAATTCACCTTCAAACATCAAATTCACGCCGGGGCATAGTTGCGCCGCTTGCGCGGGATCCGTAATCCAATACCGGATATATTCGGCAAAGCCTTCCGGGAGTTTAGATTGTCCAGCGTAAGCCTTAGTGGCAATTGCCTCAAGTTCCACTCTATGAGGGGCCAACGGCCGCCAATTTAGTTGTTTCCCGTGTATTCCCCACAGGATCTTATTAATAGCATGGCCAACTTCATGGGCTGCAACAGCAACATCCTGAGCTTTTTTAATTCGAATTGCTGTTGCATTTATTTTAAAAATTCCCAAAGCTCTTTGTCGGAATCTTCCATATCTGATTGGGACTTTGAGCTTTTTAGCCAAATTGATAAGAATGTCATTTCTCCTCACTAAATCCTTTTTATTTATAACAGGAGGAGGAGCGTAATTTGGTGCGCCGGATGTTTGAGGAGGAGCCGGCAGGACTGGAGCGCCCGGAGAACTCGCCATTGCCGACGTAGGTTCTTCTTCTGGTTGGGGAATTTCTTCGCCCTCTTGACTACGCTTTAAATCATCCATCATCTCTTCGACATAAGGGAAATAATGGATTGCTTCCGCCTGGGCCTGGGTATTATCAAAATCGACTTCGCTACTTACGTGATCAGACACTTCTTGCCCAACCTTGTCGACATAAATTCTTTCATTCAACCAGTCGGTATTGTCTTGAGTTTTGATCCAATTGAGCAAATGTTTTGCTATGACAGGATTTTGATGAACAATCATTTGATCGTCCAAAGTTCCTTGACCATTCAGAATTCTATCAATAGACTCTTGAGCTTGCTTGAGCCAGAATTCTGCCGCTTGTCTCGCCTGTTCTATAGACTGAGGAACGTCACCGCGGCCGACTTCCATAGATCTGGACCCATCTGCTTCGACATTGAGACCTATTGACATAGCGCTTGTCGGGCCTCCACCACCTGGCGCAGAAGGAGTCCCGGTTGGGATAACTCTTACAGGTTTATTCCGTTCGAAGATTTTATCGAGAAGTTTAGGGCCTTCCACATCATCTAATGGGACGAAGACTCTAGGGCGTCTTGATTCTCCTCCTACAATGATTTCTGTAATTGCGCCCTGATCTTTCAACGTCTTAACCGCGGCTTCGCGGTATGCACGTGAAAGATTGATTTCCATCCGGCGTTCACCATGGATAGGGGGCGTCATTTGGATACGCCAATTATTATCCAGTTCGATAGTTGCGCCATCCCTAACCATCGTGAATATTGAAAGCCCTGACTCTTTAGTAAAATCGTTGCCCATACCAAGCCGGGATTTAAGAGGTCCAATCTCGTTTGTCTTTACCTGGATGCCAATTACCGGAGAACCATCAGCCAAAACCGCTCGAACAATTTTTAGATTATGGAGTTGTCCGTCCCCTATAATTTTGTCATGAATTGGGAAGACTGCTCCAGTAACCATATAAACCGGGCGCCGGGTGGTCTCCGGGATTTCTGCAAATTCCTTTTCCCATAAATCCTTTGCCTGCTCTAAGGCTGTTATGGGAGGTCCGGGAAGTCTTTCAGGCGTCGCAGCCTTATCTGAAGGCGTACCTTTGACAATTTTATAATTCTCATTGAATTCTTTAACTTCAATTCTATTTTTTGTGAATCGAACAGTCCGGAGGTCGATTTTTCGATTTCCAGTCAGAGGATCAACATAATTATATGCGGCCGATATTTTCCCGCTCCTCTTATTGGTTACAAAACCAATAAGATCTGCACTTCGAGGGATATTATCCCATTTAAGCTTTTCGGTTTTAAAATCCCCTTCCATCTCAAGGAATTTTGTTTCCATATGAGTGTTGGGATCTTTGTAAATAACCTCTTCTTTTGTGATGACAATATTGCTTCCACGAATTTTTGAAATTCCGGTATCAAAAGTACCTTGCTCCTTCGCAACTGCGAGATAAGCCTGATAACGACCATAGAAGTTATTAAACACATCGTTTTGGACGTCGACAGGAAGAACCATTATGCGATTCAGAAATCCTTCAACATTGGTGTCGACGTTGGGCTTCAATGATTTGTTAGGAGTCAGCCAGCCCATGGCATCTAAAACATCCACACCACTGCCATAATCGCCTTTTACTTCATAATTGTTATGCGCCAGATCATGGACGAGTGACATCAGTGCGGTACGCCCATAACCATCTGTGAGATCCTCAATATCGAACAGACTTCCACCAAGCGATTCCCGGTTGCCCTGCGTCACAGCGCCTAAACTGGCCAGCCGGCGCGAAACTGCATTAATCAATCTCTGCTGACCAGCCACGTTGGTTTTAACCAACATGATTATTGGAGGAGTAACCTGGTTCGATCTGTGAGCGCGACCAAAGAACTGCATTTGCTGATCGGCCGACCAGGATAATTGAGCGCAATACATAATTCGGCGTTTATTTGCAGTCGGTATCCCTTTTTCAGCTTGAGCCGATATACCAGCACTGCCGGCTCCTGTGATGATCAAGACATCAGCTTCTCCGTTTTGGAACCGGCGCAGTTCTGCATTATTGATGGTTTCCCCGGGTTTCTTCCCGGCTGGTTTGCGGCGTACCAGTTTATTGCCTTCAATTCGTTCAGTTCGCCCAGAAACTTCCGCAACTTTTCCCCATCCGCCAAGATGGTTCGCAATCATATCCATAGGATTATCCGGAAGATTCAGATATTCGAGTTCATTCAAAAGCTCTTCCTGCATCCGGAGATTTTCTTGGTTTATTTCTCCGGTAGCAATCTGAATTGTGGATTGTGGGTTGTCCGGATCCGGGACATCTTCCATCTCCTCGAGGGGAAACCAGTTTTCGATATAAGATTTAATCATCTGCCTTGGGCCAATATCGATATCTTCTATACTCTTACCGGCCGCCTCAGCTTTTGCGACTTCCTTCTTCATCAGAGTTTCATTCGTGCTGAGGATATTGATGATCGGCGCCATGCCGTTTTTAAGAGATTCATCCAAATGAGTCAAAACAGACTGCATCTGGTAGGTCGTCATCAGCATAAGGAAAAATCTTTGTTGGGTGCTATAGAACTGGGAATAGCGCGTTCCCCCGCGCTTTTGGTTCGCATTGCCCTCGGCTATTTCCATCTGCTTTATCAATTTAGACCACATGCTGGCAGATTTATTGTATTGCTCAAGCTGATATTCATTGAGGTCATGATTTACATAATCGTAATTCACGCCTCGATAACTGATCTGCCGGCTTATGAATGCTCCAAGTGATTTAAGATCTCGAGAGAGCATTTCCATAGCTCCCAATCCACCAGTGTTCATGGCATTCATAAAAGCGTCAAAATCTGCGAAAGCTGTTCCTTCCCCCCATAATCCAAGCCGATTCATATATCCCATGTTATGGGCGAGAGTAGCTCCGGTAGCGCTCACATAAAGTATCTTGGCCTTTGGAAATTGTCTGGCAAGCAGCAGCCCCATCTCACCGCGGTCGGTGCCAGTGGCACTTGTCGAAGCTCCGCCCTGATTAGTTCCCACGGCGTTTTTCATTGCGTGGCAATTGGATACTAATATTCCATCGGCAAAGTAGTTGTGATTGTCTGCAACTTCGAGGTCATAAACGATTCGATCTTGTGCGCTACGAGACTGCAATCGGTCAATATCTCCTGATTCCAAAATCTCAATACTGACCACCCTAGATATTCCAAAATCTCCGTTTTCCTGTGATCGAGATACTTCCATCTGCAAAATCTTGCTCGTTGCCTTTGCTTCAATCCTTTCACATTGCGTTGAAACTGGATCCCGCACCAAACGCAAATCCGCAGAGGATTCATCTGTGCATAATAATTCCTTCGACAATTCATGCTGCAAAAACGAAGGCGGCTGATTCTCTTGCCGCGCTTTTTTATTTTCGGGTTGCCACAATAAAAACATACCGGGGCTAAGTTCTCCGGCAAGGACATATTTTCTATCTTTTTGATTCCAGATTTTATGATTTGGGGTGCAAGTGAAACTTCCATATTCATGAGTAATTTTAACGAGAGAACTATTGATAGTCCGTGGCAACCATCGTAATACTGGCTTCCATTCATACCGATTGCATTCTTTATTATATGACAAAACCTTAACTGCTAGTTGTTTTTCTACAATTTCTCCTATTGGTATTTCACCACGATCGGTTTTAATCAGTGTTTCATATGTGAAACATTCATCAAAAACTATAACTCCATCAAATTCTTTAGCTTCGGCAGGCTGCAACCAATCAATAATCTGATTAAATCGTTCCCGTTTGCTCTTCCAGTTACTTGCGGCTGTGCCATATTGGGTGAAGAGAATTCCTTCTGTGCTATCGATTGGAGCGCCCTTAGCAAATTTGGATTCATTCTGGTGGATAACGGATAGAGGGACGCCTACACCACCAATGTCTCTCTTGGCATCCTCATATAATTGCTGAGTAGCCGAAATCCAGACAGCTTTCTTCTGTCCGGTTTCCCGGAGATAGTGATAAATAATTCCAGCTATTTCTCTTCCTTTCCCGACTCCGGTTCCATCACCAATCCAGAAACCAGCCGTGTCTCCATTTGGCAAAGTGGTCCCAAGTCGCTGAACGGCATATGTAATAGTTTCTAATTGGGCATCACTTAATCTTCCGTCTGAGATCACTTCCGGAGGCAAGTTTATTTTTACCTTAATATCTGGCGATTCCACGCTTCCGAGAGTTGCGCTTTCAATAAGTTCTGCCGGGTGAGGCTTAGATCCTTTGTATACAGCTTTCTTGGGTTTGTACTTTACATAAGCGTCTGTTTCTTCTTCTCCGAGTGCTTTGTCTTGTGCATCTAAAGCTACCTCGATGGGAGCCATGTCCCCCGGGCCTCCAGAAGTAGGAGCACCAGGTCTTCCGCCCAATCCGGGAGTAGTTTCAGGTTCTCCGGCATCGGTAGGTTTTCTTTCAATATCAATTGGTGGAGGTCCCGGGAGACTCCCACCGGGTCCTCGCTCCCCGCTTTCAGGAACGTGTCCCAATTCACCGGGTCTAGACTCATCCCCTGATGGTACGCCAGGCCGCCCTCCGGTAACGCCAGGGCTTCCACTACCAGTTCCAGTAGTGGGTTCTGCCGGTCCAATGACTGGCCCCTCAATCGGTGGAGGAGCTTTAATGCTTTCGATTGGGCTTGGTCTAGTGATTCTTCCATAGATATCCTCGCCTGCGATAACACTCAACTTTTCTAAAGCTTCCGCTGGAGAAAGCTGATGAGCTATCAAAACTTTTGAGCTTCTTTCTGCCCCTGTGTCTCCAGGAGTAGGACCAGTCTTGTCTATGACTATCATGCGATTGTCATAGGTGGTTCCCATCTTCTGATAGTATTGACCCTTCAATCCAAGATCCGCCCGGACGTTGTAATGAGCTTGTACCTGATTCCACCATCTGTTGAATTTTGATCTGTGATGCCCCATCCCTTCGCCAACAATAGCCACAAGCCGGCCGCCTGGCGCAAGCTTTTGCAGGGCATTCATTACGTGCCGGGCGCCAAACTCCATGCCGTGTAGCTTCCCTGGGCCGGCAGAGAATGGAGGATTCATGAGAATTACATCAGGAGTGTAATCCGATAAGGATGTCCCTGTCGTCGTCAGATGCAATGCATCGACAGTGCTTGTTGGGAAACCCCGGAGCTTCAGAACAGTGACCCTTCTTTCGTCTATTTCGTTCGCTCTTACCTGGTATCCGCGAATTCGCATCATTGTGGCTAACATACCAGTGCCAGCACTCGGTTCTAGAGCCGTAAGAGGAGAACTTGGATTCCCCAAAGCATAAGCAGTCAAGAAAGCCTGCATAGGAGGAGTTGAGAATTGCTGAAGTTCAATCTGTTCGGTGGTGCGATCGGACTGAACCGCAAGGCGTCCCTGGAGTTCTTCCAACCGGGCCATAGTCGCAATTGGATCGTTAAAATCAACCATCCCGCTTTCTTCTATGTATTCTGATACGGCGCCCTCGAAGACGTCATACATATCTCGAAGCGTGTATTTCCCCTGTCCACGGGCGCCGCCGAAGGATTCATTCGCCATAGCCTGCAGCATCGGATTATTAAACTTCGCTCCATTAACCAAAGCGGCTTTAATTTTAGAAAGAAGATCTCTGAATTGTTGATCCCTGGTTATTTCTTCAGGCTGCGCAGGTTCTTTCTCTGCTGGTGGCTCAGGAATAATATCAAGAATGGTCGGTGGAATTGCCGGTGGCGTTGGTGGCACCACGAGTTCCTCTGTTATAGGAGGAGCCTTCTCGGACGGTGGGATAGTAATGGGTTCTGGAATTATTTCAGGTTCTAATGTTGGTGGCGGTCCAGGAACAGGCTCAATCACTTTTGGTGGCGCCGGTATTTCTGCTTCTTGCGGCTCAATAGTTTTGGGTGGAGGAGTAAGAGTTTCCCCTTTTCTTCCATCAATCGTCTCTTTAGCGATATCTTCAGCAGGACCAGTTAGAAATCGGAATTTTCCTTTTCCTTCCACCTGCTTTTTGAGAAGTTCCAATTGAACCCTTAAATGCTCAGGCTTAGAAACTACCGTCATGAACTCTTCCCAGGCGTTCGTATCCGGGTTCCACTTTTCCGCTCGTAATCCAATTGAGGTCGCCGCGGATTTCGGATCCAGAATGCCCATAAGCTTATGTTCTTGGCCTTGTTCAACAGCCAGAAGAATATCGTCTTCTGTGAGCATATTGGGGTGATAGAAGAAGGTTCCCTTGCCTGGAATGTCGACATTATTTAATTGTGGGATTTCGGCAACCATTGAGAGGAAATCATTTATCAGATCGCGCCTTTGCCAATCTTGCAGCGTCGATTCTGGAACAAATACGACTTGGCGATTTCCACTTCCAATCGTTTCTATTTGAGACAGAATAGTAGAAGGTCTTTCTGGAACAGTCTCTTCTGGCGTTTCAGGAGTAGGAGTAATCGTTTCAGGAGTAGGAGGAAGTGATTCAGGCTTTTCATACCGCGGCTCAAGTTTTCCTTCATCTTCGGCAGCAGCTTTTTCCCCTTTCATTTTCTTAAAAGCTGCTTCTGGGCTTTCCTCAATCCCATAGGCAAATCCAACCTTCATTTGATTGTCGCCAACGGTAAAGGGATTTTCTTCAAACCACTTTTGAGCCTTAGCCATCGCCGCATCAATTTCTTCCTTCGTGTCGGCTTTAGTAACGAAGTCGTCACCACCCAAGCGATATACAGGTATCCCGGATTGCATAAATCCCTGAGCGGCATGCTGTAGGTATCTATCCCCCTCGTCCTGACCATAGACGTCGTTAATTTTCTTCATTTTGTCGAGGTCAAGTGATGCCACAAACTTTTTAAATGGAGCACGTTCCCATGCGGAGCGATTACGAAGTTGGGTGAGTTCATCCGTAAGGAGTTCCTTTTCAATTTCCTCTCGGGTCATCTGCGATACTTGTTTTCTGCGAATCAGGTTTTTTCTGCGATCCGGCTTGTCATCCCGAGACTTAGTTCTTCTCTCCTCGTCAGTTCTCCCTATAGGGAGTTCCTCTGATGGCCCCGTAGGAATTGCGGGTGCTGGTTCGGGCGCTGTAATAGGAACTGGCGGAGCTACTGGACCAACTGGGGGTGTCTCTGTGGTAGGTTCAACAGGGGGTGCCACCGGCGCGGCTTCAGCAGCAGGAGGAGGAGGAGGCGTTGGCAATGTTTCAGCAGGAGCCTTGGGTTTTTCTTCCGCAGTCTCAAGATCCTTTTCGGCTTTTTTTGCCTCAGCTACATTCCGAATGGCAATTACTCCACCGGCTTCTGGAATGCTATCAATCTCTGCTTGTATCTTTTTTACTTCATCAGCAGCATAGGCAAAGCCTGTTTCGTCACCATTCGCTTGAGCGGTATCCCGGCGCTTAATCATCTCGAAGAGCTGTCTTCCAAGAGAATCCACACGCGGATCTCTTGTGCGCATAACCATAACCGCTTTAGATCCAGTCAGCTTTTCAAATTCCTCTACTTTGGCTTTAGCCTTTGATTCGGCTGCATCAATCTCATTTTCCAATTGCCGAATTACTTTGTTCTCCGCCTTTTCTGTGGCTTTAAGTAGATTGTTTATAACGTCAGGAGGAAGATTCGCTTCCTGTAAATTCTTAGCATAATTTAAACGCCGTTGCTGTACCGTACCTCTGATATAACTTCTCGCCCTGGAAACTCCAATTGCAGAAGTAAAAGCAGAGAAAGCGGCGCCCGAAACACCACCAGCAATGCCTTGCCGGTTGTTTTCTTTCATATTCATTGGTTCGCCCGTAAGACTACTGACGACCCAATCTTGCCCAATATTCTGCATCCACTCTTGCCCGAATTCTTCGAGGTATCCTTTTGCGGATCCAGATAACATCCCCCGGGCCATTCTGTCTTTAATCCATCTTGTAGCCCATCCTCCACTGATTTTATCAAGTCTTGAAAGGCCACGTTCTATGGGCAATGCTTCCGTTGAACCCAACCCAACACCGGCAATAAAGGCGGCAAATAACTGTGTCGGATTAGCGCCAGCATTGTACGCCTCTTCATAGGTCGAACCTGCCTGGACAAGTGCGCCGGCTGCCATAGTAGTGGCTGCTGCTGGCAATCCCGCTTCTCCACCCATCATGCCCATAGCAATAAAGCCTATAGTAGATCCCAATCCTTGTGGAATCATTGAAGCCCAGTATTCTTCTTGGAATTTTGGATTTACAGGGAGACTATCTTCAATCTTACGCTGAACCTCATTCGCCATTTTGAACAGAGTTGAATTTTCCAGCTTAGGCATTCCTTCTGGTTCAAGCCCTTGTTCCATTCGGCCTATATTTTCCATCTGCTGAGTAGATGCATCGATCAAATGAGGGATGGAGCCAATAGTTTTCATAGCCATTGGGACTTGATCTGCAATGCCTTGGAAGAAAGAATTTACAGCATTTGACATGCGATCTTTAGGAATAGGAATTTTCCCTTCCTTCATCCTTTGCAAATTCAATTTGGCCATCTGTCCCGGTTTTACTTCTGGTGTAGTTTCCTTTACAGGCATTAATTTGCGATAAGGGGCTCCATTAATTATTGTAATTTCGGGAATTGGCTGTCTTGCCTGTTGCAATGCCACTTCCTTAATCTCTTCTTCAGAAGTGATCTCAGTCGGCAAGGCTGGCGCAGTAGGCAATTGCCCAGGAGTCGGCAACTCAACTTTAGCTTCCTCGATTTTCTGAGGTTTAAAAGCTGAAATTACTTTCTGTTCACGCTCTTTTATTATTTTGCTTCTTTGTTCCGGAGTCAGTTTCTTTAATTCCGGTGGCAATTGGAAAGTCTTTGCTTGTTCAATTGCTGCCGGAAGGTCGATTGCAACTTTTTCTAAAGGTGGTGGCGTTTGAAGTTCTTGCGCCGGGCTTGCTGGTGCGACTTCTTTTTTCTTTGGTTGAACAACCTTTTCGCCCATCCCCGAAGGAGGAGGAGGTAGACTTGGGGCGAATACTCCCTTGATAGTCCCAGTAATTTTCTCTAGAATCCCCGGCTCTTTGGGTTTAGCCGCCGCATCCTTGTCGGCATAATATTTCTGCCAGTATTTGTAATTTTGTTGGAGCGTTAAATCCTGAGATTCTTTATCAATCTTTTCAAAATCAGGATAAATAGTTTTAAGCAGATCCCGCCTTACCTCTAGATCTTCAATGCCATGGAAATTAGGATCAAGAACAAGGTCCCGTGGAGTTTTATATTTCTGTTTAAACTGATTTTGCCAGTTAAGATCAGTCTCAGGAGAGGGCACATTAGGCATGGATTGTCCTCTAAGGAAGTTTGGCTACAGACGGTTTAGTTTTTGTTTTGGGCGGATTAAGTAAACTCTGCGCCGCGGCCGCTGTTCTATCTTTAGGCGTTCCAGTTGGCGCTGGTTTCTTTTTAACAATCTCCCGCAATTCGTCTCGAGTTAAACCGATATTGTTTTTTAGCCAGAGATTAGACTGAGCCAATAATGCTTCATGAGCTTCGTCGGCTGTATCCATACCTTCTAATCTCGTCCCCAAATCAACTCGTGCCATTGCATCCGCATGGTTCAAAACATTCAAAGCTTGCGCCGGAGTCATATCTTTGCCGGCTGCTTTTGCCGCCTGAGCGTCCTTGAGGAACTTTGTCCGATCGGTGCGGTATTCTGCAAGCGCCGCATCACTCACAACCTTGAAATTAGAAGATTTCAATTTGTTATCAAGGATTTTTTGTTCGCCTTTTCTTACTTCCAATATTGCGGCATTCTCATCCGTAATCTCAGGATGGGTTGCCATGTAGGTTTTGACCTTCTCATCCAATTTAGCGCTGATTGCGGCTATTGTCGTGGGAGGTCCAGTTTCAATTGGTTCTCCTGGGACATATTGCCCTGTGTCTTCGTCGTAATTATAGACATGCTTCCGCCATTTCCCATCAGGCCCCTTAAAGGGCTGCTGATCAATAATCGGCTTGATAGGAGTTCCAAGA